CCATGGCCGCGGCTTCGAGGGCCTGCTGAAGCGCTACTTCAACGTGGAGCTGTAACGAAAAAAGCTAAAAAATACAATTGCAGAACGCAAGTTTTGCCGTTGGTCATAGGATAATCTGTTCAAATCTGTTCTTAACTGTTTTTATCGGTTGAGAACAGATTTTTTTGTTATGTGGGCAAATCGTGGGCAAAAACCTTTGATTTGACCAGTTTTGACCTCTTTTTCAAACCTTGCCCACAAAAAGCTTGAAAGTTGGCTTGTGGCCTAGAAAAATCAGGGGTGTGAAAATTCGCCATTGTGGGCAAATCGTTGACACCAAACATCGGCCATGATAGAATCAAGTCAGATGAATAGACTAAGTGAGCAAAGGAGTGATATCATGGGTACCATTAGAAAAAGAGGCGACAAGTGGTCGTATCGAGTTGACCTTGGTGCTGTCAATGGTAAGCGTATGCAAAAAGAGAAAGGCGGCTTTGCCACAAAGAAGGAAGCGGCTGCCGCAATGACTCTTGTAGAAAATGAACTACTTAAAACGGGTGAATATATAGAAGCAGAACAAAAAATTACAATGCAACAACTATATGAGGAATTCATTGAAGAGGAGGCTCCGCTGACTCGAAAATATACAACCATTGTTCGCTACAAGTCACTTTATAGAAATCAAATAGAACCAGAATTTGCTTCAAACTATCTGTATCAAATTACAACTGAGCGAATTCAAAAATTCGTCAACTATAAAGTTAAAGAAGAGAAAAATAAAATGTCTGGTCATTCTGAACAAGGGTTAAGTGCGGCTTATGTTCGCAGTGTTTATAATTTTCTTCTTGTGTTATTTGCTCTTGCAAAGAAAAAGAAATATATCAAAACCAACCCAATGGACGATGTGACTCCACCAAAAGACTATCGTGCGTATGGCAAGGAGATAAGATATTATACTCAGCCGCAAATCGAATGGATGGATAAGCGATTCCAATCAACAAATCTATACACGGCTTACCAACTTGGTTTATATCTCGGCGTTCGTGTAGGAGAGTGTTTTGCACTGCGATTCAGCGATATAGACTGGGACAATAAAACCATTCAAGTTGGGTGTCAGCTTCAATTCCAAGATAAAGTATGGAGCCTTGTCTATCCTAAAACACCAAACTCTTTGCGCAGTATAAAAATGAATCAAAAACTAATCGACTATCTGAAAGCCCTTCAAAATAAATATGCAGAGAATAAAGAGCTGTTTGGTGCTGGCTGGAAGGGAAGTAACAAGGTCATGGATCGTCGTCCAGAGTTTTATGGGAAGCCAGCTGTGTTAATTACCGTTGATGATTTTATCAATGTTAAACCAAACGGCGAAATGTATGTGACCAGCTCTGATAAAACTCTTGCTCGCATTTGTAAGAAAGAAGCTGGATTTGATTTTAAATTCCACTATCTCCGTCACACCCATGCTACCATTCTTGCAAGTAAAGGAGTCAATCCTCGATATGTTATGGAACGTTTAGGGCATGGCAAGATTGATGTTACTCTTAAATACTATACTCATATCACAGATGAGATGCACGAACAAGTTGCAGCTATTATGGATACGGTTATGGGAGAGCAAGAGCAGTACGATAAAACTAATGTTATCAAACAGGGCGAAAGCTTGAAAGAGATGGCAATCGTGCCTGGTACAGAAGATGACGAGGTCGATGATCTGGAAGATGAAGAATAAGTAATTTTTCAATTGGCGTAGGGCGACCTGCGCCCTTTTTTATTTGTCATGGCGTTCGCTATGTGATATAATGGAGTTAAAGAAAACCGAATGGAGGTCGCAACCATGGAGGAATTTCAAACCATCCCTACTAAGGAACTTCAAGAGCTCGTCGATCGTCTACTCAAAAAATCAGAGGCGGCACACGAGAAGTATAACAAGGCCACAGAAGAATACAATCAGCTCATGGATAGGTATTATGACTGTGGAGATATCATCGAAGAGTTCAAGAAGCGCAAAGGCTATGACAGCAAAACGAATGAATTCCCGGTATCTATGTGGCTTGATAAACATCGTAGCGACCCCGATACAACACAAGAAGAGAAGGACGCTATCGAGGACATCCGAATCATAAGGAGAATTAAATTGCGTGACGCTGATCAAGCTCGTGCTGTGGCCCGTGCAACTTGGGAGGCTTATCTGGACGCTGCAGAACTTGCAGATTACTTCCCAAACTACAATATCAATTCAAAGGCGTGGTAATATTATGAAACAAGATATCTATCTCCCTCTTAAAATGCTCAGAGCTCTCACTACTCAATATCCTATCGTGTGGAAAGAGATGGAAGAATTCCATGATATGAATGGTACAGCAAGTTCTGTATCATGGCCTGAGTGGTGTTATGCTCCAATCGAAGCCGCACTGACTGTTGTATCGGATGGGCATGACCTTAGCCGTCTGTCGATGAATGAAGTGAGCGCTGTTGTGACATGTGCACAGCTCGTTTCTGTTTTGGCACCGTGGAGGCTCAGTAAAGAAGTCTATGTTATCAACGAAGATATAAAATACCTTCTCTTTGAACAAAAGGATGACATCGATATACCTGTCGATATTCTGATGCATCTCCCGTATCAGTGTTTTTATGTTGAGTTGCCCAATACTTATTTCGACAATGAAAAGATTCACGGTTTCTTCGTGTCTCTTGATTATAATGTTAAGCTGCATGAGCGTGATTTGAAGTTGACGTTCCTTTCTGAGAATGGGGATTCGTTCACTTATCCCATCGACCTTGATGCCGGAACCATTGAAAACAGTATCAAAAAGTTAAATGAACAGCTCGCTGAACACGCCAAAGGAAATAAAAAGCTGGAAAAGTATGCAGAGGCAGACCCCGCAAAAGATGAAGAGACGATCACGTTTATCAAACAAGTCATGCAGGTCGTCCTTTATATTTTGGCACAGAACGCAGAGATTGCTCCAGATGAAGAACAGGCAACTGTAACAAAGCGCGGCAAAGTAATCAAAGATAAATATTCTGAGATTCGTAAATGGGATGTTGGCGAAAGAATCGGCGCAGCCATCCGTCAACAGAAAACGAAGGCATCTGATAGCGACTCTGAACCCACTACTCACAACTCACCGCGCACTCACATGCGTCGTGGTCACTGGCATCATTTCTGGACAGGTCCCAAGAACGAGCCTGAGAATAGACTGTTGGTTTTAAGGTGGTTGTCGCCAATGGTGATTGCCGCTGATTTGGAAATAGAGGATGCTCCAGTTGTATTTCATAAGGTGGAACAATGAACAATCCCAAAATACTTGACCTTGCACTCGCATTTATATTTCATAGACACCCGGCGGCTAATAAGGCTCAAGCGATTCGTAATCTATCGGACGATGAGTTAGCAGCGCTTTTGTATGAAATAGTTGCACAACAAGATAATTGCCCTCGCACAATCAATGGTTGGAAGGAATGGCTGCAGGAGGAGATAAAATAAAATGCTAAAAAATGGGGTACTGGTCCAATTAAGGATCAATACCCCATTCGTTTTATATCAGCTCAATATCACTCGGCTCTACATAGCCCGACACATTCACTGAGATTGGGTACTTGCCGATGCGGCTCTCAAGATTTGTCACTCGATAACGTCCATTTACAAGTTTCCCATCAAAAATATACCATTCACCAGAGCGGCGCATACCGCAGTGTGTTTGGCTGTTTGAAAATAATATTCCGTCTAATTTAATTTTGTCTCCTGCACGAAATGTATTCTGGTTATCTGCCATCAAAACGAACTCCATGTAGCAGGCCCACAGATGCCATCTACAGCCAGCCCGTGTCCTTTCTGATACTCAATTAGCTTCGCCTTGGTATTCGCGCCAAAGATGCCGTCAGTCTTAACATCTAAATGCCGTTGTAGTACAGTCACAGCATAAGAAGCGCCATTCATAGCGTCTTTCGCACCCTGTCTGATAGTCGGCATAAGATTGGCTACACTGATATATTTCGTGCCAGATTTACTGATCCAGCGGCTGCGTGTGGTGCGCACATCAACATGAACAAAGCCGCTTGTAAGCACAGCACGGCTATAATATCCAATACCACCACTCTTGGCAAAGTAGGGCAGGGAAGATACATACAGTGCGATCCGAATCGGGTCAACGCCCTTGATCCAAATATCAGCGGCAGTTCCTTTACAATGCTGGCTACGAGGGCTTCCGCCGATTGAGATGTTATAGGCAGGAGTACGATACCCAGAGTTGATGTGGACAGGAGCGCCAAAGTGAGCGCGGATCTGTTCCAGCACCTCAATCAGCTGACTATCGACCAGAACTGTATCACTCTTATCGGAGCAGGCGAACTCATAGACGGAAAAATGAGCCGAAACCTTTTTGTTCTAGTCCTTCTTCATAGAGTATATAATAACACCCATTTCATCACACCTTCAATTCTTTTTGAACTCGTCCTTGATTTTATCGTTCTGGATGTCCATCTCTTTGACAGCGGCCTCAATCATTGTCTCAATGGTCGGAGTGATCTTCACACCCAGACGCTCCAGAGCTTCCATAACATATTTCTTCTTGTCAGCCTTTTCGATAGCGCCGGTTGCACCCAGCTTCTCTGCGGCACGAACAGCGATCTGCACCAGCTTGTATACGCCGATCTTTTTCAGATAGGGGATACCATAGGCCATAAAGGCAGTACCAGCGCCAGCAATAACCAGGCGGACGATAACGGAAACCAGCTCATTGATAATATCCATCATAATAAACCTCCAAAATAAAAAAGCCCGGGACACGCAGTCTCGGGTTAGTTCATAATATTCTTTGTGTTGTTCTGACCATCGATCAAATAGTTCTCAAGTGCAGCTTTGGCCTCCTTCATCGGTTCAATCGCGTTTCCATCGATGCCGTGACTGAGGAGTGCAAGCAGAGCCTTCATGGTGACATTATTGCCCTGCTCACTGTGACTAATACGCTGTTCTGATTCGAGAATTTTGCGGTCATGTACTTCCAGCGTGATACTGTTTTCTTTCTGGTGCTCTTCTAATGAGACCAGCTTGGATTGAAACAGGTCGAGCCTGTCTTTATCTGCACCTAGTTTTCTATTGATCTTCTCAATCTCTGCATCGTGGGCATTCAGTCGCTCGTTCTGCTTGTCATCCGGGGCTTTCGCATGATTGATTGCCTTGATGATAACAGCGATAGCGGCTGAAATAGCAGTGATGCCACCACAGATGCTCAGTAACATGGTCTACAGCTGTTGTATGGTAAAAGAATAGACGTGAGGTGCGGCATTCAAACTTCCTATCATGTCTTCTCACCACCATTCGTACCACTGTCTGTGTTTTTGGCTTTCAGTGTTTCATTGATCTCGGTCAGCTGTGTAACGATAGCGTTCAGTGCTGTCACGATTTCTTTGCCTGTTTCGTCTAATAACAGCGGCTTTAAGATTTCCTGCGCCATAATTCCTCCTTTCAATTGACAAATTCCTATCAACGTGATATAGTGAGAGCAGTACAAACCCTCCATCGGGCTAGTACAACCTCATTTCTATGAGTTGTTGCATGAGTTAGAGTCTCTGTGATGTAGCCATCGTCACAGGGGCTCTTTCTCTTTATGTGCGTTTTCCGCCATCACATACAGTACGCCAATGATAATGCGGGCGCTCTTCATGGAATAGAACATAACGCAGCCAATCATCTACAAAAATGCACAGCAGCGCAAGGAAGAACCATAGCACTGTAAATGGCAGGCAGATTTGACCTAGCAGATTGAACGGCATGGAAGAGTAGTCCCAGATATGTAGGCCAAGCATCAAATTCAACGGAACACCCACCACAAGCTCCATAGCAGTCACAAAGAGTGCGCCAATACCAGCCTGTTTCCAGAGCGGCATTTCCCAGGGAATATAGTTGTTCAGTCCACCGATCACAAGAAAACAGATTCCACCGACAACGGCCATCGTCCAATGAGAGTGCCCGCGCCACAGAATCTCAATGCAATAATAAAGGCACCCTCCGATCAAAAAGAGGATGCCGCATTTGATTAGTTCACGAAGTTTGTTGCTCATCAGTGTCCTCCTTCACCTCTGTATGGATCGTTTCATCTGTGGTTCCAGATTTATCAGGACTTTCAGGATTCTCAGCAGAATTATCATCACTACCATATACGATAGCGATAGCATCTACCTCTTCACTTGTCATACATGCTTTGATGTCAACCTCCAATTCCTGCTGATGAGAGACAAAGGGCTTCACATACACACCAATCGCCAGTGCTAAAGCGGCCAGATCATCATAAGTCCATTCCACACATTCATCGCCGGTAGAATTCCATGTCAGTTTAAAAGGCTGCCCGGCGGCTGTAGAGATCTGATATAAGGCAAGGTTACTTGTAAGAAGAGCTTGCTTCTCGCTGGTGACACTGTAATATTTTCCATCAGTCCATTGGATTGGATGAGAGGCGAGATATTCAGATAGATATATCTTGCTTTCTTTGATTTTTGTTTCTTTGTAGAGTTTGAGTTGTTCTAAAAGTTCTTCTTGTGTGGGTGGCTGTGGAACCTCACCATATTCATATACTTTATATTTTGACTCACACAACTGGATGCCCCAGTAAGATTCCCTAGGCTGTGCATTTTTGTTGTGTGCGTTCACCGCAGCCTCGATCGCGCTGTAATCTGCCGGGGTGCCGTCTGTCTCGGTGGGCATCGTGTACCCGGGGCGGATCGCTGTTTCTTCCATTTTGAACTCTCCTTTCCGGGTGCTCAGTTAATATAGTTCTGTTGGAGCCATAAGAACCCAGTAACCGTTGTCACCAGCGTATTCAGCGGCAACACAATGCATGGGCGCAAACCACGAGAATTTTCACGGTGATCGCCAACATTGCTGAAACTTCCATCCGCATAAAACGTGTACATGTAGTTACCGTTGTGGGTTCGCTTGGAGCGTGTCCAGTATTCGTCATTCGCGCTTCGTTTGCTAGTGGCATCAGTCGTGTAGTCGAAGTAGTCCAGCTTTGCCCCCTCCTGCGCCATCAGGCCATCCACACCCTGCCAGGTGTAAACGCCCATCTCGACTGCGGAAAGCAGAAAGCACTTTCTCGAAAGGCCGTTCGAGCCGGAGGAAACATTGGCCGAATTGTAATCAGCCTGCTTCACGTAGGGCAGATGCACGGTCATCAGGCGGTTTGCTACACTGGGTGTGATATTTCCGCCCGGGTAGTTGACACACCAGTTGTCCAGTGCCCACCCTTCGTAACCGTAGATGTAGTTACTGCTATCGATCGCTGTTGAGCCTGCAACGTTCGTCCTCCAGAGCCATGCGCCGTTGGCCGTGCTGTCGTACAACCCGCCGCCCGGAACACCCTTGTGCACCAGCTTATACCAGCGGGTAGTGCCGCTCGGGTCTGCAATGCCAAATTCCGTCCCCAGTGCAAAGGAGCTGATGGGATTGCCGCCGTCATAGAACTTCTTGGCTACACCGTCCACACCGATATAGCCCTTGTGTACTGGCCTTGCTACACCATCTATTCCAGTATAAATTTTTGAAACTGATTTGGCGCTTCCGCCAACTCCTGTATAAATCGCCATAATCAATCCTCCTTACGCATATACCAAAAGCACCGTACCGGTCGCAAGACTACTTCCTGCACCAGGGTCACTGGTTTGAGAGATAATGGTGGTTACACCCAACCAACTTTTCAAAACATCTTTATTAACGTCCTTGATCTTCGTGCCATTGTCTGTGTAGCCTGCAATATAATTTAAATTTGAAGTTGTAAGACCAGCGCCAGCGTAACCGATTCGAATTGTTTTGTTTCCATCGTTGTAATCCGTAACTCCCCCGTTTATATCTGCTGTAATAGTAGACCGATTTATAGATATACCCGGATAAGACGTCGTGGGGGATACTGTTTCTTCGTTGTTTGTATAAGATGATGTTTGTAAACTCTATGTGGTTTTATAATCAGCATATAGATGATATATACCACCGCCACGAAGCCAGAATACACACATAGAACCATTCCACATCATTGTATACCCAACAGGTGGCTTTGATGAATCTGAAATAAACCGCTGATCATTACAAAGACATATACAATGTCCTCCTGTTGTGCCCCAACCTGGACGTAATGTGAGTAGTTCCACGACAGCGGTAAAACCAGAACTATGTGTTGACCATGATGGCTTTGTTCCTGAATTTAACTGAACGTTACATTTGATATGATGTAGGCCAGGCCAACCGCATTGTGTAACAACAGGATACCAAGTATTTGTATCTAAACTTGATAAATCGACCGTTTGTTGTCTATCAATTTGCGTTTCAGTTGCAAAATCAGCAGTGCCATTTAGATTTGCTGTAATTGAAGCAGGTTGTCCAGCCGCTTTAATGACAGCCAACGTACCATCGTCAGAAGCTGCCATACGAATATTGTAATCCGTATCTCTATCATCTGTAGAATGAAAGTCAAGATATTCACCTATCTCCATAACGCCAGCATCGTCAATTCGAGGAATCGCGTTCTAATAGTTTGCGCTTCCATACATACTGACATCGTAACCTTTCAACTTCATTGCGTTCAGCGCATCACCACCCGGTTCAGTAGAACCAGCGTAATTATGTGTATGTCCAACAGCAGCATATAACGTATCTGCCTTCGCTTTAATCCAGTTCCATAAAGCAGCCAGTGGTCTGCGGGTGTACTTCGTAGTTGCACTGCCATCATCACTTGTAACTGTAGCGCCAACCATAACAGTGTCAGCATCTTCAACAGCATCAGCACTCGTCTCAAGTGTATCTACCAATTTGCTCAAGTCATGCGTATGATCGGCAGGGGAGACACCCTCTGCAGTCAACTCTTCACTCGTCATTTTATCTGCTGTTGCCACATGACCTGTATTATCAACACTGATGCGATATAATCCGGCCTGTTTTGCTTCGTATACCGGGTGAGTATAATTATTAGCTCCAGCTTCAATACCATCCAGCTTTGCTTTATCAGCCGAGCTCATCAAACCATTATTTTCAGTAGTGGCTACATTAGGGTCGCTTAAACTAGCAAGTTTCTTTTTTTCTTCTGTTGTATAGTCGTTGCTGGACAGGCCAAATCCTTCGATTTTATCTACCTTTGTACCGAGTATAGCCTCAATCGTTTTCCAGAGGTGAACCGCACCCGCTTTGTCTAGCCAACTTTTCTTTTCATCGTTCATCGATATGTGATCGCCTCCTTATAAAATATTTTATCTGCAATGCGTTGTTTATATCAGTCTGCGGAATTTGAATGTAAAAATATCAGCACTCGACGCAGCAGAACTTCCTTTAATTTGCAATGTTAAATTATCACCGCCTCGACCATGACGCAATGTTCTAAGATAAAATAATTGACCATTTCGAGCATGACCTGCACAATGAAGCGATATTTCGTCTGCATCATTGTTATTTGTTTCACTGTTATACCACGTCATAATACCCGAAAAATAATCTCCCCAGATACTTATCGTTGGATTTCCACCATGAAATTGTACAGCGTATGTACCAAATCCAGGAATATCATTCCCTTTGATTCCTGTATCTTGCCAGTCGGTTGTTATAGTAATACTCTTTGTGATAGTGATAATTTCATCATCCATCTTACTCTTAATCCAGCCCCACAATGCATTTAGTGGCTTGCGGTGATACCCGGCGGCACTCGTGTTCATCACAACTTCGTCAGAATCTGTGGGGAGGGGGTAAGAACCGTATTGAGGTTGGACGGAATGAACTCACTATCGACACCAATATTCATATTTCCTAAAGCCATAATTCACACCTCCTTTATACCGCTGTGGTATTAACTTTATACCAACTATCCTATAGTTCGGCATTTTCAGAGCCAGCTTTGACAGCACTCCTAATATAAATTCCATTGCCACAACCAAATGCGATTTCTATAGCTCTTGGTCCGCTTCCATCGTCCCAGCCATCAAAACCGATTACGTTATAAAATCCATAACCAGTTGAACCACTTGATGGTAATCCCAAAGCAGTACAGTGTTTTATTCCGGTAAGTACGAATTTTCCATAATAGTCAGATGGCTTTGTTGCAGTATTTCTTGTATCGGAAAGCCGCTTTAATTCACAAGCCGATTCATTCCCACTGTTCATTTCTCCTAGCGCCATATAGTCCTCCTTATAAAACGAATATTTTACTCGGTTCAGTAGAATTAAAACTCATATAAATCGAGCCAATAGGGTAGGCTTCTACCCCTACGATATTTAAGTCCCCGATTGCCATATTTCGTAATCCTCCTATTTTGTTTATGGAATGTAATAGTATATCAGCATATCTCCACGATTTGTTGGTAGTTCGGTTACCAAGGAGCTCGAAATGGTTAATTTATTTCTATCTAACAATTCGTAGCTAGTACCTTCCTGCCAAGCGCCTGTCATTGCGTGACCTATCGCGATTGCCCCATCTGGTAATGAAATATCAAGAACTGTCCAATTACATTCTCCAGTTTTATTTTTTAATTTTACTCCACTTATAGGAAGGCTTACACATCCGATTTTGTTTTTTAATGCTTCTGCAGAAGCAACTTTTTTAGCAGTATTTTCATTTGTTGAGATCTCTTCAAGTGATAAAACATCTTTGTATGACACTTTTTCACTTAGTTTATTATCCACTTGTGCCTTGGTATATCCCTCAACAACAGTACCACTGCCGCTATCTGTTTGTCCACCACCTTGCACGATATAATACTGAGCTGTAATCGCAGTCGTTGGAACTGATACAGCTCTCAGACGCACATATCCATCAAAGGTCTCAGGATTTGCAAACTGGGCGTATGAAGCCACCTTTGCACTGGCCGGTGTCACGCTGATAGAAATAACATCCTTTGATGTGATTCCATCGATGTCGAGGTCAATATACTTTGAATATCGGTCCACCGTATCGTCAGTAAGCTAACTTGTAGTCGGAATAGTCAGTGTGTGGATATTGATCGTATTTGCCTTTACCTTCAGCTTCTCGTCGATCTCATTCTGCTGGTAGTATCGCTCGTCATGGGTGTGACCATCATCGCTTTTCTTTGAGAGCTTTACATTGATTTCGTCTTCTGTATAATAGCGGTCATCGTGATTATGTTCTACATTTGCTTTCCCCGCCAGAGTATCACCAACAGCTTTGGCATCAGCGGCGAAATTCTCTTTTGTCATAGTCTTGTCCACCGCAACAGAATCCAGCTTCAACTTGTCCAGCTCGGTGCGTACGTTGGTCAGCCCGGCATCAGCTGATTTTGCAATACTCAGCGCCTCAGAGATCCTTGTACCAGTTACCTTTGCATCAGCAGCACGTCCAGATACAGTCAGTGTCGCATCCACAACAACCTGCGGCGTAGGCAGGGGATTGCCGCTATCATCAACCATACCGCCAGTGATCGCGTCGATCTCTTCATTCGTCAGTGCAGCCAGCAATTCATCCGGGTGCGGGGTATCAATCGTGATATCGCCCGTCTCGCCAGTTGTCACTGTGGTCACACCACCGCCAGCGATTTTGATTTTGTCCTGCGCCGTACCGTTCAGAATTAGATTGATATTAACTTCGCCATTGACCGCATTTTTGTCTGCTTCCAGTGTGAATTTTGATGGGTTCAAAAGAATCCAGTCATCGCCACTATAAACATACAAGCTGTCTGGACGCAGGTAGTAAATCTTATTAGACAAAGGAGCCAGCGGAAGCGAGCTTACGATCTCCAAGTCTTTGCTGATTTGAATTCGTCTTGTGCCGATATCTCGATAAGTGCTTCCAGTATCAGTACATACGATCAGTTGGCCGTCAATCACAGGAGCTTGATCCAGCTGAGACTGTGCGACCTCGCGTAATGATAAATTTGCCATACTCAACTCCTTTGCTTAATAAGATTCACCACACAGCGTCATTGCCATGTGGTGAAACAAATCAATTAGCCATCAAGGGATTTCCAGGTAATAGCGCCTTCCAGCACCTGCACACGGCCATCCATAGTGGTATTCAGACCATCTGCATAAGTCTTTGCACTAGTCAAAGCAGCATTAGCCTTGGTGGTTGCGTCATCGGCGGCAGTAGAAATAGCCTCAGCCTTCGCAGCAGCCAGCTCATCCTGAGTGGGCTTTGCATTCCAAGCCTTGCGCTCGTCAGCAGTGATATGCTTTACAGCATCCTTGATATGCTCGTCCAGCTTGTCATTAACGACCTTGACCTTCGCGTCTGCTTCAGCCTTAGTGTAAGCGTCCGGCACTGCAACATACAGACCATCTTCCTCAACGGTGATACTGTTATTGCCTTTGGTAGACACACGAACATTGACAGAGATCTTATTGTCATCAGAAACAGTGACCTCAGCAGTAGGAGTGACCACACCAACATAGATATCGATCAGAGCAGCAACAGGGATCTTCACGACCTCACCAGTGGTAATAGTCAGTTCGATCTCGTGGGTCTTTGTGTTGTATGTACCGGTCTTCACAACCAGATCCTTGCCCAGATTGATCACAAGCTCATCGCCGCCAAACACAGGCAGCTTGATGGTGCGGGTCTCAGCATCATAGGTGGGATCATGGGTCAGGCCGCTCATCACGGTTGGAACAGGAGCACCGTTCTTTGCCACACTCAGAGTGCCGGTAGCAGGGGAGTATGTGACATCCGTAACGAACAGACCTTCCTTGCCCTCGGTTGCGGCAATCTTTGCATTCACATAGTCAGCCACAGCCTTGGTGGTGGGCAGATTGTCGTCGCTTGCATCCGCATTGGGAATCTCAGTCACAATGGGGCGATTCAGCTGTACGAACTCAGTGCCATTCCAAATGTGGAAGGTATAGTCAGTCATACGGATATACAGCAGACCCTGAATCTGACCGCTTGCAGGCAGAGCGCTCACCAGCTTGCAGCTCTTGGTGTACTCATCAGTACCCTTGAAAATCTGGCGCGTGTCTGTAATAAAATACAATGTGTTGGCATCTTTGGTAGTCAGCTTATCATAATTCGCTTTTGTACCATAGCCAAAATTTACATTAGCCATCTTTGCCTCACTTTCTTAAAATTCTTGCCAAACAAAATTTGTCGGCTCAACGTAAAAAGGTTCAATAGAAAAAAGCCCCGTGGCTTCGCTTTGTTGAACGATCCACGGAGCATATTTACCATTTTCGTCTTTCACCATAACGGTTTGACCTGCATAAGTGTCTTCCGTCTCATTTAATTGCTCGTTTGCTTCGGTAACGCTGGCGAAACAACGATTGCGGGGACGAATCTTTTGAACGGATAAGTCATCACGCACATACATGAACTCCGAGGAATCCTTTGTGATAATCATATCCCTGCCGTCCAACATTCCCAGTGCAATCGCAGCTTCTACATCTTCGGCGTTACCATATCCAAGCTTGGAATATTTAGCCTGTGCCATCTTTGCCTCCTTATAAAAGAAGCGGATGGCTTAGAACGGAACCACCCGCAAACTACCGTCTTCAGTTTCGACGCTCTCCTGAGTAATCTTGACTGCACTACCGATGGGCTTACCGTTAGCCAGCAGCTGCAGGGTATGGTCGTCGTTGTAGCTCAGGTCATCAGCCTTACCATCCAGAATAGCGTTGTTACGATCACTCAGTGCCTTGATCTGTGCATTCAGTGCGATAATGCGCTGGTCAAGTGCGCCCAAAGCCTCATCAGGAACAATGTCGCTCCAATTCTGGATGGGAACAACAGTGATCACGCCAGGACCAACTTTGCGCACGTGCTGAACAGTCGTGCCATCTGGGTCCATTGTCACATCAACAAATGTCAGCTGGATCTGGATATCGCCCGGCTCATTGGTCAGGTTGGTGTCGATAGGCAGCTTATACTCCAGCTTGTTCTTATAAAGCTCTTCTGATTTCTCAAGAATCTCTGTCTTATATCGCTTGCTGATGGGCAGAACGTACTCAAGCATCACGGTAAATTCACTCATGTCAACATCCTTGTATGTAGTGTCAGCCAGAAAGTGAAGAGTATCCACCTGCTTACTGCGTTCCATAATGCGTTCCCGCTTGCTTACGGTCAGTGTATTATCCTCATTGATCAAAAAGGTATACATATCACACCTCCTTCCTGATGATATACAGATACTCGTCCTTTGAGATTTTGTGCCCGGCAAACAGATTGTCCAGGAGCTTGTCCTGAATCATTCCGTCATTGTACAGTCGATGCATACTCTCAACAAACTCGCTATACTTCCTCTCGTCATTCATAGCAGCCCTCCTTGAATCAAACTCAAAGTGTAAGCATCAATAATAGCCTCGGGCGTTTTACCACCCAAGGCTTTCAGCTGCTCATATTCATACAGGTCAATTTCCTGCAGTTCCACGGTGTCATACTCGGGACATGGGATGAGATAATACCCGTCCACATGCCAGATATGATTACCATCACTGCTGATAATTCCCTGTGCATCATCCTCCACGCAGTTCACCATAATGTCGTGCTTGGGCTGATACTTTACAAAGCGCAGGTGGTCAAGAGCATCGATCACCCGGCCATTTTTCAATACCTTGTAGTACACTCTCAACACCTCCTTAAACGCTGAACATCAAGCGGATACCCTGTTCGTTATTTGCAGGGGTAAATCCGTAATATTCGCCAGTCACAGTCACAGACCAGAAATAGCTGCCATACTGAGCATTCGGGCTTCGCGTCCAATATGCAGCGGGATTGCCATTCTCGTCATTGCAGATGCGGCTGGTATTATCAGTCATAAAGCTGATTGCCGTACCTTCGTAAATATAAGGCTCAACATTCTGAGAGGGGAACAATTCGGCCACAGATGGCAGATAGAAATAACTGTCCGCAGTCACAACTTCGCTGCTCTTATCGCCAATGGTACTGCCAACCTTGACCTGCTTGATGATCTGTTGCCAACCAATCGGGAGAGCATTCAGAATACGACCGTCAAGGAATGTACGGATATTCGCATCTGCCCAGCCGCCAGTGTTAGTGGAACCAGTATTCAGAGCCATCTTCTGACCAAGCAGTCCGGCCTGAATAAAGCTGATAGAACAACGCTTGTTGGAATTATCGCTCAGGTAATACTGTTTGAAGCCACAAGCCTCGAAAGTGAAGTCCTCATGTGTCCATGCGGCCAACTTCCGGCAGGCAGCGTCACCCAGATCGGTATACCAGAGCTTGCCCCAGTAGATTGTGCCTTTTGCGTAACGCTCGTAAGCGCCGTCGTCTGCCTTAGCACAACCAAACACCAAAGTGGCATTTGTCTGTGTGGTGCGAGTACGATTCAACTGAATATAGCCGATTTCAGCAGCAGTGGTATTCGCCGCATAAACGTGAATACCATTTTCGCCCTTGGTATGGCGCAGAACGATCATATCACGAGAACCAAGATGTGCGCCGGTGGTGGATTCAGTACCCCATGCAACCTTGGAGCCGTTGTTGACCCAGAAGCGGAAACCATTCATGCCATTGGTCTGGAAGCACTGAGCAATCACAGAGTTTGCGGCAGAATCTTCGTCGATTCGATAGTCCAGCGCCATAACCCAGCTGCGGTCTTCAGCCAACAGAGATACGCCGGTATCGACATAATTCTTGCCAGTAAAGATCTTCGGCTCGTTGAACAAAACTTTCTCTTCCACGTCGCTAAAGGTGAAGTCGTTGCCCATCTTGATGGTGATAGCGTCTTTGTCAGAAACAACACTCTGCTCCAGATTCACCTTGGTCATGGCATAAATCTCAACAGGGCGTAGGTCACTCAGCTGCTTGTCTCTGAAGTAGCCGCTGACGTATTCGCATATGTCGTAAACAGCATTGATATCCTTGTCGCCATTGACATAGCCGCCTTTGTCCCAGCCACTGAATAGATAATACTTATAAGCAGTCTCTTCGCTGGTATAGGTCGGAGTGTCGCCATCATACAGAACCATAGAGCCATACGGAGCAGTTGTCTGCTGTAGAACAGCGCCGCGATTCATATAGCGTACACGATACTGACGCACAGATTCATCGTATACAGCAGTAACAGTCTGATTTTCAAAAACAGGAGTGAACTCGGTGTCCCAGCCACTGAATGTAAATACCGTACTGATGGTACTCGGGAAGGTAGGTGTCGGGATAGGATTGTCAGAGCGGGTCACAGGGTCAACTGCACGCTCGCCCTTGTCAATATACTGGATATCCAGAACAGCGCCATCCTTATTCACGAACTTCCAAGCATACTGGTTGATCATGGTGTTGTAGGTGATCTCCAAATCAGGCCAGCGCTCTGTGTACAACAGCTTCTCACGCTCACGGATGATGGGTACATGAACTTTGCCTTCCACGACAGAATTGTCAGTGTTGTAGCCATTTTCATCCAGACCGCTCATTGCGTACAGGCGATTCAGCAGGGAAGTATCAGCCAGTTCCCAATCAATACCGGTAATACGCACACGGTTCAGGTTGGTGCACTTGCCCAGCATATCTTTCAGATCGATGGTTGCACACTTCTCAACGGTCAACGTAGTGATATTGGTGTAATCCTCAATCGTCAGGTCAGTCAGATAGTTCAGGTTCTTTGCGGTCAAGCTGGCAATTGCAGGCAGGTGGGCGATTTTGATCTTGCCGCCGCTTGCAAAAGAGACACCGGTAATACCAGAGCCGTCAGCATAGAACTCGGTCAGGCTGGTGCATCCGGTCAGACCAATAGACTTCTTCAGGTTCGGCACGTTCTGCAGGTTCAAATGTTCCAGCAGAGTGTTATTACCAACAGCGAAGTCAGTCATGTTCGTATTCTTATAGCCGCTCACACCGGAACCAACTTTCAACTCGGTCAGCTTAACACCGTGGCTGAAGTCAACATAGCCTGGATAGAAGCCAGAGATATCACCAATGCTCTGAATGATAGATGCGTTATAGATATAAACTTCAGTATCGTTCATTGCGGTGATGGGGCATTCAATCGTGTAGGTCTGTCCGCGCTTGCCACGCACCTTCACAGGGTTGGAACCGTACAGAACAGAGACGTAGGTATCAGCGTAGGGTGTGATATGGAATGTGCCATCCGGTTTCACGCCAGTCCAGTTGGTGGGAGTATAACCACGAATGGTCATATCATCACTGGTTGCAACAGAACCGGAATACTTAGATGCCATGTATTTTTCCTGATAACGCTGGAACTGCCGACGCTGATGACGCTTGTTGCCATGCATCATGGGCAGATAGCTAGTGGTATTGATGGTGGGATCTTCGTAGGTGCGGAAGTATTTGCGCCACATATCCATGATCCAAAGCTTTTCGGGCTTCACATCCTGATATTCCTCGAACTTTTTCAAAATACGGGTCGCACTCCATGCCAGCGCATTCTCACGGTTGCGGAACATCGCTGCTATCTCATCTGGGAATAGGTCGCGCAGTTTGCACCACAGTTTGGAGTCAGCAGCATTAAACACATTCTTTGTACCGACGGTATCAGTGTCCTCGTAGCCATAAGTCAGAGTCAGACCACCCTCGTTATCATTGCCCATGGCGGTATCGTTATCGTAGTCAAAGCAAAAGTCCCAGTGAACCAGATCGCTAGTATGCGGGAACACGTTCTTTGCACGGTTATCAACCATGGTGTGACGCTCAGTAAACAGATAATGGAAAATAGCAGAATCCAGATCGAAGTGATCCTTAAAATGCGCCTTAAATTCCTCATCATCCGCATTCACCACCCAGTTCTGAGCTGTGATCCACGCCTGTTTACCGGCCTCGATCTCTTCCTCAGTACAGGCAGGGTTGCTGTAACGGAACTCAAAGGAGTGTTCGCCGTCCCAAGTTTCCTGTGAGAAATCGCCGCTCAGGAAGCGGGTTTGCTCATCGGCGTTGTTGTCGATCTCAACGATAAATTCCTTGTGGTTCTCTGGGTCCATACCCATCGTATCTTTGTTCTTTTTGGAGTTGCCAATGTCGCCGCAGGCATAGAAGTGCCACTGACCATCGTTAAATACGGTCGCATTGGTGGTATCGGTCTCCTGAATAAACACGACACAGGGATAGAACGCCATGGTATCACGCACTTTTGGATTATCCTTCTTAGCCTGACGCACATAGGGGTTGAACTCATTAAAATCGTCTGCCAGCAGGGCGTTATTTGCATTCTCAGAGGAAGCAACATTGACTTTGATGTTAAAATACTTCTCAGGAACGCTGTTTTCGGTCAGTGCATAGGTGTCGCCGGTAGTGTCGTCACCAAACGTAAAGCCGCCCTTGCAGTTGATGTCAATGTTTCGGGCAGATGCACCATAGTGGTCGGAGCTGGTGCCTTGACCCTTGTGGGAGCCGGTAGCAGTCCAGTTATCCTCCTTAGCACGACCATTCTTATAGATTTGCTGGATCGTAGTGTTGGCGACCTCGTTCTTCTTGCCGGTAGTGAAAGTAGGTGCAGAGATCTTGATGATACGCAGATCGGGGCACTTCTCTGCCAGCAAGTCGGGGGTCAGTTCGCCGCTCGCATCCGTAATGTCGTTGCGCATATAGCGAGAGACCATCTCTTCGGCGTTCTTCGCATCGGCAATAAAGTTATCCAGAATCTCATCATCCGTCAGGTTCATACCGTAGCTCTTCATGCGGTACACGATAACGTCACAATCGTCAGAGCCAATAGTAATGCCAACGGGAGCAGCCTGAGTAAAGCTGTCGCTGGTATCATACAGTGCAACACGGCAAGGGATACCGTCACACCACAGAACCATCTCGCGGAACTGTTTGTCCGGCAGAATATTGAACTCGAACTCGAGGAAATCGTCCTCACAGATGGGCAGATCAATACTGTTCTGGTGGCTGGTTAGCGTAACCTTCTGAGCCTGAATGTTCAGACCAACACCGCCATTCAAGCAAGTCACGGCAGTAGCATCATAGTTGCGGACGTTCGTGGTCTTAAACACCAGCTTGAAATTCTTGCCGCTCTTCTTTGCATCGTCTGCGAAAAGCTTATAGCTGATGGTAGCAGTTGTGCCAGCTTTGACGCAGAAATAGGTGTCGCCATCTTCATCGATCTGGTAGCCGCCGTTCACCCAGTCAAAGTTGTCGCTGACAGTCATCTTATTGCTGCCAGAACTCCACAGGCGGTTCACATCTGCGTTGCTGCGGCCAGTGGGGTTAAAGTCCAGCATCAGGCCGGTCTTAACGGGCTCAATGGTAATACCCAGGTCTTCAATCTTTGCGGTGATGCTCTTGATGGTAGCGCCGCAAGTAATGGTCAGAGTGTGGGTGCCAATATCAGAAGATTTAAAGCTCCAAGTCTGAGCAGTACGACCAACAGTCAGTGTAGAAGTCTTAATGCCGTCAACTTCAAGCGTAATGCTTGCAGTAGAAGAGGCCGGGTTATAGACAGTGTAAACAATGCCAGTGGTACTGTACTGTTTTGCAGAGAACTCCTTTGTAGCACAGCTGATGATCGGTGTGTTATTGCCTTCCTCTGCCCACATGATATCTTTATAAATGGTGTTGCTAGTCACAGCTTTGCCATTGATATTTGCTGTCATGGTCACTTCCAGCAGGTGAGCGCCGTGTCTCTGTGCCGGGATCGCATAGGTCATCTGTCTGCCGGTAACCGCAGTTGTAACACTACCAAGCTTTTTGCCATCCAGAGTAAAGGAAACGTCCTTATTGATATTTCCGTATGGAGTAAAGCGGAAAGTGACTTCACCACTATAAACCAGAGAATCATCGAAGATACTCTCCAGATAAAACTCGACAATATTGATATTCCAGGTCTTTGAACCCATGCTGCCAACAGAGTCAGTGACCTGCAATTTGATCTTGTTGTCGCCATTATGCAGATATTGGGTGATGTCAAAGCTGTTTTTGCCCTGATAAACAGTCGTAGTAGCGACCTTTGTGTTGCCAACATACCATACGCCGGTAGCATCACCCGTGTCTTCGCCAGAGTTATCCACAGAAGTAAAGTTAAACTCGACAGTTGCGGTATCGCCCTTGACAACAGCGATAGAGGATTCGCCAATACGCTCAATAGTGATCGTAGAGGTACTACCACCGCCACCGCCGCCACCTTCAATAATAACGGTGGTCTTGACCGTACCGTTCTCCAACAGGTTCAGCTTAGAATCTTCGTAAGTGATATCGTACTCGCGGCCAGAATTCTCATCGGGCTTAAAGTCTTTCAAGGTTTCCTGAATCTTGGCGATATCCGCATTGGCAAGGTCAACAGAGGTCTGAATGCCGCCAACCGTATTCTTCAGGCCGCTCACATCACTGGATAGCACGTCAACGGTCGTCTTGTCTGCCTTCTTATCAAGCAGTGCATCAGTAGCTTCCTTATTATAATAGGAGGACTTCAGGGTCTCAGGCAGGTCACCAACACTGTCCTTCAGCTCCTGCACAGCGGCATCATTTGCGGTCTTGTATTCAGTCAGTTCGGTCTGAACAGGGGTCACAGCAGTGCTGATCTTATTGTCCACAATGCCGTTATACATGCTTACCCACTCAGCAGAAGGGTCAGTGTTTAACTTGATCTTTGTGATCTCTTCGGCTCCATTCAGGAACGTCAGAGTGCGGGTGTCGTTGTCATACTGCACATTGAAATTTGCCAGACCATCAACGGCAGCAATCTCGCCACGCAGCATCGTAACAAAGCCATCAACCTCGTCCTTCTTATAGAACTGCGCCAGCTTTTCATCCACACTTGCAACTGCATTCTTTGCGTCCTGTGCGCTCTTCTCAGCAGCGGATGCGGCAACCTGTGCTTCGCCAACCTTCTGACTCATTGTTGCCAGGAACTGGGTATACCAGTCATTACCACTCGGATCGACCATTTGCTTGCCGGTCAGCGATTTCAGCACATTCAATCGGCCATTCGGGCGGGTGCGCCACAGATAGCTCTTGGTGGTGCTTGTATTCGGGACATTCACAGCACCGGATGCCATGATCTCAAACTGCAACTCGCCCTCTTTTGCAGTAGCATCATTTGCCACCAGCCAGTAGAAGCGGATCTTGGTATTGCTGTAGCTCACGTTGATAGGGGAAGCGTAATTCTCCTCTCTGTCTGCATTCAGGTAGTGGATCTGAATCGTCATCTGAAGCAGGTCAATACCATCGTAGTAACGCGGCATTTCAAACGGAATAACCTGCGAGTTGGATTCCTGTGTGATATTGATCTGATTTGCATCCAGCTGAATGTCTTTGTTTTTGTCGATGTAAGACCACTGGTCATCAGAGTAATCAGCAAACCAGGTGTAATTGCCACTACGCTCAAATGTCTCTTCTCCGTTATCATCATACACGGCAATTTGGTCTTCGTCATTTAATTCCAGAGTTGCGACATCTATATCATCAACAGAAACATTTGCGGGGCTTGCGGCTTTTTTCGCAGCCAACCGCTTAGATTCTCCAAAAGATAGTGCCATTTGCTCACTCCTCTCTTATTGTTCATCTGCCGTAGTGGCAGTTAATTCGGGGAAATATTTATCAAACAAATTGTCCTGATAGAACGTATATTTGTTGTTTACGATATAAGTGTAATAAGGGTAATAGCGGCTCATAGAAAGCGACATCGTGCCTTCACCCAGATTCATAGAGATGCTTTTGATGATCCAATCCACGGGAGTCTTACCGCCCAGATATTTGGCGGCATACTGGATCTTTTCATTCACGTCGAGCCACGGAACCAGTCGCGTGGTCACACTCAGGCCGTCAGTCAGGCGGGCACGCTTCCACAGTTCGTATTGACAAACTTCCATGGCTGCGTCATCCGTAGTGTAATTCTCGTAGTCTCCACCCGATAGAATCTCAGTTCTACGACCGATCTTTTCAATGGATAACCGTGCATTGTACAGGTCATCAATATTGTTCGGGTCATTCACACAGATAAAAGCCATATTGTCGCAGTTATCTTCTGCCTTTTGAGCTTCGATCTCTTTGGTGGCCGGGATTTCGTCCACCAGTTTTGCCATAGCGTGGCTCTGCTGTTGACCCAAGAAGTAAATGCGGCCAGTATTCGGATTCCACTGGAGAACATAATACTTTGTAGCCTTAATACATCCTGGGTCTTGAATGATATCTGAACCATTGGCATCAGTCAAAGAACGATACAGTGTACTTGTCTTTGTCTCAGAGCCAACTTGCTCATTGCCGTCTTTATCCTTGTACTTCCATGTAAATGTCAACACAACCGTCATAGCGCCACTTGTTACGTTGCCATTTTTGTCCGTCTTGGCAGCTTCAACATTTGCAGGAGCCACAAAAGATACTTTCGTTTCACTTTTCCATGTTGATTCGGTTGCGTTCAATACAAGGTTGATTGTCTTATTTGTGCCAGACCATCCTTTTACAGTGGCTGCTCCATCCGCTTCAATCGTCGCACCAAACACTTCAACGCAATTTCGGACAGCGGCATAATCCACCGTGGCCGATTCACCATCGTTGGTCACAAGCTTCTCGAATGTTTCCGGGTCAAGTACAGGCGGGTCGTCAAATCCACTGGGAATCTCACGACACACAAACACATCATCGTCAAAATACATCTCAAACGGATAATACAGGTCACGCAATTCTGAGAGAATATCCCAAACAGTCGAGCCGGTATCATAATCCAAGTCATGTGGAACAGTGCGGCTCCAATAGTCGATGGAATATTTCTTGAACTCCGTCTCATCTCTCAGCACCGCCCAGATGGCATCACCGATACGAGTGCCTTTCTCGATGCGATGTGTGCCACCAACCAGCTGTCCACCCAGATCTCCATTGATACGAGAAACCAAGTCAACACAGCTGGCCTGCACAGTGTTTTCTGTTGCGCTGTATGTAAAGCCATTGGATGTAAATGTATAGCACCCCTCGTTGTACCAATAGATTTTTACACCATTAACATAAGAACTGTCAGCTGAATTGGAATAGCTAAGGAACAGGTCGTTATACAGCTCATTCAGTGCGGTCTTTGTGTCAATCACTTCTGCCTGAATGTCGTGCATGGAATGTCCTGCAAATACACTGGTTTTTCCGTAGGTCTCCCTTAGTTCGTCCTCGCTCTAACCGGCAATAGCAGAAACATCCACCTTACCAAGCGTGACTCCGTTCAGAACCATACCTTCAACAGCAGCAATCATCCCATGGACATGCATTTTGTTACCATACACGAAACTATCGATGCCTGACTTATCTACCTCAAGGATATTAGCAGGGGAGAGACCGCCGCTCATTGACTTCGCTTTTATTGCCACAGCATCCAGATAAGCATAGATATCATCCTCCACAAGCGGCACAAGTCCATCTTTGGTCTGCAGCATCGGTGTAAATGCGATATAAGGGCCATCTTGACAAATTGGATCATCACTTCCCAAAACTGTAGAATAATCACCAAGTTTGGTGTACCATTCTTCTGCTTCAGCTGGGTCATCCGGTGGCGTGCCGTCATTGATCTGGTCAAAGAACGTATGATACTTTGAGATATTGGCTCGTGTCCACACCAGCACATCTCGATTCAGGTTGTCGATATTACCGTATTTTGCATAGCCTCTGTTTGTGATGTCCTGAATCAAATCATCATAATTCGTCGCAGCGGGCTGATAATCCGCATTTTCCCTGATCATCTCGTCAATACTCTTTGAAGCACTGATTTTCGACATTCCTCTTCCTGACAGACCAATGAATACACGCACATTTTTACTGATCCAATCCTCTTCCGTCAGGCTTGAAATGCCGCTCTTCTTACCCAGATACAGAGTCACATTAAAGGTTCGCCGCACGTCAGATTCTGAGTCGATAGAAATAGAACCATCGATCACAAGACCTTCCAAACTATCAATTGTAATAAAATCTTTGTTCAGCATATCAATGCGGCAGTAAATATTAGACGAATGATTGTTCAATAGCGCCAGGTCTGCGTCAGTCGGAAGATATGTCATACGCTGCCTCCTGGCTGATAATCACTCAGCCCATTGTTATACATGTCGCTCTCACTCTCTGCGTCACCGAGCTCCACAAAGTCGAATTCCAATACGCCCTTGTCGTAGTGATCAGAGCAGGAGATAGACACATTGCCATTAACACCCATCAGCCATCTGCGGCCATCAAACATCTTCAGTAGCTTTGCACTGCCGTTGGTCAGCCATTCGCTCAGTTCATCACGGAACGCATTGCCGCCATTGATATCAAAGTCTTTCATTGTGTTATCAAAACGAATGCCAACACCAGAGAAGTGGCCGCTGTAATAATTGGCTTCACTGCCAGCAAACAGATACGGGTACTTGCTTCCCATCGTCTCGACAACTGTAGCAGAACGTACCTTCTCAACACTGTCCACTTTCGGTTCAAGGAAGATATGGTAGGTCTTATTGCCGTCAGTGATCACTGCACCATCAAAGTCGCTCACAACGCTGGCCTTCGCATAGCCAAGCTCAATGCCATTTGCAACGGGAGCTACGGCGTACTCATAGTCGGTCTTGCGGCCAATGGCGTACAGGTCGGTGTAATCAATCATCACATAACCATCGTCAGCGCTGTACATATAAAAATCATTGAAGTCTTTTGGCTCTAAATCCTGATTCTTTGTTGCCGATACCTCAACACGATAGTATTTCATGTTGTTCAAGAAGGTCTCAGAGAACCACTCCTTGTATTCGCTGGAACTTCTGAATTCGTCGGTCGATGTAAAATCACTTGATGCCTTGATGAACTTGCGGTCAGCAGTATATGCAATCAGACAAAACGCCTTGTCTTCAGATTTGAACTGGAAAGAAAGAACTCGATTCTTGTCGATATAATCCGAGGTCACTGCCTTATAGTTGCCCATCGGCTGACCAGTCGTTTTATTGATATGGAGGTTTGACCAGCCCATCTTCATAATGACATGGTTCAAGTCGATCTCTTCCTGATAAAGCGAAGTCCAGATTGTTGCGCTTTTCTTGCGCCGTTTGATTCGCAAGGCATTTGCACCACTACTTCTTGTCAGGAAATACTGTGCGTGCATACTAATATTAGCCATACGATAATTATTCTGCACAGTGAATTTTACGTCATCCACATACTCTGGATAGTCAGTTCGGAACGCCTGCAAGCCAGTGTCCAGCTGATAGCCGCCAACAGATTCTGCCGTCGCTCTCAGATAGTACAGGGTGTGGTTATCCAGTCCATCGATCTGAAACCCCTTCAAAGAATCACGGTAATAATAGCTCACTGACTTTTTCAGCAGCTCGCGATTCGCATCATAAAGCCAGAATTCATAACGATTTACAGATTCACCCTCCGATACCTTATACTTGTAAGAAAACTCAAAGGAATAAGAAGGGTAGGGGATAGTAGTCACGCCTGAAGAACTCAGGTCATTCAGCTTGATTGTCGGTTCCTCATGGCAATAAAACAGCAGCTTGTCCGAGTATTCTGAAAACAGATTCGTGCCTTTCAGTCGGCAGCGAATGATCATATAATACGGATCTTTGCGGTTCTCAAACGTGCCTGCCGGAATTGTAAAATATCGTGCCAGACCAGTGCCACCGGCAGGGAATGTACCAAACTTATACACGCCTTTTGAAAGCGTATCACCCTGCAAAATACTGCCCGTCGGAGTATCGAAGACGATAAGAGCAATGATATCAATGTCTGCGTATGCGGCAAACTGAAATGTATGATCCTTTGTGGCATCAAATGCGCCGATTTTAGATAGAATTGGTTTCAAGTTATCACCTCCGAATTATCCTTCGATATATAGCAAAGTTCACCATTGGTATTCACAGCCAGATTTAGTGCGGCCAGAAAATTGTCAACAGTGATTTCTGAAATCATTTTATTGATATCTGATACGTTCGTTTTCAAGGTCGAGATGTTCGTATTTGCAGCCGAAATCTTGCGTGTCATATCTTGATAGTGGTTGGATTCAGCCGTTTTTGCGTCATCAAGGTTTGTCCTCAACGAAGTAATATCAGAAGCATTTTTCTCAATGTTGCTTTTATTGTCGTATACTTGTTTCTTTGTGGCGGTATAGTCTTTGTTTGTGAAATCACCAAAATTATCATTGAAGCCATTCATCGAGCGCCACAGACTAGCTACATCGTCGGCTTCTTTTGTCTCAAGAGCGCCAACACGTTCAACCGCTGCGTTTGCGGTCGTATCATCCGTATACTTTGTCGCAACAGCCCAGTCGCTGAATGTCCATTTTTCGGTTTCACCTCTCGCAGTAATACAGATATACAATGCACCACCAACACCGCCATAAATCCATAGATCATTCACATCGTATGGAGCAGTCGGTGTATCAGTAAAAACACGAACTTTTTCTGTCGCAAGATCTCGTGCGGATGTTGCCATCGACAGTGCATTGATAACACCGGCATCCACAATTTCCATCCAGAAATACTGCTGCTTATCCTGATCATATACCCAGCGATAGCAAATGCCAGTCCTTTTATCATAGTAGATGTCGTTGACGTGTGCTTGTTTCTCTTCATCTGTCTTCCAATCTGAAGCAGGGTAGTTGTATGTATGCGGATGACCGTTTCTATACCAAGTATTGATGGTATTTTTCAGCTGATCCTGAACAGTATCTTCTGTCTGCTGGGATTTGTCTTTCATCGACTCAAACTCGGCGTTCAAGCTATCGACACCGGTCACCAGAGATTTCACTGTCAAAATCTCAACGCTGGTATTACTCTCCGATACGATCAGGTTACGGAAGTTGCCCTGCAATGCAGTCACAACAACCTTCTGGCCCACAATGTAGTCGTGATTTGTTACAATGCCGTACTCGCCACCGAATACAGCGATTTTATAGTGCTGGTCTTCTTTTTCTGTAATCACTCCATAGGCGGACACGTCAAATTTTGCATTCTTTACGGCGTGTTCGGCGGCAGAAGTCACCACTTCGGCCAGCACATCGGTTACTGATTTATCTGCCATCCTATTCCTCCTAATCAAAAATAAAAGCCGACCTGCTAGGCTATCCTAGTGGTATCGGCTGTAAAAACTATTACTTACCGCTTACTTTGCATTTGAGCAACCTTAGTCGGTAACTTCTGTTTGATTTCATTTGCTAGAGCATCAGAGCTGCCAACGGGATTTGTGATAATAATATCGCCAATCGAAGTTGTAACATCTCCACCGCCGCCCTGAACAATCGGCTGAGAACCGTACTTTGTCATCTGCTTCTGGAACCATGCATCCGGGTTGCCACCCATCTCGAACAGGCGAGAGGTGATATCAGCAGGGACAACACCGTCGCCGGTTTCAAGATAGGTATAGCGCCCAGATTGCGGCTGACGAACCAGCATCTCAGGACCCTGCTCGTCAACGTTAGCCATGTGAGGGAACTTAGCAGACTTCAGACCATTTGCATGGCCAAACAGACTGCCAAAGAAACCGCCAATTGCAGCACCGCCAATTGCACCCAGAGGCCCAAGGAATGAACCAACGGCAGCACCGATACCAGCACCAGCAGCGGCTGTCACGCCCTTGCTTGGACCGGTATTCTGCTGTGTGCTCTGTTGTGCTTTCTGGCTTGCTTCACTGATTGCGGCAGAAGTATCAGCAGCCTTCTTACCAACAGCTTCAAATGCGTCGCCTGTGGTCGCCAAATCGTTTTTAATCGATGTAACGGCAGCTTCGCATCCAGCTTTGATGGCGTTATAAGACTGGTCCATCATCCAAGTCAGATTGGTGTTAATGTCCTTTGCGCCAGGTTCAACATTTGCCCATGCGTTATCTGTCTCAGTGGATAGAGAACCGCCATCGCCAAACGTATTTGCGGCATCAGAGGTGATCTCGTTATAAGCACCGCCAATGGTCTGCTCAGTCATGTCTGCCAGATGGGTTACGCCAGCCTCGTTCATGCTCCAACTATTGTCAAAGCACGCACGCATATCGTACATCAGCTTCTGGGTGTCTTGGCTGGTGTCAGCCCATGCTTGCTCCATTGTCTTTTGAACATTGGTGCTCAGGGTTTTTACACCGCCACCAACCTTACTCCAGCTGTGACCGAATGCCTTAGAGATCTCATTCATGGCCTTATTTGTGCTGTCAACAGAAGACTTATAAGACGCATTCAGCTTGTTGGCAATCTCTTCAGACATATCGCCGGAAGTAGAAGCAAGGCTGTTCCATCCGCTGGTATAAATCTTTTGCAGCGAATCAAACATCGTGTTGGTGACATCTTCAACCTGTTCGGCGCTCAGACCGGTATTCTCATTCAGTGCATCAAAGGTATTGTTTACCAGCTCATTCATCTTTTCAGACATCTTTTTACTGGTTTTTTCAATATCCTTTGTGTCCAAACCGAGCTCGCCGGCCACAGATTTCCAGCTAGACTCAAAGTTGCTCGTCATAGACGAAATTTGGCTCTGAGCCGCCTTCTTTGTGTTGCTGGTGGATTCTGTCACTGTCTTAGAGGAGTTGATCTTACCGACCGTAGACATACGATATACAGTCTTAGTGGCCATATAAATCATGCTTTGAACGGCAGCAATGATCGGATTATCACTCTTCTTGAAGATATCAGAGAGTCCAGACATGAACTCGTTTGTATCACCAAGGATCTCATCATACTCGCTCTCGAAAATTGAGCCAACGCCAGCGGCTGCGGCAGATGCGGCACCACTCAATTGAGCATTCGGACCTTGGGCACTCATACCAGCACCGGCAGCGGCACTACCAGTCACTTCGGCCAAGCCCTTTGCCAGCCAGCCCTCGGGGTTAGCACCAATCGCCATCAGATTGTCGGTTTCCTTTGCAGGAATAACACCGTCACCCTTTTCAAGATAGGTCATGCGTCCTTGATCTGGGTTACGAACAATCAGCTCTTCGCCCTTTTCATCAACGTTTGCAATCTGGCCCTTCTTAACGCCACGAGTACCCTTTGCATATTTCTTTGCTTGGAATGCAGGAGTAGGTTCATCAACCTGTGTACTAGAAACATTACTTGCAATTGAAGCAATCGTAGCAATCAGAGCAACTGCACCTGCAACAGCTGCGGCGGCAGCAATCCAACCAGCAATAGGAATAGAAGAAAGAGCGGTAGCAATCGCTTGCATCATAGCGGCCATAGCACTGCCAACACTCGTCACCAGAGTACCAAGTCCGGCGAAGATAGAAGGGAAGAAGCTCACAACGCCAGACGAGATGGCACTACCGATAGACTGTGCACCAGCCGCAATTGGGCCAAACATACTTCCGACGGTCTCAACAATGCCACCAAGACCAAGTCCTGTCTGACTGTTCAGCAGACCAAATCCTTCTGTGAAGAACGAGCCAATGTCAGTAAACATCAACCCGGTTTTCTCAGAGATAGATGTCTATGCGCCTGAGAAGAACTTACCGATACTACCAAGGTTGTCTTTCGCAGCACCAACCAGTCTCTCAAAGAATCCACCAGATACACGCTGAATATCGCCGGTATTCACCTTTATTGTGTTGCCAAGGATATCCAATGTCGCAGTGGTGTCTGATTTTAGTGCGGCAGAACCAGCCCTGTTCTTACCAGTAATCCAGTTCCAACCGTCAGAAACCACCTTAACAGCTCCATCGAACATCTTCTTGAAACCGCCACCCAGATCAAAGTCACCGTTTTCACCAGTGAACATGTTCTTGATTTGATTGATAAAGCCAAAGACTCCGCCGCCGTCACCAGTTCCACCATTAAGAAGGTTCAAAATATTCGCCAGTGTCTCCAATGTAGAGATCAAATTGGAAATATCAGTGATAACATTCTTTACGTTTGTCGCGCCCTGAATGGCCTGCATATTGTTAAGGACACTACCCCTGAAACTGTCATAGTGACCTTCCATCTGCTCAAAAGTCATGGCCTCGAACTCAGCTGTGTATTTTAGCTTCTTCTGATAATCATCCCAGCTGGTGCCAATAAGATTATTGGTTTCCTGAACTTTATCCTTGAGCTTTTCCAGCTTGTCGATTTCGTCCTGCTTCTTATACTCGCGCTGCTTGTCAGACAGGTTCTGCCCGGCTTCACGAACGGCATTTTCATCTGCTTTCCATACGAAGCCCTGACCTCTGCCGCCATATACATGGACAGTCTTATTGGCCTTTGCACGCTCGTATTCATCCTGAAGTTTTGCCAGCTCGATTGCTCGCTCCTGTGCATCATTTTCTTCATTAAGCGCGTCGATACGTTTGTCAATAACATCGATCCAGGCTTCACCTTGAATCTTAAGGTCGTTGGACTGTTTGTCGTTCAAGTCATCGAAAACGCCGATAAAAGAATTCAAAACAGTATTCAATTGGGACATCAGAGTCTTCAGCTTGTCAGCAGATTTGCCCATGCCCTCCATCGAATCTGCGCCCTTGTCAAGAGAGTCCGCCAACGCACGCAGAATCTCTGCCTGATCTTTGGTTTCTTCTTTTAGTTCGAGCTCTGCAGCCTTTGCCAGAATGTCGGCCTTGGTTTTTGCCAGCATCGCTTCCTTATTAAAGACGAGCTGGTTACCCTCCAATTTGAGGAACTGCAGATACTCTGGAGACATTGTAAGCAGTTTCTGAATACTGTCAATGCTCAAACCGCCATAAGTGTTGTATTCGTTTGTGACATCACTCAGATCAGTCCAGGCACTCTGCATCTCATCGATCTTGGAACTAAACTCTTCAACCGTAGAACCCAGTCCGTCGAAATAGTCCTGAACGGAGATAACGTCGTTCTTGATATTATTAGCAGCAGCTTTATAACTCTTAGCGATTGCTTCAGATGCCGCGCCGCCTTCACTACTGGCAGCTTCTGCTTGCTCTTCAAGAGAGTTGACAACGGCATCTTTCAGTACATCACCGCTTAGATCGATCTTGCCAGTATCTTTATTGTAGGCTTTATTGATCAGATTCGGGTCGTATTTACTATACTTTTTGATGGATTGCAGTGCGGCACTCTGGGCTTCAGTGCCTTCATAATCCAGAGCACCGGTGCGGCTCTTTTCTGTTTTCTCCTTAACAGTTTTGCCATTGTCCCAAGCATCTTTGAAACCGTCGGTGATTTCTTTGGCCTGAGAGAGGGCAGCAGAGTAACCTTCGATGGCAGCCACTAACTGCCAATAGGACATGGTTTGTGTGTCAATATTTTTGGTAGTCAATGCAAGGATTTTATTATACTGAGTTTCACTAGTTGCATCATTCTTCAACTGCGCTGCCTTGAGCTCTTCCATCATCAGATTTTTAAAAGCGTTTGTCTGAATTTCAAGCTGGCCAGTGACATCGTTTTTGGTCAACAGTGCGGTATAACGACTTTCTAAATCAGTCAAGCTTTTTAATGTCTGAATAGTAATATACCCTTGCTCGTTATATTCCTTCATAGCGGAGGATAAAGTAGACCAGGCATCGAGTGCTGTTTTTGCGGTTTTAGTTGATTTTTTGGTAGATTTATCAGCTTTACTCCAAATCCTACTTGGATCTTGATTGAGCATATCAGCCCAAAGCTGATCCACCATCTTATAGTTGTCTATAATCTGATGGCCTGCATCCAGAACTTGGAACATTGCATCAAAGCCCTCATTTTCAAGAGCATATTCTGCAGATTCATTTAATGCTCCCTGAAGAAGGATACTTGCGTCTCCAATAACAGCAGCGGCTTGCCCAAGGACTTTCTGTGCAGCAGCAAGAGTGTTTGTTTGTTGAATTTGCGTAACGGCATTTGCAAGCAAAGCAGCTCTTTGAGTCTGAATGGTCGCAGTAGTCAGTTTCTTAGCGGTTTCGGTATTGATTTCAAGCTGTCCATTTTCATTCTGAAGCATCGCAAGATACTGCGGGTCAAGGCTTGTAAGGGTTTGCAACGTATCAATGCTTAAATAGCCTGATTTGTTGTATTCTTCAACTGCTGTTTGACACGTCTGATAAGCTTTTTGCATATCATCAACAGCCTGAGCAGCTTCACTCATCTGAGTCTTAGCGTCTTTTACCGATTGAGCAAGTTCTTGCTGTTTTTCGTCAGCAGACGGAGCAACGATTTCCAGCTGTTTCAAAATGTCAACAAAAGCGGCCACATCTTCAGTATTCTCAGGGTCAAAGCCTATGTCTTTCATAGTTGTTTTAAGTTTTTCAAAGGCTTCGGTGTCTATGCGGCCTAAATTTGAACCGTCGCTGTTTAGTAAGGAAGTAAGATTTGTTGTATCAAAACCACTGATACCGGCTCTTAAAGTGTCAACCGCGTCTTTGATTTCGTCATAATCTGAAGTCTGCTCATTAGCTGCCTTCTTTGATTCATCGACCTGTGTCTGATATGCCTCTTTTGCTTTCGCTTCAAGCTCATTATAAACACGGTCAACTTCGATCTGTGCGTCAGAAACCGCGCCCTGAACATCATGCATCGATTTGCCGACATAAGAGCTTGCAATATTTTCTGTGTCGAAATCATGGGACAAAGGTTTAGACTGATGCAATGGGTCGTGTGCAACATTGTAAGTATAACCATCAACATTTCCGTGACTGCGGTTATAAGACGCCAGCGCCAACTCTTGTGCGCCAGCACCGGCCATTGCCATAACATCTGCCTTTGAAAGAATTTTGCCATTCTGCTCAGTACCTTCAATACCGGCAATTATGCCCTTAATACGAACCATCTCACCATTGACTTCTTTTTCAAGTCCTGTTGCATCAAGCTTCAGGAGTTTGTTGAAGTCAATTTCGCCATCTTCATTTTCACATTGAGCAATAATGTCATCAAGGTAGTCCCATAGCTGGTCTTCTGTTAATGGAATAAGTCCACTCTCAGTTTGCAGCATCGGGGTAAAAGCGACTTCATGTCCATCGATATCCTCTGATGTGCCTAAAACAGTAGAGTATTCTCCAGCTACATCATCTGGATGTTCCTCAGCGAAAGCGGAATAAGTCTTCTTATTTTCGTCTGTCCATTCAATGCGATCTCGTGTCAGATTATTAACATTGCCGTACTTTCCAGCGCCTTCTTCATATGCGGCTTTTTTCGCTTCTTGCAATTTCTTGTAGGCTTCCGTATATTCTTTTGTGCTCTTGATCTCGTCATCAAAAGACATCTCTTCAACAGGAGTAAAGGTGTTGTTACGAGCATTTTTTTGATTTGTCAACTTTTCCAGGTTTTCACTCACAATGTCTGGGAGGTTATTATCATGGAGTTGATCAACAGCATCATTATAATTTGTAACATACTGTTTTAATGTTGTACGCCATTTTTTCAACATGGAAAGGTTTTCCGAACTATACGTATCAGACAAGTTCTCTATTTCCTTGGTTAAATCGTCATATAGTTCAGCAATCGCCTTTGGATCATCAGGATCGATATTAAATTTGAAATAACTAGTATCCTGATTAAATTCACCAAAACCATCGTTTGCTAATTTCTGAGCAACTTCAGTCTCCTCAGCATTTGCGCCAATAATGACACCTTCGCCCTTTTTCTTGTAAGCATCAACAAGCAGGTTCCCCTGATCTTCAACATTATTTTCAAGATCAGGCCGTGCGTTCTCGCGTTGCTGCTTCTCAATATCTTTCAACAACTGAAGCTGTGTTTCGTAACTGGCATTCTGAAGATTAACCTGTTTTAGCATATCCTCGCCAATACCAGGCTGATCCTTTAAGGTCTCAGTTAACTCTTCCTGTAGTGATTTAAGTTCTGCAGTATCTTCTGCGGTATGGGTTGTTTTGTTTCCAATTTCTTCGTATCGCTTGACGATATCTGCAAGGGAAGTCCGTGCCTTGGTCAGCGATTCTGCCTGCTCTTTAGAATCACTCGCAATCTCTGCTATCTTTTCATCGATCTCCGTAAAATGCTTATAAACAGCTTGAACTCCCCAGATAAGTGCACTAATTGCTAAACTAGCAAGGATCTGCTTGCCCATTTGCAGAACATCATTCAAGAAAACTTGGTTTGTTATTTGTTCTTTGGTAGCTGCAATTTCTTTGTTTCTCGCAGCAACATCTTTCATTAACGCGGCACTAAGCTGCGGCAATCCATTCTGTCCAAGTTCAAGAACTCCTGCACTAAGCAAACGTTGCACTCTATCTGCGTCTTTATTCGCAGCGGCCCAACCGTTGATTTGTTGAACAGCTGCATCAAAATCAGGTAGAGCGTATTTACCACCCTTTTTCATAAAACCAACATCCATCAGCTTCGCAACGTCTTCATCTTTGGCCTGATACGATGTTGCAGTCTGCTCAAAAAGAACAGAGTTCATCTGCTTTCCGGCAGCGGTTGCTTCAAGAAGGCGTTTTGTTGTTGTAGCAACATTTTCATTTAAGTCGGTGACTTTAAACATCACTCTCTGAGCAGATTTATCAAGAGTAGCAAGTTGTGCTGCAAAATTTTGAAGATTAGCATCAGCTTCATCATCAATAAGATTTTTCTCGTCTACCTTTTTTATTGTCCCAATTTTAAAATCGCCTGCAAGCATATAGTCTTGTAGCCATTTTGGTTTCCCGGATGCCAATTTTGAACTTTCAATAGCTTTAGAAAGCGTCCCATCAAATCCATTTCCAAGTTCCTTCATTGACTTATTTATTGTCGTATCGTATAATGAAATCGGTGGTCAGCCAAAATCACTTATCAGTGAGGTAGAATCATGAAATTTGGTAAGATGAAGTATGATGTTCCTTTTGAAAAAATAGATTCTGGGCATCTGAATTTTACTTTTTGGGAAAAATTCCAAATTGTGAACGAAGGGAAAAGAATTTACAGAGAAAATCCTCAGTATACTTATCTAAATGAAGATCAAAAATTAAAAGATGAAAAACAATTTTATGAATCAGTTGTATATGCATATATGATTGATCAAATTTTGCAAGAAGATTTGTCTATAGCTGAAAGTTATAAAAAATTCAGCAAAGGAAGATTTTGGACAAAAACCGAAAAGGGAACAACCACAAATTATAGAGATTTAAACTATTACTTCCTTCTTTGGTACAGAGACTACCTCCGAGAACAAGCAGACCCAGGCTGCCTCGCTCGTGAACAAGCTCAAAAAGACAAAGAGCTCCAAGAGTCCATCGAACTCCACCGTCAGATCGATGCGTACTATGCCGCAAAACACCCCCGCGTCGAATGCCCCTATTGTCACTCCATGAATACAGAAAAAATCTCTGGTGTCGCTCGTGGTGTGTCAATCTACGCGCTTGGTGTTGCGTCTCCAAAGCTCGGCAAACAGTGGCATTGTAATAACTGTAAGAGTGATTTTTAAGCTTGCGGTGCTCTTTACTTTTTGTCTTTTTATGGTAGACTTAAATAGAGACTAGGAGAAAGGAGGAGGTTACAATGACTAGAGAAGAGTTTAATAAGATTCTTTCTGAGGAAACAGATAAAGAAATAAAGCATGTTATTGAATCTATTGATTTTAGCAATAAGGATCAAGATGAAATTCTGACAGAATCTGTGGCTATCGCAATTGCTGCATCCAATAACATCATCTTATCTGTCTTGGAAAAGGCTGGAGTGTTAACCTACGAAAATTAACACCTCCAGTTGATTGAATTGCCTGAATTGATCGAAGAAGTTTTTACAAATCGTTCACTTGATTCCATTAGCTTCTTTGTCTTTTCAGGTAATTTTTCTTTGATTACTTTCGCCAAATCATCAGCGTTTCCAATAGGTTTTCTCTGTTCTTTAATGTAATCAAGAAGGGCAGTGAGTTCTTTTGCTTCAATTTCAATCTTCATAATAATTCTCCTTTATAAAAATAGCAAAAGCCCGGCCTCCCAGTAGTAGGGAAGTCGGGCTTGTTCATTATGATGGCTGCACAGCAGTTATTTCAGAAGTTCGGTGATCTCTTCGGCAGTCATACCGCTGGCCAGTGCATTGGCAACAATATCTTCTGCCTTTTTACGATTCAATTCTGCTGCAATCTTTGCGTCAGCATCAGCCTTTTTCTTTTCGAGCTTTACAATCTCTTTGTTGAGCTTTTTCAGCTCTACTTCTTTTGCTTTCCTTTCAGCGTTCAGCGCGGCAATATTCGTTCCGAGTGCTGCAATTTCTTCAGCGAGAGATTCTGCAGCAGTATTTTTCTCAGCAATCTGTGTTGCGTAATCAACGCCATCGAGAACCTTTGTTTTATTCTTGCTTCCTTTGGGTCTTGCCATAGTAAAAATACCTCCGTATATTTTTGATACGCGATTGTACTTTTATTATAGCTTACGCCGTAAGTAGTGTCAATATAAACTATGTCGAAAGAAGCCGATCTTCAAAACGATCTGCTAAATTGTTTATATCTGCATTATGATCAGTAGCTGGACCATATTTTACTTCTCCTTGTGATGGATAACGAAGGCTGAAAACTGTATGGTTATTATAATTGCTTATAGTGTAATCGCATCGAGATAAAATATCTGTGCCAATTATAACGTCATACTCGGTACACGGATTCTTTATAGATGTGATCTTCCAGTTGTTAAAAGATAAATCGGAAGAAATAAATATATTACCTCTGACTATCGGACGGATACTTTTATTATCAGCAGAAAGTAGACGAGAAACCGCTCCTTCAATCATTGGTAACTGCAAATCTTTTGTAACCCAATCTGAAATAGCGCAGTTTGTTGCACCTGTATCAACGAGAGCATTGCATGAAACAACACAATTATTATATTCAATCAGTACTGGAATAATAATTGAATGTTCTAATTTGTCGTATTCAATTGTGTATGTTGTCGCCATTTATAAATTTACCTTTCACATTTTATTATTTCGAATGGAACAAAACCAAAATGCCCGTTTTTTGGAAGCTCATCAATCTCAGTAAAAATCTTAAATCCATAAGCTTCCCCATAAAGATACCGGTTACATCGCCAAGAAAGATCATGTTCTTTGATATACCGATCAATGAAATCACGCATAAAGGCGTTGGCTTTTTCCATATCTGGATAACGAAGGTTGCTGTGTTCCTTCATAAATGTTTTATAGAGATCTTCTGATATAATCCCGTTTTCACAGTATTCAATGCAAACTCTTTCGCAGAGCTTTCGCATCTCTTCATCCATATTTGCCTCCTGATACTATCATATAATAATACTTCTGTCAACGCCACGGCGTATACCATGGTTTTACTTTCTCCACTTTTGACGGCAGGGGAGAGACCACCTGTAATTTTTTCTGCCCACATGCGTTTAACATGCGTAGCAGTGATTTGGAGCACCCCATAGTGAATCTGCGGCGTTGTTACGCACGTAGTTCCACTCCGACATTATGCTCTCTGAAGCGTCTCTGGCAGTGCCTATTATAATAATGTAGGCGCATACAGAGCTTGCCTGCGGATTCCTTTCGGTTCCCGGACGAGAATTACCCAAACTCGCCACAGCTTACGCTGCCATGTTCGTCGGTTTTACTAAATACTCCCTCGCACTGCAGCACTTAATATAATAAGCGCAGCAGTCTTGTTCCGTGTCACCACCCGGAGTATTGCTGGGCACAATCGTGAAACCCGTCATTTTGGGTTTACCCAGCTGAGTTATAAAGGTTGCGATACCAGCACCCATTGGAATAGCGCCAGTAAATTTGATCATTGCATCTGCGGCTTTTGTAAGTCCAGTTGCGAGAGATACGACAGTCTTGACCAGACCGGAGTCAAGTACATCGGTAGAAAGAGCTTGGAAAGATGCGTCAAGCTGATTTAAGCGTCCCTGAATAGAATCAAGCCATTCGTCATTCTCCTCCCAAGCAACGTTCGCGCTGTTTGCAGCAGACTCCATTGCAGATTCAGCAACGTCAAAATTGCTTAAAATCGCAGAAACAGCATTGGCGTTTCTCTTACCCGCCAGCTTTTCGGTGACATTGGCCTGTGTTACATCAGAAAGACTGCCCCAAACTTCTGATAACTCTTTCATAATCTGATATGTAGATTTAAAGTTCTTGTTATCAGCCATCACGTCAACGCCGGTCAAAGATAACAATTCAGAGCGAAGTTTAGAGACAGAGTCTGCCATACCGTCAACTTCAATACCTGCTGCTTCTGCATCTGTTTTACTTGCACGTAAATACATAGAAAGAGTTTTCAAAACAGTGCCGACAGAATCTGCATCCTGAATAACTGCATTTGCAGCTGTACCAAGCGCAATAGTTTCTTCTAGTGTATTATTAGCGGCCGCCATTGCAGCAGAACTGCGAGTCAGAATCTCGCCCAGATCGTTTGCAGTGACAGGTTGAGTATTTGCAACAGCATCAATCTTATTGACAATGTCTTCAGCATCAGAAGCCAACAATCCAAAGCCCTGCAATGTTGAGATCAAATACGAAGACGAAGTGTTGACGTCATCAATACCATCACCAACATTCTTGAGCAGGGTAGAGTAGGTGGCCAAATTTTCTGCGTCCTCTGGACTATAGCCAAGTCGTGACCAATCAGCAGTTGAGTTGATAATATCGCTAATAGAAACACCGAGTTTTTGAGCTTGAATTGAAGCGCGATCCATGAACTTGTCATATTCTTCTGAGGTTAAATTTGTTACTTTTCGCAGCTCAGTCATTGCTGTATCAATATCAACAACGTTCTGATAAATAACCCCTAAAGCTTCCTGCATCTTGTGCAAAGCGGCCATGGTAATCATGGTACTTAGGTGTTGACCAAACAAATTTTCAAATTTATCAATAAGATTTTCTGTTTCAAGTCCCATACTCTTTGCCCGAGCACGAAGTTCCGCCATTTGCTGAGACAATTCTTTTACATTACGAGATGCATTGGGAGCTGCCAAACCATCACGTAAAGCAGTTACTTGACTACTTAATTTCTTTTCAACTTTCGGAAATTTTTCCAAATAATCATGCAACTGACTTTGTAGATTAGAAATACGAATAATAGCCTGAGTTTCTGCATTTTCCTGCGAAGATGAGTCTCTGAACTTTTGAATTTTACGCTGTGCCTTTTCGGCTTCATTACCAACATACTTATAAGCATCTGCCAACGAATCAATGCCTTGGATATTAAACTGGTTTGCCCAATTACGAGCAATTTGATTTTTATCTGATCCAATATTCTTATCTAAAGCTTCAAATAGACTGTTTGCTTGTGATGTAATATTTGAAACAAAAGAGTATTCCTGAGATCCAAGACCTTCATCAGTGCCCTCAAGCGTTCTGCGATATCCTTCCAATCGAGCAGTTAACGTATTGATATTTTTTGCATCCTGCCAGCCAACTTCAATCGACTCCTGCTCTGCATTGATTCTATTGTTAATTTCAGTTGTAACAGCGTTTTCAATATCACCACGTTTACTTAGCAATTCATTGGTTTTTGCCCACTCTGAAGAACTGGCTTTCAAAAATCCGCGATTAGAAAATTCTGTTTTAATCTCATCCAGTTGATTCTGGGTGTTAACATATCCTTTTTGCGCGTTTCCTTGTGTCCATACATTCCCGTTACCAATAGAATTTGCAAGAGTCCTGCCACGAGATTCCAATTGTTTTGTCAGCCGTTCATACTCTGCAAAAAGCTCTTCATCGGTTGGGATAGATTGGTTTACGATCCACTCGCGCAATTCTTTCGCTTTTGCTAAAAATTGGTTTTGAACACTACTAACATTTACACCAGATGTTTTGGCCCGTGATTTTAACGTGCTGATCTCGTCTTTTGCGTTGTCGATCTCACGTTTTTTGTTGTCAAAAGCAGTTTTGTTACGCTTTGCGTCGATTCCATAAAGATCTTTCTTTGCTTTAAGCAGTCTATCGTATGCATCCTGAAGCTGATTGACAAGATCAATTTCTTGTTTATCTGCACGTTTTGATGTGAAATTGTTTCTTGTCTGCATAAAATCTTCAGTGTGCTGTTTCTATGATTTTCCAGCACTCCATCCAGGATAATTTGCGTCAAGCTCTTTCTCAGTATCATCAGCACGGTTCCAAAGCTGTCCTTTTCGTTTGATTTGCGTAAGAACATTCTTTTGATAATTTTTATCGCTGGAAGTATCCTGAGTGTTTTCCAGCTTCATAATTTCATTCAGAATTTTCGCAAGCTTATCTTCCAAGCTCTTTTGAGATGGTGGATTCCCGTTATTCGGTGGAGTATTGTTTCCACCATTATTGGGCTGTGGATTTGCGGGTTTTGGAGCAGGTGGTACCGGAGGCTGAGGTTGTGGATTATTATTACCTCCATTGGGCGGCTGTTGAGCAGGTGGGGTGTTATTGTTAGGCTTTTGTTTTTTGCCTGGCTTTTTCCCGCCATTATTCCCACCTTGTCCAGTTACATCCGTCACAACCACTTCGCCATTGATCGTAATTTTGTCTGGTACAATAATATCTGTATCTGAAACTGTAATTTTTCCCTTGATATCAATAGGATTGTCCCCGTTTGCCAATGAGGCAAAATACTCTTCGAGCGATTTCTTGGCACCATTCAATGTTTCGGTTTGTTTGCCAAGTGACGCATTGGCGTTATCAACTTCTCCTGCAAAATATTGCTGAATACCTGCTGCTGCACCAAGGGAATCGCGATAATCTTCTAGTGTTTCGCTTGGTTTTGTGAAATTTGGTGTTTCAGGTAATGGGAGCTGCTGAACAGGAGCGGTTTCTTTTATTGTTAAATCAGACGAATCCGGCAAAATTTCTTCCGCTTTGTTAGCCGATGCTTCCAACTCGGTATCGCTAATTGAAGTTTTTACCTTGATTTCAATTGCTTTATCTGGCACTGTAATATCGGCTTCCGTCAGTGTAACATGTCCAGGAATCTCCACTGGTGTCTCTGGCGGGGTAATATCTTCCGGCTTCAATGCAACCTTTTCAGCAATCGAAGGCGTGTCAACCGCACTTTCCTTGACAGGAGTAACTCCGTTTTGCTTCAGTTTTTCAAGTTCCGCGTTGTTCTTTTCCAGTTCTGCTGTCTGGTTCGCAAAACCCTCATTGGCCACTGCAATGCTATCAGCAGTTTGTTTCGCTGCGTTGCCGACCTCTGCGTAATATTTTGCTGCTTTTGCCAATAAATCGGTCAGATAATTGATAGCTGCATCTTTTTCTCCAAGGAACGGTTCTTTGTCTCCAGAAGACGGGAAAATGCTGTTCAACTCAGACATTTCTTTGAGCAATTTATCTTTTGTCTGGTTGTCTGTCAATTTTGATACATCAATATTATTCCAGGCATCTGCAAGACCAGAGAGCATATGGATGGCCTGAATCATAGTATTCGGATCAAAATTACCTTTTGCACTTCCAAGCAGAGAACTTGACCAATCTTTTATGCTGTCCATATACGGTTTTACATGTGCCGTATCCAAGACAGGAAGTTCTTTTTGAAACTCTTGGAAAGAGCTGAAAATGTCTAATCCTGAAGAACCACCATATTTGCCCTTCATAAGATTTGCTAGATTCTTTGTCGCACTAGCAATCAGTGTAACGACTCGCCGCCAGTCCTGCTCAAAATCAACGGCCGACGCATTCAGATCGTCCATAGCTTTATTCGCATCAGACAATCCCTGTGCGGTCTTTGCAGTTGCAGCACTAGCATTCTCAGAAGCCTTTGCCTGATGATCGGCAAGATTCTGATAAATAATATCCTTTTGTTTTACAGCGGCTGCTTCTGCGTTTTCATTCTTTGTGGCGGTATATTGCGCATTGGCCATCTGCTCCATGATTTTGTCATCAGACGGAATATTGACCTTTTTCTTTGCGCCGGTCTGAGCTGCAGCTCCATTAACACCTTTTACAGTTGGAGTAATCGTAATGCCATTGAAAGCAGCTTCAACGTCTTTCCGTATTTTAGACAGCTGATCTGGAGCAATATTTGCCACGATAGCAACGTCATTGAGCCCAGCTTCAATCTTAGTTTTCAGCGCGGTGACACTATCGTCGCTAATCGTTCCTACTACATCAACAGGAATCTCTTGTTTAGCAGCCGTACTTGCATCAACGGCAGTGGTCTTTTTGCCCTTTTTTGTATGCTTTGTAGAAGTAGTAGAGGTCGAAGCAGATGCGCCTTCCAGCTTTGAATAATCAAGACCATCAATTACACCTTGCAGTTGGTCTCTGATCGTATCGAGACTGGCCTGGGTCGCTTTCAAGTTAACTTTTGTTTCTGTCTCTTTTTCTTTGAAAACATCCAATGCCTTATCAACATTCGAGATTTTTGCCATAATAGGCACAAGATGTTGATCGCCCTCTTGGTATTTAGAAACACTCTTTAGAAGACTGTCTACGTCCAGTTTGCCCTTGATCTCAACGCCGTCTTTTGGGATTTTTTTATTGATATCTTCTTGTAATTTGGCGGCATCAATTTGCGGGTCAACCTTAACTTTGATGCTCAATTCTGGTTCTCTCGCCATGTTTTATTCCTCCTTCTGGAGCAACCAATCTCCGAATCTAAAAAAAGCAGGCTTTAATAAGTCTGCTCATCTTTTTGATTATTTTGTATTGTCGTGATTGATCCGCTGCTCGACCATATTTACGATATCTTTATTGTGTTTATTGATATCTTTCTGAGTGTTCGTCATAAACGGACGCGGTTTCATCCACCTATAGCGCTTGTGTGTCCACGGATTTCGTATGTTGTCACTTTCAAGCAAGCGGGGGAGTCCATCTGGGTTATGATATTCTTTATGGTTTGCAAGGCGAGGACCTTCAACTTGAGTTTCATTATACACGGTCAAAACGCGACCATGTACAACATCTCTGATATTTGAATCATCCAATAATCCGCCATTGGTTTCACGACGTTCATATTCAACAGGGGAATAGGTTGCATAAACATCTTGCTCTACATGAGATTTCATCTTATCTTCCACATAATCTTTAACCTCATTTTTCAGAGCTTTATTTGCCCGTTTCATAATTTCTCGCTGAAGCCCCTCAACGGTATTGAATGATTTCTTCCCCATAGTTTACTCCTTGCCTTCAGTGGCCGCAGAAATAAGCTCTGTCGTATCAATTGAAGGAGCACCATCGAGCATACCTTCAGGAGTTTTGACGCTATAGTTATCTTTCTCTACCGGTTTCTTCAGATTTTCTTCAGCGATTTTTTCAATCATTTTGTTCATGTCGAACTGATCACCAATGCCGCTCAGTACATCGGCGGCCAACTGCATCAGCTGCTCAAACGGCTGGTTCTTTGCTGCGGCTTCAAATGCGGCCATATACTGCTGGCGGGCAATCTCGATTTTTTCGCGGCAAGCCTTGTTCAGTGTAGTCAGAATATACTTGCGCGGAGCCTCGTTCATCAACTTGGTCGTTTCGTCAGAGAAAGCCATTTCACTTATCTGGTCCTGGTTCATCTCACTGGTTTTCAGACCAGTAAACATGACCAGTGTTGTAATTCGGAAAGCGTAGTCATACAGCGCCGGCTCGTAACGGCCATCGCGCTCAGACAGGTTTACCACGCTGTCAACAAACAAAATTCGTTCAGCCAAAGTCAGATTATTCTTTGCATCCATAAGTATTAGTCCTCCTGATTTAATTTATTGTTTTCAAATTCTATCTTTACAGCTGTCGCAATGCACATCGCGTCAGCTTCATCAGACGAAACATCTTCTCCATAATAGGTTTTCACATAGTCGATGGCCTGCTGCTTTAATTCTGCACGCTTTACTCGACCCTGTTTAAATCCTAATATCTTTCGCCACTCGGATGGCTTAATGATCTCATAGGGGATATTGTTTAGCTCGCATACCCCCATAATCGCTCCTTGCAGCTGTGCCAGCTGGATCAATGTTTTTGGCGAGCTTTGCAGTGCAACATCTTCGATCACTACAAGGTCTGGACGATTGTTCTTGATGCGGCTCTGGATCATCTGGCGCATCATTGTCGAGCGCTCCAAGACATCCTTGGTTTTACTCAGGTCGATCAGCGAGTGGTAAACAGTGTAGCCATCAATGGTACAGACACCCGTCTTGCCGAGAGCCTGGTCAAAAGCAATGATTTTTATAATAAACACTTCCTTTTTCTTTCTGGATGTGGTAAAATTCAAATTTGAAGAACACCTGCGTATCCCTTTTGGGAATTATTAAAACGGCGAGAATTAGTAGGGGCTTCCCAAAGACCAGTAGTACAGCTGCTGGCAGAAAGGAGGCCCATATGATGATTGACTTCGACACCATGTCTAAGTTCGTTCAATTCGTAGCTGCTTTGGTGACTATCGCCAAGTTTGTTATGGAAGTAAGCCAGCCCCGGGCATAAGTGGGGCCAATTGTCCAATTATTCACTGAAGCTCCTATGCAAATTAGAGAGCGGAAAGTCGCCACGTGGGTGTTCTTCTTATTTGTGAGTTTCCTCATATCAACGCGCAATTGCAATAATTGTGCGCTCATAAAAGGGGCAGAGCCCCGAAAGACTCTGCCTCGTGTAAATGCTATGTATCAGCCCTCGTTAGGGAAGATGAGAGAGAACATGTCGCCATTCTCGTCGGCCAGAACGTCGAAGGTCATGGTCAGAGAAACGGGGTCGCCAGTGTTCTGCCAAGACAGCTCGAAGCCGGCCTGAGGAGCAGCCTTGTACCAGATGGGATGTGCCTCGATGATGTCGTCGCTCTCGGTCTTGTAGGGAATGGAACCCTCGACACGATAAGCCTTGGGGAAGTGACGGCTATCCAGGTGCACAACCTGAGCGGCTGCCTGCTTTGCGTAGTAATAAACAATGTAAGCAGTATTCTCAGTTGCTTCAGCAACGGTAACCTCAGTGCCGCCCTCAGTAACAGTAGCGGTGACCTCGGTGCCCAGATCGTCATCAGCCTTAAAGACCTGAATGGCGGTGGTGCCAGCAGCAGTAGAAATGGTCAGCTTACCAGCCTCGGTGCAGGTGACCTTCTCGCGCTTCAGGAAGTTTGCGGTGGTGCCCAGGTCGTTGCCAGACAGCATCTGGAAGACCTTAACGGGGTAAACCTGTGCCTCGATGGTCAGAGTGCCGGTACGAGAGCCGTCAAACTGCACGCGGTTAGGTGCGCCCTGGCCACCGGTTGCGAACACGCGGTCACCTTCAAAAGAGGTAGAAGTGACGTTAGCCCAGTCAACATTCAGGAACAGCTTCTTGGTGGAGTAGTCGACCAGCATCAGATCGGCGACCTCGCGGTTGGCGAAATTTGCATTCTTGTTAGCCATAATTGTTATCCTCCTATAGTTTCGTTTTCTTTGTCAATTCGCTCTATCCATTTCGAGGGGTCATATTTACCGCCCCAAACGGAGTAATTCATTTCAGCGATATTTAGTTGTTTTGCGCGTAATAGTTGGGAGAACGTATCTCGTATCTGTCCAACTGTCAGCTCAAAGATGTTTGAATAATTCAAACTTGGATGAAAAGTGCATAAGAGAGAAATCATGTTCGGCAGCTCGAAATTCGGGTCTGCCTTTTTTGTTTGTTTGAACTTTTTCTTCTTCTTTTGGAACTTCTCATAAAACAAGCGATCTTTTTCAGTCTTGAATTTTGGAGCTTCTTCCGGGATGTCGCTTTCGTCGATATCAACCATCTGCAGGCAAAGCTTTGTTACGGTCGAATAGTTGTTTCTGTCGATATAGCCACCGATAGAAAATCCTTTTTTGCCGTTATTTTCTTTGTCGATAAAAATTGCTCGATGCTGCTCGTCCCACTCCAATTCCCCAGAAACAAAAAGACCCAGAGCCGAAATTAGTTCAGCCCTGGATTCATCTGTCGATGTAAGAATATCGAACATCACAATATTTGCTTTTTGCTCACTTGTCATTTGCTCCCAGATGTCTGGCATCTTCATCATAGTTGCCGCATCGTGGTAGTATTTTTCTGGGGTATATAAAAATAATGTCAGTGCGTATTGATATTGGGTGTATCCTATCTTCAAAATGTCTTTCAGAAAAGGGGAGTGGATTCGCCCAACGTCTTTTAGCTGCACTCCATATGGGCTCAGATGCTCAAGGTACGAAATTTTTCTCATCAGCGAGCCCTCCTAAAAGAGCCGACCTGATAAACAAGCATTCGTCCGTAATAGCACTGCGCCGGCTTATAGATGCTGCTTCCAGCCCATTCAAGCGGTCCAATTCCAAATTCTTTGTTTCCATTCAGAAGCTTATCAATATCACTGACCAAAATATCAATGCGTGTCCCAGCTTGTCCTTTCCGATGATATGTCTGCATAAGGTTTTTACTGCAATATGCAAACACGTAAATGGTCATCATCGTAATAGAATCTCCGCTGGTCTGTTCTGGTACAACCTCAACACACAAAAATGTTTTTGAGTTTTCTTGTGTATCGGGAACGTACTCATACTTAAACACGCATCCACCTTCACCCGACCCATTCTTACCAAGCAGAAGAGTTTCGGGATCGTCGATATCGTCTGTATTGCCCAATAGGACATCAAGGACATTTTCGTCATTGATCAACTTGGAAACGACCCGATTTTTGAATACCCCGATTTCATCGAGATTCATATCAGATCACCTCCAATTCGATCTTTTCAGTAAGGCCGGCTGCTTTAACCGTCAGTACCACGACTTGTCCAATCAACTTAGAATCATCCACACAAGTGATCTTGCACTTTGCACCGGTCGTAGTCGTATTACCGCCTTTGAAACATACTCCCGCAGGAGTACAATCGCCGGTAAGCGCCCATTCTGCGCCGTCGTACACTTCGCCATCGATTTTTGCAGTAAATAGCTTGCCAAATCCGCCTGTTGGGATGGATGGTTCACCCGTAAACTCTATCGAAAGCACTCTGTCGTCTACGATGTTATCGTCAGGATAGGTGATATCCACGTTATCGGAAGCATCTTCAGGCACATAATTGCAGATCATTTTCTCTACATTGTCTGTTTCTGCGTTGTAAAGATCCTGTTCAACATTAAACGAGAGGAACCCGATCTGGTCATTATCATAGTCAATTCGGCCAGTCATCTGGTCAATCGACGTGATTCGATAGGTCTTTGGTTCTCCATTGACGATCTCCAACATCAGCCGTTTTCCAATGTTCAGACGGGCAGAATACTCGTCGAACGGGGTTTGAATGCGGAATTCACGGGTTGAATAACTCATTACCTTATTCTCACTCAGGTTGGAGTAATACGGCTTTTCCACAGTTGCCCATAGAGATACGATCTTTTTTGTCTGGTCGTCCTGCCACACGATCTGTTTCTGGCAGATCTGAATGCGGCCGCGCACGGTAATCTCATCGTCTGCATCACGTTCGGTAATCAGCCAGTGGCTCTTACCCCAGTACATAATGCTGCCGATCTCAAAATCCTCACCAGGTCTTGTGCGGAATATTTTCTGGTTTGTAACAGTAGACGATATAATATTCACCCAGCGGGGTACGTCATCTATCGTCACTTCTTTATAAGAAGGATTGACTGGCGCTAAAAAGCGCGTATCATGGAGTGCCTTATTGATCACCCTGTCGCGCTGCGTCTCTCCATCCTGTTTCAGCATGGCTCTATATTGAGATCTTGTCATATCCCACCGCCTTACTGTGTCCATTCAGAAACACTGTTTGACTTAAAGGAATACAAGTTCATCTCAGCAGTCAATTTACGCTGCGACTGCGCCAAAAGGTCTTTCATCTGCTCCAGTAGCTTAGCAGGGGAGAAGAAAGAAAAGTCTTTGGTGCTCATAGCGTTCTTTAAAGCGTCAGAGTTGTAAACATACGGCTCCAACCAATGCACAATCATGCTCAACGCCAGAATACTCTGTTCCTTGCGGGTCAGAGTAACATTAAACTGCTGCAGCTCATCATCATAGTTAGTCAGGTCTTGCACGCAAATGTCCGCAAAATCATCAATGGCGGCCTGAAGCAGGTCGCTTTCTGCGTCTGCAAACATCTCGTCAGTATATCCTTCCTTGTCATAATCTCGAATGCGCCCACGACAGCGGGCATAGATACTTTCAAAAGTGGTTGCCATGACCCGCCTCCTTTACATCAAATTGTGTCTTCCAACTCAACAGACAGGGAGTCCTCCAGCGCCTTAATCGCACTGCGGCTGTCCAGCTCACCGGTTTCAATCTTTTTCTTAGCTTCAGATGCAATCGCATCCTTGGTGCCGCCCGGCAGTGTCGGGACGATCTTCTTGATCTCATCGGCGGGCATTGTAAACACGTCATTGAAGTTGTCGGTGGTCAGACTATTTTTGTAATAGCGCTCAACGCCAAGCTTCTTGATAATGGCGGGATCATCGATCAAAATCCAATTTTCCTCAAAGAACCGGCGCTGATTACCGCGCATAGAAACCAGCTCGCGATACTCCATTTCCTGAACATCACCAAAAGCTTCCCACTCAACGGTATAGCCGGGATTCAAGGTGGATTTATAGATCAGATTACCAGCTGTGCCATTGCGGCACTCCACCATGGTCTCATTTGTAATTTCGACTACAGGCTCAGTCACCACGGGAGCAGCGGCTTTCGCGGCGGTAGTCTTAGTTGTACGTCTTGCCATTCGTTCCTCCTATTTAATAAAAGAAGCGGCAGGGCTGTTGCCCCACCGCCATTCAACTCAAATTATCGATTAGGCCATCTTGTATGCGCCGAAGTCACGATCAAACACAATGGCAATGCCAGTGCGCTTCATCATCAGGAACTCCTGGCTCATATCGGCGTTGTTCATCGGGGTGCCCATCAGCATAGTGACATCACCCTCGGTAACGCGCTTAATGGGCTTGGTGTCGCCAGCAAAAACGTACAGGGTCTTGTCATCCAGGATGAAATCGGTGGTACCGGTAGCGTGACGCTGCTTCACAGCAATCAGCTCAGTACCATTGAAGCGGCCAAAGTGACCCATTGCGTACATATCTTCCTTGGCGGAATCAGACACAACGGCAGTCTTGATCTGACGCAGAGCCTTACGGGTGCCAACAATCACAGCGGTCTCGCCAGTAGAAGCCTCAACGTGCTCGATCAGGTCCAGCAGCTTGTCCTCGTCAAAAGAGCCGGTCTCAATGTAGGGAGCATTCAGCTTGCTGAACATGCCAACGAATGCGGCGTATGCAGAATCCAGCTCATCCTTGGTGAAGGACTTGGAAACGATATCAACAAACTTGTTAAAGTCGATACGGCCAGCCAGAACACGGTTCAGCTCCTCGTAAATCTTGATAGCGTGCAGCTGAGTATTGACGGTGATGTCAGTACCAGCTTCCAGACGCTGACGGCGCACGCCCTGAGTACCCTCGGCGATATCGGCAACAGCAAACAGGCACTCGCGCTCGATGTGGAACTTGGGAGTGTCGCCCAGAGCCAGGTTGCGGTCCTCGACCATGTTCATAAAGAACTCGTCGCCCTTCAGACCTTCCTCAGAAATAACATTGACCAGCTCCTCAACAATAGCGAACACCTTGGAGCAGCTGCCATCACGCAGAGCCTTAATGTCCAGCTTGGTGGAACCGCCATTTGCCTCAACCAGAGCCTTGCGCAGAGCCTCCTGGGTGTCGTTCACAGAATAATCACCAGCAACGTGGCCCTTGTAGCCATCGAGAGCCAGCTTGACCAGATTAGAATCAATAGCCATGGTATAAACCTCCTATAATAAAAATGGCCGCCCGCTTTAAACGGACGGCTTTATGTTGATTTCTTAAAACTTCGGAATCACTTCAGGGTGATCATGTAGTAGGTATAGCGACCATCGCCAAAACCAACAGTCTCAACAAAGTCGATGCAGCCAAAGGTCTTGTCATCAGCAGTCTCCTGAATCTGGATCTTGGTGTCATCGGCAGCAAAACCGACATACTTGCCCTTTGCAGGGGTGCCGTTAAATGCCTCGGCAGTAGCAGAGAAGCCACCCTTAGAAACATTCAGAGCGTAAACGCGCACGGGCTTGCCAGCCTCATTGACCCACTCGGGCAGATAATGTGCCACGGTCTGATCATAGAACAGCTCGACGCCAGCGGTCAGATACAGGTCAGCAACGGTGGAAGTTGCGGTGGGAGCGGTAGCCTTGTAGACCTCGCGACCCAGCTTTTCGCCCAGAACAACCAGCTGAGCGTTATCGATCTCAGCGGCATCGGAATCCTTGTAGAAAATAGCACTCTCCAGCTGAGCACCATCCAGGGTGCCACCCAGCTTGTCAATGCGCACAACAGCATGCTTATTATTAGCCATAATTATGTACCTCCTAATTTTTGGTAAATTACTTATTGCCGAGATAGTGTTCGATCAGACCACCATACGCGACATCTGAACCGTTCTGGGTGCCACCCACGCCAAAGCGGACAGTTCCTTTGTTGTTTTTATTGGGAACATAAGAAAACTCGGCACTCTTGCGGCCAACCAGCGCATAGCACTTGGTCTCCAGATCGGAGTAGCTGATCTCCTTGTTCTCCTTCAATGCGATATACTCAGCATCTGCACCAAGCTTCTCGTCCATAACAGAAAACAGCTCATCACGCTTAGCTTTTTCTGCTGCGACGACTGCATCTTCCTCAGCCTTCTTGTAAGCCTCCAGCTTGGGTTTGATTTCGCTAACTTCATTGGCTGCCTTAGTAAAGCTATCAGACAGTTCAACAAGCTTATCAGTCAAAGTAGAGAACATAGTGATTAGGCCAGGCATCACGTCGCCCTCGTCCCAATCCTCATAAGTGACTTTCTTACGCTTAATATTCGCGTAATCCAGAACAACATTGTCGCCATTCATAGAGTAGGGAATACCCATTAGCTGATACGTGCCAGAATCGGTCACAATTACCTCGCTGTCCAGAATATCGGTGAGCCAATACTTAGGAATCATACAGTCAGAATCCCATCGAGAAGGAACCTGAACTTTTAGCAACGCATTATAAATTTCGTCTCGAAGCTGATTGGCACTTAGAGTAAACTCAGCACCAGCAGCGGGCTCATTCTCGGTAGGAGCAGTATTCTCAGTTCCGGCGGGCTCGGCAGGAGCAGGCTCGGGTTCCGTAGTAGGTGCGGCATTCTCCTCAGCGGGGGCCGCTGCAGGCTCAGTCACAGTGTTTTCATTGGGAGGAGTAGCCTCATTCCCGGCTGGTTCGGTAGGGGCTACCGTGTTCTCAGCAGGAACCTGATTCTCCTCGACGCCAGGAGTCTTAATTTCATTTTCATTCATTGGCGTTGTATCTCCTTTCTCCTCATCGGATGGATTATCATTTTGCGCAGTATAGTTCTGCTGAATTGCTTGATACTCATAGAGCCGATCGCGGATCTGAGCAGTAATATCTTCAACAGAAAAATTGGCAGTAACGCAGCTGCCTGTCATAGCGGGCTTGATACTCGGATCAGTCGTAGACAGAATGCAGCAACCGTCAAATTTAAAAGACCCCACAGGAACGTTGCCGTTCTTATCTGCGGGGCCACAAGCCATATCGGTCAGCTCAACACTGTGATTCTTCGTACCATCGCGGGTAAAAATATCTACAGGATCGCTAAATTTTGTCCAAATCAAACCATCAACACGCAAATACTCCCGTTCAATACCGGTGCCGTCATCCTTAACGATCCAGCGAGGATTACAAGATTCAGGGATAACACCATAAGCTTGACCAGCATAGACGTACTTCACGTCTTTGTCGGTGATCCGCAGTTCATGTTCATGTCCTTTAAAGTCCTTGTCTTCCTCGTCAAGTTCATCTACAACGTAGCCCAGGATCGGCGTATTACGGATTGTCGGTACTGCTTTGTTGATCGCGTCTTTTGTGAAACTTGTCTTATTGAGGTTTGCTCCAGTGTGCATTACATCAATGCTGACATCAATGAAGCGAAAATCAGAAGATTCGTATTCGCCCTTCTTAATAAAAGAAACCGGATATCGTTGATTCATTCTGTTTTCACCTCCTCGTCAGCAAAATAAAAGCCCTGGCGAATCGCAACCTGCAACTCAGCCAGAGCATTTTCAAACACAGAATCGTATACAAAAACATACTTGTTTGTTGGGTCTATTCGTAGCATCAGAGCGCCACGGTCGGTCAGGAACTTTGCCATCCCGGCGGAGTGTGCTCCGTGTACGATAACTTCATAAATCTCCTGACTCATCTTATGCCTCCTGTCTATCGGCGCTTACATTGCCAGCATCAGACAGGCCCTCGCCCTTACTTGCGTTTGTTGGGCGGCCACCTTCATCCCCGGCGGAGCCGGACTGAGTATTGGAGCTCTTAAGCGGTGTTTCACCAGCACTAAGTCCCAAGATTTCATTTTCAAGATAAGTCATGTTCTCATAATCGCTGCCCGCATAACCAGTAGTTGCAAGAGCTGCGGTTCGAGTCGGCATACCATAGGTGGCATCCTTGAGATATCTTTCATGCATCTCAGTCACGTTATAATGAGTGACTGGTAGGAAGTTTAGGCGGAACCTATAAGAACTGGAAACACTCTTCAGCTTGCGATTGATCCAGCGTTCCAACTGTCGCATCACTGCAAACACGATCTCCTGGTCATTCACAGTACACAGCTGCAGGGTAGTAGCAGAAGGATCTTCGCCACCGCCGAATAGATTCTTATTCACGCCAGCGCTTGTAAAGAATGCGGCCTCAGCATTTGCGACCTCTTTAGAGTCACTGTTCACGCCGCTCTTTTCAAAGTTCTAGCTGCTGATTTTCATGGGAGTAAGAATTGCGCCAATATTCGACGGCAGTACATTACTCATCATGTCATAGAACTCTTTTGCTGTATCATAGTCGATCAGGAAAGAGCCGTCAGCATCATTCACTGGGATCTCCATTGCCAGTGCCTTATAGTTATTGGTCTCACTCGCGTTTTTACTGATGGCACGGTAGTCTTCAATATCGGCAAGCGCACTAAACAAACTTACAAATGGTGGAATGGGAATATAATCGTGCTCGTTTACTTTAATGCAGATGGACTTGGAACTGTCCAGCTCCTGCCACTTGTAGTTCTGCGAGTCAGCCTTATATTGGTTATACATCGTCTCAAACTCCGGCGGATAGTTGGGCAGCTTGTCTTTGTTGGAATCAAAGTAAGAAAAATCAAAAGCAAAATTATAAACGCCGTCTTCAATGCTGCTTATTTTACAATAGTCTGCATCAAGATTTTGAAAAGCAAAACTATCATTCGTCTCCCACGCATAGCCATAGTAAACGTCATCGCGGAATGCAATTGTCAGTATCTTCGTAGCTTCGTGCGGGATATTCATCAGCTCAACTGCTGTTACAGCGGAATAATATGCTTTCTTAAATTTATTGGCGTTAATTGTCTTAGAGCGATCAAGTCCATACGGAGAGATCGTGTAAGAGTATGTAGACATATTCGCAAAATACTGAATCAGTCGGCGATAGTAATTTGAAATATTGAATAGATATTTACTCATATTTCGTAGCTGCTTCTCATAGTTGGCTGGGTTGCCAAGATAGGTTACGATCTGATTTTTCGTATATTTTGTATATGTTGGATTTGTGTCGGTACTCGATGCTAGATTACGGATACCGATATGTGACAGGTTCGCATAAACGCCATTGACAAGATCCTGATATGTTACATAAGAGGTCTTACCATCTTTGGCATTTGTTACGCGGACCTTTTTCTGCATTTTATCTTCAGCCATTACAGTCCTCCCTTCTTTAATACAGGCGCTCTAAAGTTAAACGTGAGCGAAGTTGGCTTTTTATTCTTCTTCTCCATGCTTCGTTCAACTTGCTGCGCAATGTAATAGTTGTAAGACAGGGAAGAGTAGCGGTCTTTACGGCAGCCGGATTTCTCCTTGACTTTGATAACGTTATTCACGGTTTCGTAGCCCAGATTTACAAGTTCGTTTACAGCAAGCCCGGTATTGATATATGGCATCTGTAGTGCGGCTCGTTCAGTAGGCGACATTTTATCATAGCCTTTATAGATTTTGCGCAACTGGTCTTCACATCCGTACTCACTCTGAAGCAGATGGATACGCCCTTGCTGGAAACCACTGCGTAATCCAATGGCTACATCACTGTTAAACTGAGAGCTGCCCATAATTGCCTAGATGACCTTTTTGGCATTTTTGTCAGAACAGCGAGACGCGATTTCTTGATTGTTACAGCAGCTAATCGCAGGATACGTTTCGCCTGTTTCTGGGTCATACATATCGCGCATCAACAGGTCAACCAGAGGCAATCCAACACCTCTACAGTCAACCCCGATATAATCACAGTTGAAATAATCGAAATACCGTCGCAGTTTTAGTGCTTGGTCTTGCGCACTCATACCTTCAACGTTCTCTGAATAGACAAAGTTGCTGGTGTAGCGTCCTGATTTATTCGGCAGCATACAGTTCAAGAAGATACTGGTTGCATCGTTGTCGTTTTTGCGGCTACTCATCAATGCAATATCGGCAGTAAGAATTCGCACTTCGCCATTTTTCTTTTTCGGCACGTCCATAGCAGCTTGATTAAGTAAAAGATTCGGTGCGTAGAACGCCTTTTCAATGACGCGCGTTTTGTTGATGTCATCAAATTGGAATAAGCCGCCTTCGGTAGCACCAAGCCACTTACATTCGTTCTCCATTGCAAATGTCAAATCAGAAAAACTGGATTCACTCATTTCATCCTCTACAGCCTCCTTCAACAGCAAGCCGCTTTTGATTGACATCTGATACGGGAAGGATACGCAGAAATATTTTTTATTAAAATCGATCATATTTACGAAGTAGTCCTGACATTTTTCATAGCTCCAATGGTTTTGGAACCAAGCAGAACTTAGGTAGAATTCTTTGTTTCGCTCTGCAAGATGTGCATATTGTGGCTTGTCTAAATATCCAGGATGACGAACAATATTCAGGAACTTCTTCAAGATTAAATCAATAACATCTTTAGAAAGTAATCTATATTCATCACAAATAAGAAGCGTAGCTCGACTACCACGACTACTGTCTGTTGCAGTGACAACTTTGATATAGCTGCCATTCCTAAATATGATCTCTGCCTTTTGATTATTGATATCGACCTTTTTGATTTCAGATCGTAGAAGGGGACTATTAGGGTAGATCTCCTTCATTATCTTTTCATCCAAAATACTGATAGATTGGCTTCTTACTTTACAGGCGATACAAACCTTGGAACCAGGCCATAGAATACATGTAATCACACAGAAAACTGCGGTTAGAAATGACTTACCAAGGCCGCGAGCAGCAATGAAGCAGAAGCCGGTGCATCTCACCATCAAAAACAATAGTAGCTCTTGGAATGGCTTCAATGTCAGGTTTAAATAGTCTTTTGCAAACCGCTGAGGATTCGCTCTATAGAATGATGCCCTCAGGGCAACTGCGTTCATTATTTTTTCTGATTTTGTATTCGCTACTTCCTTATCTGTTAATTTCTCTTTACTCATGCGGAACCACCGCCTTCGCCAATACCGAAAATAGTTTCGCGGAGGCTGGTATCTGTGGCATCGTCATCATTTGTCTCTGGTTTATGAGCAGTATATCGTTCAAACTCTTCGTCAAATTCGTCTTGATATGGATTCTTTAAGTTGAACATCTTAAGCAAAGTACCCAGCACCCACACTCTAAAATACTTACCGATACCATCAACGTCCTGCCACTCTGGCGACGGTTCTGGAATCGGCTCTTCCTCTTCCTATTTCTGAATCAGCGTGCCAAAAGTATTCGTCTCAGCCAGTGCGTTATCGTTCGTCTGGTTTGGCTTGATTTGGGCAGAACCCATCAGGTTTTGTAGGTTATCGTTTGCTTCCTTGATCTTTTTTGTGTCACCAGTCGCATCAGCCTTTTCGCAGTTAAGCTCTGCCTTTGCGATGCGCTTAAACAGAATCTCCTGTGCTGCTGTCTTGCATTCATGGCGTGTAATAAGGTTTTGGTAGTGATCATCAAGGAACAAATAATCTTGTTCATCCAGACCAGTACCCCAGAATTTTCTCATCTTCAGAGTGACCTTTGTTCCCTTCGTATCGCCAGCAGCCAAAGCGTCTTTTTTCTTCTGGTCGATCACATCGTCATAAGATTTATCTGCATACTGACGTATATTAAGACGTCCCATATAGGTGTTAATTTTTAAAGCAGATGCCACAGAATGTTCTGAAGCGTCAAGCAATTTATCATTTACATAGGTATCGAACATCATAGCCAGACGGTCAATCGCTTCATCTTCATCGTTATACTTCTTAACATAAAACTCAAACATCTTCTCACGGCACTCATTGCACCACGGGAGGTATCCGTCGTTACCCATAAACCATTGACTCTTCGTTTTTGAGAAATTACCTTTGCGCACGTCATAGATTTTTCCGCAACACATACATTTGCCACCACTCCAAGAGGGCGGAACCTTGACACGAGGCGGTTTCTTATCTGCGGCAACTCTGGCCATAGCCAATCACCACCGTTCCATCGTCCATCATATCATCGAAGCGATATTTGATCTGATCCTATAGTTTTAAAACTTCATTCAGTTTTTTCGTCTTGCGGAATTTTGTATATACAGAGCCAGTTACCGGGTGCTCTCCAATCTCTTCGTAAAAAATTCCCATAGCGCGAACAAACAGTGCTGTCCGTCTAGAATAGCAGTAGAAGTAATCGCCTCCTAAATCTTTGTGATATTTTTCTTCCATCTCTAATTTGGAACCCTCCTTTTTAACTTATTTTTGTGGGTACAGGTATGCGAGTCGAACGCATCCAAACACAGCTTATGAGGCTGGTCAGCACACCGGCGCTGTCACCTGCGACATATAAAAATGCCCCAGGCCGTAGCCCAGGGCATCAAAATCTCTATTAAATTACTATCTTTGCTGGCTTCTCCAGCTTGACATCGTACAGACATTCAAGGCCGCTGTCATCGATTACAGCCACTGCCTGTTGCGGCACATCATTCTTGCGCAGTCCAATTGCGTAGGAATCGCTGCCACAAACGCAGCCGCTCTCAATAACCTTCGTACCATGCACTGTTGTCATGCCGTTTGTGTGGCGGTGACCAAGGAACACCATGTCGATTGGCTGCTTCACCATCAATGTCAGGTGCTCAACCACGTTAGCAGGGGAGTCCTTATCTCCATGTGCGTACATCACAAGACTATTTCTAGCCTTAAACCCGCCAAAGGTCGGATCGAGCTTCTCTGTCTTGATATCAATACCAGCCAGATTTTGCAGCCGTGCCTTCATATAGAACGGAATCAGTGCTTCAAGTTCGTCGCCTGCTACCTGATCCTCTTTGCTGGGGAACACCCGTGAATGATTGCCGCTCACAGAATACACGTCAATATGCTGGCATACCTCGTACAGTGTAGCAACAAAATTACTTACCAGCTCTGCAGCCGTCATAACCTGCTCAATGCTGTTTTCATTGTTCTGCACGCGGGTATTAACATGGATATGCCCATTGATCAGGTCGCCCAACAGCAGCACATGAATCTTTTCGGCTGTATGTCGCGCTACGATATTGAACACCTGTGCAGCATAACTCTCAAGCCGAGCCTTTAGGATATCCTTGTTAAACTTATTCCACGCCGAATCAATACCCGCGCCAGCATGTAAATCAGACAAACACACAATCACATCGTGACCGCTGTCTTCGTATTGCACAACATTCAGAAAATTGTCAGGGTTATACGGAGCAACGTTCTTCAGGATCAATTCCTTGATGGATTCGGCACGGGCAACATCGCGATACACCTTGTTTGCTGCATTGCGTTCATCTTGTAATTTGATCTTTTCAATCTTCAATCGCTGCAGTTCGTCCTGGATCGTTTCTTCGTTGGCGTGATCAATAGCGTAGTCATAACCAGCTTTCCACGACTTATAGGTCTTGCGGTATCTGCATTCGCCATAGTCTGAGCCGGTCGCTTCATTCAGCAGTTCTGCTGCCTGATCCTAGGTCAACTTACGTTCACTGCATGCCTCACCGATTCGCATCATATATTCGTCAAAGGTCTCGCCGTCCGCTTTCTTAAATTCGTCCATGCGCCACCTCAGATCTCAAAATTGGTGTTGGTACGCTGGGTACGGTTCAGTTCGCGCAGCGCCTCTTCTGCCTCTGGATTGCCGGGCAGCTGAGTCAGAACAGAGTTGATCTCCTCCGCATACCAGTGGTGAACGGTACGGGTGATATGGACACCGGGGATAACCTTACGCAGATACTCTGCCTCACGCTTAGTAATTTCAACCATTATAATAAATCTCCTTTGTAATTTATAATCGAAAGGGAAATATACAACACCCTTTCATATATTAAGAACTTAAAGTTCATTTCGGTCGTTTGTTTCGATTTGCATTCTTTTTCGCCAGACGTGCTTGTTCTTTCTTTGCCGCACACCCTTTGCAATATCTACTGGCATTTGGCTTTTCTGAGTGATACTGTTCGCCACACACAATGCAATAACATTCCTTCGGGTTAAACAACTCTCGCACTATGGCGCTTAGATTCAGCCGATTGTTTTCAAACGTTACATTGAACGTGTACGCAATCGTGTCATTCTTATCAAGGACAAAATTTGGGTACTGGTATAAGCACCCAATGTCGTCAGTGCCGGTTCTGTTTAGCAGGTGATAGTCGTCAGAGATCTCTTTCATGCCCCGCACTGTATTATAGCCGTCGTCCTAGTTCTTCCCAGCGCAATACATGATCTCTGTCTGCTCTTCAAAGCAGCCACCAAAACGTTTCATCTTAAACTCAGTATCCAAGGCAAAGGTATCACTTCCGTACAGTCGACAAAAGAATATCACCCCAAACAGAACACGTAATTGTGCGTAGTTGATATGATACTTTCGACGCGCCTCTGTAATATAGTTCAGATCTTTCTGATAAAGCACAACTTGATGTACGTCAAGTATGGGCGCGTTATTTTTACGGCCTCTGCTGAACGTCTGGATCAAGTGGCTACGGTCATAGCTGACAGACTCGGGATTTTTCATCCGCTCATAATAAATGGTGGCGCATTCAATAGGGGAGAGGGAGGTTCGCTTCAGCAGGTTTCGCAACATCAGATTTGACTCGTGATAGTCCTGCCAATGATCAAGCAGCATATTCTCATTACAATAAAATGTCGTATAAGCCATTTAACCTCCTTACTCAATTGGTATAATTTTACCATCGACATAACGACAAAGCTGTCCATGTTCGTTATAGTATGGAGACATATATCCACTATGCAGCCAATAATACATAATTCTTGTGTTCTCATCGTAAATAAGTTTCGTGTTGGAAATACTGTACAAAGAGCTTCCATTATAAATAGATTTATCGCCTACATTGTTTTTGCGCGGAATAGATGCCCAAATTCCAATACCCAAACATAAACATATTACAGCTATTAAAGCAATGATTGTTGCTTTAAAACATCGATAACTCATTCTGTCTCACCCTTCCCATCAACTGCTTCGTGAACATAATTTGAAATACGCTCGAATTCGGTATAATCAAAATACATCTCGCCGCAATCACCGCATACCATCGCCGTGATATCCGGCACATGGACCATCTGATTTTTATAGGTAAATTCGTGCTCCAGTCCAGTCTGCTTTGTCAACAAGCCGCCACAGGTAGGACACTTGGTTATTTTCTGCGGTTTCTTTGTTTTCTTCTTAAACCAACCCATATTATTTCACCCTCGCTTCATAGATTTTCGGTTCAGCCAGACTATATCGCTGGCCAAGGTATTCGTACTCGCCGTTCGGATCGTGAACTGGCAGCTGAACAGGAACCGGTTTGATATTTTCGACCACACCAGCCCCAGCCATGTGCCATAAGAACTTCTTGAATTTATTGGGATATTTTTCGTAGCAGAGCACCACAAGAATATTCGCCAGCTCTCTCACATCAGGACACACCAGCTTGCACTTGTTGCGGTAGACATTGTAGATCGCCTGCCAGTTCGTCTCATATGTCTTAGCCTCTTCTTTGGTAATACGCGACTCGATGTCCTTATGATATAATTGCCAGTTGCGGCATTTCTTTTCGAACTCAAGCTGTTCCTTGCGGCATTTGTTGAAGTCCAAGAAAATGGCTTCGATCTCATCAAAGACTGCCTGATCATAGGAGACCTCTGGGTCGTACATGATATGCCAATCAAAGCTACCTGCGGGCTCTTTGCGCCACCGCACACCGCGCTCCCAACGCTCCAGACTCATGCAAAGCAGGTTCATGTTGCTATGTGCCTTGCTGAGATTATGTAAACGTGCGTAGTAAGGACCTGCATATTTCATAAAGTAGGGGGTGCTTTTGGGTCCGGTACCGTATTTCTGTATGTGTCTGGGAATCTTATAACCGCAACCCGTCTTAGCTCGATCAATTTCTTTTCCATTTGCAACAGAAAGCAAAGAGACATATTTCAAATATTCCTGTTTTGTTTTTTCAGTCTTAGGTACTTTATTTTGATATACTGTACTCAAGTTTGAAATTTCGCCAATTTGACTTTTAAGGCCACGGAGAGTACAGGCAAACTTGTTGTCAAGCGTGTCTGTTTCCGCAAGAGAGGTCTTCTTATCTTCAAGGTCGAGTGTGATAGGGATATCAGTATGTATTCCAGGAATCATAGAGGGTTCATTGATGACTAGAACAAGGTCTCCATCAAAATCTGAACCATTGAGTCTTGGAGCATTGATATCATAGATTGAAGTAAAACAACAGTTTACAAGTCCATGAAAATATTTCTGCGTTAACTCATTATCTACTGCATCAACAAGTACGTGCTCAGACCTTGAGATGTGAGGATTTCGTTCGCAAATACGCTTGCCAAGAGCGACACCACGACGATCAAAAGTATAAATTTCTCCAGCTTTTAATGCACCAACAACAGGGAGGCCACCAGCCCATTCCATCAGAGCAACAAGATCTGGCACCCAAAATTTAAAAGTTGCATTCATCCAAAGCTTGCCGCACTTAAAGCCGTCGCGAGTTTTATCAAGCAGGGAATGGATATATTCTTTTACACAAGGCTCGTGAATCATTTCCTGATTACGAGCTAGTGCGGCGATATAATGGTTTAGTGGATTAACATCATTCGCCATAAGACCAAGAAAACAATTTGTGTAAAAGATGTCGTTACTTGTAACTTTCTCATAAAAATCAACCGACATATCTGCAAAATGCTTAAAATCATCAAACTCCATGTCTAGGTTTTGCAAAATTTGGTAATTGCATTGAGTCTGAAGCCGTTCTTTCTCGGCGCTGTAGTTCTATTTTGCAATAGCGAAGCAACTGTTAGTTTTATGGAACTCATCCCAATACCGTTCCCAGTCCTTATATGTGCCATCTTTTTTGAAATACTTATAACCCTTATAAAGACTGACAGTAAGAATCATAAGAGGCTCACTACCTGGTGTCACATCGTATTCTTGACCCCAAATGTCTTTGATTTTTGTCACACCACGTTCGGCATAAAATGTCTCATAGTTGATTTCATGCATACAACCTTTAATATATGGAGCACGGATAATACAGCTATTGATATGTTCCTCTGTACCAATTTGGCGTTCGATCTGGCGCATAATTTCAGGATGACAGATCCCGGCACCATCGAAGCAGTTGATAGTGATATCGGTCTTTTTTACTGCAACATCCTTCTGCGTCCAGTTGCGTTTATTACCCGCCTTATCAACGAACTCTGTTGTTTTATCATATAGATATTCAACCATTTGATCTTTGATTGTGTTCTCATAATCGTTAACGATACAGATTTTAGGGGTCCATCCTGGCAAACAAAAGGCAGAAGATAGATTTAAACCGCGATAAGCGTAGTATTTACTAAGTACAGTCGGTGTTTCAGAAAAATCGAGTCCCATACTAATACGTCTATCTAGCTCTGGGACAATATGTTTTTCAACAAAGCTCAACATGCTTTGGCGAACCATACTAGCACTTCGTTCGCTGAATAGATATGTTTTTCCATTCATTTTAAACCCACGCTTCACAAGTCGTTCAAGCGCTTTTGCCTTATTGTAACCACCAGTTGCATCGACAAAAATAACAAATTTCTGGAATTTACTGTCGTCCATGGAAATCATACGAATCTGTCGGAACATCATATTATCGCCCTGGAGAACAGTAAACTTGGTTACTTCTTCTTCACTTAATCTGAAATTATAATCATGGGTAATAATCCAATTTAAATTGAATTTTAAAACCGAATATAATGGAGGAGAAAACAATTATTAAGCACCCTTTCTTTTGCCCCACACTGGAGTCATTATTGCGTCCTTTTCAGACCAACCAGTTTTCAAACGACCACGAATGGTTGATTTCGAAATACCCATTATGTGTCCCCATTCAGATATATCATGTGTTACGCCATCTATGGTTATATATTTACATGCTGTTCTATTATTCGCCTGAGTATTCCAATCTGTCCATCTACAATTTTCAGGACAGTAATTACCTGTTGTGTCAATACGGTCTATAGTGCATGCTTTTATAGGAGCATCTTTATCGTACCCATTAGCATATGCCCAATCTCTGAATGTCAAAAAATCTTTCCATTCTTCACAAACAGATATGCCACGTCCACCATAAGAATCGTAATGAGCAGCTTTTGGATTGTTGCACCTAGCAATCATATTACGCCATACATTATAAATTCTTTCTTTTGAATAATTTCCCTTAGTTAAATGTAAATGACCACAGCTTTTAGAACGACCATTTTTTAAGAGGGCAGCATCAACATCCTTGACCACGCCACAACTACATTTACATGTCCACCAAGTTTTCCCAGGAGTTTTCAAATCACTTCTTTTTAATACAGTCCATTCGCCAAATTTTTGCCCAGTCAAATCAATATAAGTTGGATAAAACTTGCTACATCCACAGCTTTTTATATTCCCTGTTCTTAAATAAACCCCAGTTGCAACTATTTCATTTCCACAATCACACTTACAAAGCCACTGGGCATATTGATTTGAATTGGACACTATTTTGTTTTCTACTCTCTTTACAACCGTCAGCTTTCCAAATCGTTGTCCTGTTAAGTCTTTGAACTTGCCCATTATTTCATTCCTCCAGTAAGACCGTTCCAGTGGTCGTTAAAGTGGTCATCGCCGTCATCTTCGCCATCGCTGCCACCCATATCATCGTCGCCATACATGATCTCATCGTAGACTGCCAGACACTTACTGATAAACACAACCAAAATAGGCGTAACCACCAGGGCAGTAAAGAGCACACGCCCTAGAATCTGATATGTAAGCACGAATACAACAAGCATTTCTGCGATAGTAAACATCCAATCAACAAAGTCAACGGAACTTAAAACACCAGCGATAAGCACCATCAGCGGAATAGAGTTAACGCGAATCTCCTGAATATCGTCTCGCTCTGTATCGTTCTCTCCGCCCGGCTTCTTAGGCTCTTTGTCCATACTACTGCGTACCTCCTTAGTCCTCGTCGTCGTCCCACATTGTGCGCCGCTTCCGCCGCTCTGATTGCCGCTGGCGTTCGCAACTCTCCTGAGCCTTCTCAACTTCCTGCAAAAACTGATTCTCGATCATACGCTGTTTGCGGGCGTTACGCATATAGCTGCTCTTAGATACCTTATCACGCTTGCGATCACTCATCGTCGCCGTCCTCCTCATCATAACCATAATCATCTGGGCAGTACATCTCATGGAATAAATATCGTGTCAAAGAAGGAGACATAGGCGTACCATCTTCCATCCACAACGTATCATAAAGTGATGCATTGCCAATCAGTTCCTGCTATTCTGCATATACCTGAATCGCGTCAAGGATATCCTCGTAAGTTACATCATAATCGCGCACAGCATCAGCTACGGCAAATCCAATATTATAAATATCCTGTTTTGAAAAGTCGTTTTCTTTCATATAGTTCCTCCTTATATCAGCGGCTCACAAATACATGGTCCTGTCAGTAAATCTATTTTATGTTCAAGTTCTGCGATCCGAGTTTGTAATTGATCAATCGCAGTTTGATACGAGGTTGTTGTTGCTTTTATAGTATCTATACGTTCTACTGCAAAATGCGACAGAGTATTTGCTTCATCGACTTTGATAATCGCATGGTTTACTGTATCGTGCATAGAAAATAAATGATTATCTATTTCTTCAACTTTTACAGTTAGCTCTTGTTCATCCAATATTTTCATCTCCTTTACAATAGACTTTCACAAACACATTCGTGATAGATCGATACCGTATGTTCTACTGGAAAATTTTTCGATACATAGTCTTTGATAAACTTTTGTAAAGTTTCATCAGTAACCATGGTGTTATAATCAACCCATTTATCGAATTGAATTCGCACAGGCTGCTTCCAATCCGATGGATACATGTATATCTTATCATCTGGTATCAATAATTGATTGTTCATATCGTGCCTCATAATAGTGATTCACAGACACACTCGTTCTCTGCCTCGACAACATTAGGAATTGCAATCGTCCACAGCGTGTCGTGTCCCATTCCATAGTATTTTACTTCCGCTTGAACTTCACGCTGGTTACCATTTGCGTCAATGTAAGATACAATTTCGTTTGTGGTTCGCAGTGGTTTATCGCTTGGCAGAGACCATGTAAATCCATCTTTCGCCCAGTCAAAAGTAAACTCGCCACTGTTGACATCATCGGGATATCTGTATTTACACCATCGCAGCGTGCGATCATCATGCAGCGTATCAAATTTATTCATTGCGGGCACCTCTGTTATACCAAGCTGTTACACACGCATTCATCCCGCTGCACTTCTTGAGGCGCAGTTGGCGGTGTAAACGCAACCTCGCTCGGATCATATGTCATCAGAGAACAGGCATCAATTCGCACATTCGGGAAGCACATGAACTTAAAGCATCGGTCAATATCATCAACAACAAGTGGCTTATCCTCTAAGTGCAATCCACGATAATTATCGGGAGGACAAGTAGTTGTTATCACGTGAATACTGTATTCTCCGCGAGCTCTGCTTTGTAAATCTACTATAAGGCATTGATGATCAACCCTATACCCCTAATATTGAATATCAAGATTCCTTGCGATTTCCTTGATATAGTCCTGTGCACATAATATAGCCGTCCCGCCCATCGGCACCAAGATATTGCAATTATTCTTGACAGCGTATTCGCATATCGCATATGTACGTCCACCGCCTCGTGGCGTTAGTATTCTTTCCATATTTTGCCTCTCCTTTACAATAGCGGTCTGCACACACATTCACACTGTTGATCAGCCAGAGCATCATGGATTACATCGTCCAGACATTCGGGTGTGATGGAGAACTGCTGGAACAAGTCAAACTGATTGTTGTTCATTAAATAGTTCATGGTGATCCGCCGCATTTTATTTTCTGAAATATATTTCGCATCCTTTTCACCATACAACCGCGCGATCTCCTTGAAAAATTCAAAAGTATCGGTCAGCGCCAACCTATCGTCAAAATAGAATGTCGTATATTGTGCACCGAATTTATCTTTATTGAATATATCCCAAAAATCTTCGGGTGATTTACAGATTGCGGTCTCCTTGCGATGCTTTTGCACAGTATCCATGCGTTCATACCAGTCGCATACTGTGTCATAGATCGATGGCCTTACGAATAAAACGCGCATGATTTCTTCTCCTGTTATAGCAAAGTCTCACAGACACATTGTTCGTTGAACAGCTGTTCGTCATATTGTTGGCATATTTTCAAAGCAAGATTAGTAATCCATTCTGCGTCGTCTCCACGAAGTACCTTATAATTATCATCGATAAATGCAAATACAGCAGGTCCCGTCTGCTTATATAGATGATAATGGACTCCTGCTCCACCGACAAAATCCATGAAGAATCCTGAGTTGTCTTTTAAACCAAGCAACAGAACATAAGTGTCAAAATATCGAGACATCTTATAGGTCAGATACTCATTGGTTGTATAAAATATTTCTTCACTAGCTTTGCTCATCTGTCCCATGCTACTATGCCTCTGTTAAATGGTGTAATCAGATATCGGTGTGTAGCTATATTATTCAATTGAGCTTGCAATTGGTTTAATATAACCATATTGTCAGAATGTTGGTTTTCTATATATTTTTTGAATTCCTCCAGTATCTGTTCTGTCTCAACTTCTCGAAGTCGGTCACACAACTCTTTCGCTAAACCGTCAATCGCCTCATAGTTCCAGTCGCCAGTAGGAGAAATGTAATCCATTGGTCGTAATCCGTCTATTCTTACTTCTATCATTCTGCTGTGCCCCCTTAGTCTAACAGGTCAGCCAGTTGTGCGGTCTCGCTGCGTTCTGTCTTGTTCAGGTAGACATATCCAAAGTGCGGGTTGCCAGCCAGACACTGAATTGCCTTGCGCATACCGCTGTTATTTTCAAACACGGCCTCGTCAGTCTGCTTCAGGTCACCATCAAGCCACAGCATAGATCCATCACCAACACGGCCGAGTAGCAGCTGTACATGCTCTTTGGTCAGATTCTCAGCCTCTGAAACCATAATAATTGCATTCTTGTAGTCGCGGCCACGAATAAATCCAAGGTGAGCTACTTCTACCTGCCCATTATTGATCCAGTATTCCAAACCAGCCTCGCCGCCCAAGTGATCAGCTAGAGGGCCAGCAAAAGAAGCAGCGCCGAGCTTCTCTAGTAGAGTGCCGGGTAGTGCGCCCAGCTCTTTGGTATTCTTGACTTCGATATTATTGCGAATCCAGATCAGCTTCTCAACTTTGTGCTTCTCGATCATATCAATAGCAGAGGACACCATAAGCATTGTCTTGCCGCTGCCGAATGTTCCAGCCAGCATCTTAACAGTGATGTCATCGTTTTGCAGCATATCAAATGCGAGCTTCTGTTGGTCATTGAGCGGTTTCACATCACCAGTGAAGCGATTACTGATTTTTTTGTATTTGAGTGGTACATATTTCTTGCCATTCCATCGTAGCCAGCCTACCGCATTGCCTGCCGGCATATCATCGTCTACTGTGTCTGGATCACGAACAATCAGATAGCCATTCACTGGAGTGTCAAACAGATTCTGATATGTATAGCCTTCATCGTGGGTCTGATATGCCATCGCCATGGCTTCCTCGCCGCCTTCATCAAGAGTGACTTCAGTCTAGCCAGTGTAGTTATTGTTGGCGCTTGCTGCTGCATCAGGATAGGAGAACTCGATCGGCAGATCAAGAATGCCGCTGGCGATATTGGCGCAGCTCAGGTCGCTGGTGACGAACTTGAAAGAATCAATGTTGGCCTGGATCTGTCGCTGTGCTTCCGGGAGTCCGGCTTCAATCGCGTCATTCAGATTGCGCTTCATCTCGTCCAGATACCAGCGGGCGGTTGCCATGATTGTCGCGTCGTTGTTATCGCTGATCGGTTTGCCATCCAGAATATAGAACAGGGAAGACATGGGGACTGCTATTACCATAAAGGTGTTGTCGTCGTGATGCTCGGCCAACAGGCGGGTTACAGTACGGGCCTTATAGCGGATCTCTTCGTTCTTCTTGCCGCTTGTCTTGATCTCTTCCAACTCGTGCAGGGTCATATCGGCAATCAGAAACAGCTCTGTTGCACCAGAGGCTGTTGCACTGGCAGGTTCGAAAGCGGCGGCTCCCAAATCAAGAAGCGCGGAGGTGTCATAAAACTTCATTAACGGGTTATCCTCCTTTTATAATGATATTGTAAAGTGTGATTGACTACTGAAAATATAAGCTCGCAGCTGTGGAGAGAACTGCGGGCTTTTTCTTTATACCTTATTATACACCAATGACGTGGTAAAAGCAATAGTTTTGTGCAAAATACCGGAATAAAATAATCTGTTGTAATAATAAATAAAATATAGTAAAAATAGCAGAAAAATTATTAAAATTAAGCAAAAATGAGCAAAAATAACGCATTTTAAGCGTTTCTACGGCGCTTTTGAGACGCTGTTACATGGCGATCAAGGCACAACTGTGTGAAGATTGGTGTGAAAATCATTATTGACGCGGAGCGTTTTATAACGATAATACGTTGTTTACCGGAGACAAAATCGGGGCTAAATATGGGTGTTTTACGGGTGCGCAGATAGGTGAGGTGACGGGTAATTTAGGGGCGATCAACAGGTGATTTTGGGTGCTGGTGACTGCGAATGAGGGGCGAATGCGGATGGATGATTGTTGTGTGGAGGAGGCGAGTGAGCGGCGGGCGAGATGCGAAAACCGGGTGATTTGGTACGGGCTGGGGAGATGGAATAACTGGTACGCACGACCCAAACTCGACCCCCTTTCCAATTTTTAACATCCCCCCGGTATGGCCTGAAAAGTCTAGGATTCATGCGGGTTTTCGGTGAATGCTACCTTCCGTTATTAGGTAGTATTCGAGTGCTGGAAATCTGGAATTCTGCCTGGATTTTTACAACTGCCTGTTGTGCCTGAAAATTTCTTTGCTGTTTTTTATTGTATTGTGTTACCATGTATTTTTGTGGCTGTACTATATAGACAGGCCCGCCGCCGTGGTGGGCTGGTATCACACTTTTTAGAAATGAGGTTTATTATGCTGTACTTGACCGAAAAATCCAGCGCCCCCGCAACTGTACGCCGTTCCACTTCCGCCCGTATCGCCGCCCGTAGCCGCCGTATTGCCCGCCGTGCCGCCGCCCGTGTCCAGCGTGCCGCCCGCATTGCAGACACTCATACCGCCCCCGCCGCCGTGCTCATTACACCTATTACCCCCGCCGCCCGCATTGCCGCTATGCTCATTACTGATGATATTACAGGACGTTTCACCCGGCACGCCGCCGCCGTTGCCGTTGCCCGTGTCTACCCCCGCCCCGTTTTGACCCGTACCAATGGGGGATACTGCTATATCCAGCCAGACGGCCCCGCATACCTTGCCCCCGTGGATAATGCCCCCGCATACCGCCGCCCCGCCGTGCCTTATACGGGCGGTACGGCTGAAAGTGTGCCTGTATCGTATCATCCCGGTATCAAAGCCGCCGCACCAACAGCGGCCCCCGCACCCTTGTATAAGTCCAGCTATGCGGCACAACATACAATGCACACTGGTGCTGTATCGCCTTTGATGGGTTTGGCGGGTGCCGTTGCGTGCAACGTGGTTAAACGCCGCTTTGAGGATAGTGCCGCCCCCCGTTTTTTAACCTTGCAATGGGACAACGTGCGGGATGCAAAGCGGAATACAGCCGCCCAAAATATGGAAAACCTTGCTACACAATATGAGGATGCCGCCGCCGTTCTGGATGCCGCCCAAACCCTTGCTAAAAGAGACGCAAAAATTTTAGGCTTGACCGGACACGTCAAAACACGCTATATTGCCGAAAATACCGCCGCCGAAAAGGCCGCTTTGCAGTCCATAAAGGACAGTATTGCCGCCGCTGAAAAGTGCGATAATACGACTATTTCTGACTTTGCTGATATCAAGAGTGCCGCCTATATTGCCGGGTATGAGTTACTTACACAATTTGCACGCTGGACTGTAAAAAACGGCGGTAAAGCGCCGGAAAGTGTTGATTGTGACGATTTAATCAATACTCTAGTTGCCCGCAACAAGTCCGAAAAAGAGGACTTAAAGGCCGCCCGTGCCGCTGTTGATGCCGCAAAAGATGCCGCCCGCCGTGCGGGGTATGCCCGTTTGATGGATTTTGCGCCGTACCGGGATGCAAAAGAACAGCTGAAAAAATACCGCCGCCGCAATCTGGTAATTGTAATGAGTAGTGCCGCCCGCACTTATATTGGTGGTGTTGACCACGGCGGCAACGTCCACGCCGCCGATATTGACGGGGCCGCACGCCGTGCAAAAAACGTGCAAAGCGCCGAAAATGCCGCCCTTTATAAGGCCGTGGATAATGCCGCTGTATATGATGAGCACTATACCGCCGCCCGTGCTGATATCCTCAGCGTGGTACAGGATGCCCGTGCCCGTGCCGCCGTTGCTTGTATCATTGACGGGTATACCATGGAACAAACAGCCGCCCGCCTTGCTCAGCTGTACCCCGCCGAAAAGTGGTATAAAATGCGGGTATCCCGTCTCATTGCCGCCGCCCGTGCCGATATTGCCGCCGCTGATGGATACCGGGACAATGTACAGTGTGCCGCATATCTGGATGCAATCGCCGCCCGTATCAAATAAGGATCTCCCGCCGCCCGCCGTGGGCGGCTTTTCTTTTTGCCCGCCGTATATCGCCCGCTTTGTGGCTTTATGCGGCTTTTTCTTTTGCCCTATATCCTATACCATTCCAGCCGCCTTTACACGCTTTACAGGGCTTTACAGCCGCCCTACAATGCGCACTTTTCAACAGGGTATCGCCAAAAAATACACCTATAATAAAGCGCCGAAAATTTTTTCAAAAAAATTTTTCTGATTTTGTTACAAACGTGTTTCCCCACGGGGTATAAACGCCGCACGGCACAACAACAAACGCCGCACGACAAAAACCCCGCCGCACAACAGCGACACGGGGACACGGCACAACAACAAGCGCCGAAAAAATTCCAAAAGAAAATTTTCAAAACTTGTTACAAACGCCGTTCCCCACGGGGTAACAACAGAAACGCCGCACAACAGCGGCGGCAACAAGTTCAACAGCACCGGACAAAACGGAACGGATGCCCAGAACAGGAAAATCCAGTGAATCCTATAATGCGCTGGACGATGTTGGCCCAAAAGAAATTATGGGCCGTTGGTGTCGGGAATCGCCGCCCACATGAACACATTCGCAAAAGTTGCGAGAATGTGAAAGCGACCGACTATGTGATGCAGGAAATGGCACCATGAAAGTGACCTGAAAAACGGCTACCAATGGATGTAATCGTAAGCTCCAACAGGAATGCAAGCCTAAACGCAAGCCCTGACTGGGGGCATCTAACTACACCTGCGGCCGATAGTGCTTTAGTCGGCGCTGGTATTAAAGGTGCAAGAGAGCGTACTGCAAACGCAATGAATGGAGATAGAATTGAAATCAATGCAAGTGATTGATTGAATTGGCTCCGTCAATGAAAATCGTTGCTCCATGGCCCCTCCGGGACTATGGATTCAAAGTATTCGCAAGCAATGATTGAAATGATATCGAAATTGATTGTGTGGTGATTTTAGCGATATTACATAAGACTGGCGCAAGCTGGCCTTGTTTGATATATAGCCCTCCGGCGGCAACGTCAGAGGGCTTTTTATATGTCACTGAAGTGGTTCAAATGATTGCAGTTCGATTCTGCAAGGTGGCGCAAAACATATCAAACGAGAGGTAAAACTTATGGAAACCACTACTACTATGAACACCACGCCCGAAACTGAGACCAAAGTCGAAACGAAAGCTCCTCAGACCGCTGAAGAGTGGAAGGCTGACGCAAGTCGCAAGCTGCTGGCTCTGGAGCTGGCTGTCGATGAATACAAGGCCGTAGTCAACACGAAAGACTACGACGCAATCAAAGATAAGCTGGGACGTGTCAACCTGGCATTGGCTGGCTACAATGGTTCGTACAAGATGGCCGTTTACGCTGAGCTGGCTGAAAGCGAAAACCCCATGAAAGCGGCTGTCGAATACGGCTATCTCAAGTGTAAGCGTATGAAAGAAGTCGTTGATCGCGACACTGGCATGATTGGTGTTGAAATCAATGATGCAACCGTTGATAAGCGCAACGTTCTGAATCTCATTGAATTTACCCGCTTTACGACCGCAAAGTTCAATAACGCAAGCTGGCCCTTCGCCTGCAATGAGTTTGCCCGTGTAATCAGCATGGACACCATGGCAGAGCATACCATGAGCGCCGAAGAGCAGAAAGAGTTTAATGAGGCGTATGCTGAAAAGAAGGAAAGCGGGCAGCTCGTCCTGAAGTCTGTTGAAAAGATGAAGGCCGGCGCAACTGTAAGCAACAATGACCTCATCACTGATATCCAGAGCATTTTCGATGCCGTTCTGATGATTCCTGTTGAAAACAAGAAGGGCGAAACCGTTAATGCCATCAAGGCAACCAGCCATGAGCTTAAGTTCATTATGAACCGTAAATCCGGAGCTGGTAAGAACGCTCGTGACACTCATGTGATGGGCGGAACAGAAATGACTCAAGCCATTATGAACATGATGTGGAACATCGCAAGCCATGTCGATGAAAAGGGAGAACATGATTATCATGCCGACTACACCTTCAGCTTTGGCAAGTAATCACAATCGCTATGAAAAGCCGACTGAGCGGCTATAAAAAGGCGTTAGGCTCAGTGCGTGGGGCCCTTCGGGGTCCCGGTCGCATTACAGAAATGAACGCAAGTAGTGCGAAAGAAAGGATGAAAGCTGTATGAAGTTCAATATCTATTTCGATGATGGTGTCATACTCCCCACTGAGGACATGAAAACCGCTTTCAAAGCGTGTGACATGCCAGACCGTGTGGCCGCTGTGACTGCCGTGAACTACAACGGAACGGAAGAGGTTCTCTGGGGTGAAAAGCCCTGCGAAACCGCTCCTGATAAAAGCGAACGCTGGAAGTATCCTAATCCCATCGTGACGAACGCAACCATTGATGAAGTCGGATTCAAAGCGCCTTTTGTTCTGGAAGCGAAAGTGCACAACAAGGAGACCGACCAATATGAAACCCTTTATTATGAGCTGGATGCAACCGGTTTCAAGAACGCAACGAAAGACGTTGAAACCATGGTTGCCAACAAGCACTCGGACTGGACCAGAACCAAGCGAATCTTGACAGCAAGATTCTTCTCCAATAAAAATGGTCAGTTCAATCTGGAAGGTTCGTTCAATTTCGCATTCTAAATGCAATCGCTAAATGCAATCGCCTAATGAAATCGAAAAGGAGATCCCGCCGGGTATGAAATCAAAAATAATAGCTAGTGTCCCGAGCATGACGTTAAACTGCTTTGCCCTCAATATCAGAGCCTCCACGCGGCGAGGGTGGATAACCAACAAATCTGAACTGGAATCCAAGACAAATCCATGATATAATAACCCCAACGAAACCCAAGTCCAATGAAAGGGGTACTATGTTATGGATTGGATCGAAAAGCAGAATGATGATTTCTGTAAATGGCTCCAAGATATAGGAAAGCTCGAAAAAGTGTGCGCTAATGGTAAATCCTTTATGGTGAATCCGAAAGCCATACAAACCATTATGAAATTGAATGCTTTTTTCAAGACGAAATCAGATGAGCATATTCAAAAATGTAAATCTGTAGGAATTGAATGTCAACCATACTTGATAAAACTAGCTATGGGGAATGAATCAAGTCCTTGGTTTGGTTTTGAAACGTATTACATTGCGACAGATGAAGATGGCATTTCGTTTTCAAAAGAGGAACAAAAAAAGTTTGACGAAATTTGTTCTGAAAATATAAACGGGATAACGTTTTCAGCAAACAAATACGATGGCGTTTCTATTACAATGGTTATCGAGAATTTCTATATCGAAGTAAAATAAACCCGGATTCCAAACGCAAGCCCTATGAGCATCACAGCTCGTAGGGCTTTTTCTTATGCCAAAACGTTGATGAATTCCTCTGGCGGTATCGGAGCGAATTCGTTCGGCGTTTTCTTTTTACCTCTTTTCCTTGTCCAAAATGCTGGGCGATTTACGGTACCAGGGCAGACGTAACCGTAACCACAACAAAACAAAAATTGAAAGGAGCTTAGCAAAATGAAATTCGTCAGAATCAACGGCGAAAACCACGCCGGTTACGCTCTGCTTGATATCGTCGAGCACAAAACCACGAGCATGACTGTTGCAGAGCTGATGGAAGCTCTGTCCAAGTGCAGCCCGGACGCATACGTTACGTTCGGCAATAATTACGATGATTATGTCATTGAAACCGTAAACCAGATTTGAGTATCAAATGAAAAGGAGAATCATCATGGATTACTTTAGCACTGAATTCGTTTTCGCTTGCGGCATCATCGTTGGTATCGCTTTGGCAATTGTAGCGCAGTCTATCTGGCGTGATTTCCGCCGGGCGGCACGCCATCACTAAGCGTCGCTGTCACTAAGCGATGCAGCCACAGCAAGCGTCACTGTTCGAATCTAAACAAAAAAAAGAAAGAGGTATATCGTTATGAAATCCATTCTGAAATCGCTGAAGCAATCCGCCCGTTCCATGGCTGTGACAGTCGCCGCTGTCTTTCTGATGGCCGCAATCTTTGCCCTGCCGGTTCCCACTGCAAGCGCCGCCACTGCAAGCGCCGCTGGTCACAAGCCTGGCCTGAATGGTCATTACATCCTGACTGGCATGGTCACTCGATATGATGTGATTACTGGTCTTGATTTGCACGACAACGAAAGCACCCTGTTGTACTGTACGATTGAGGACGAATGCGGCGAGACATGGTGTTATGCCTACGAACTGGGCAGTGAAGTACCGCCTGTGAATCAAAACCTGACCCTCATTATGAATTGCAATGGCACTCCTGATGATATCGACGATGATATCATCGAAGACATTTTATGGTGTGACTGTGAAAGCGCCGCCGATGAAGATTGAAATGGCATTTGCTGCCATTTAATAAAACAAAAAAAAAGAGAGGTAAAACAAAATGGATAACATGAAACTGCTCAGATACGCCCGCGCCGCCGCCGTCGACAAGTGGTGGTGCTATGACAAGATTGCCACTCAGTATGCAGGTCATCGCGCTGAAAGCCTGGCTCGTAAGCTGGCTGATGAAGCAAAGGCGGATGTGAATGCAATCGCCGAGATGATTCGCGCCGAAGAAGCCAAGCGGCGTCTGAATGCCGATGTGATTGCAGAGCTGAAGAATCTGATCAAAGAGCAGGTCAAGCCGCAGCAGTCTCCCAAAGCGCCGCAGACCGGGGCTCAGCGCATGAAACAGGCCATCAAAGAAGCTCCCTACGTCCTTGTTGTCAAGTGGAATAATCCCATCATGGGCGAAATTGAATACCCCTGCAAGAGTTACGCCGATGCCGAGAAAAACTTTGAAGCCGCTAAGCGAGAAGTTCACAATGGCAACGTAACCGAAGCCCATGTGTACGAACAGGGCGAAGGTCAGCGCGTTCCCGTGATGGGCATTATGAGCGGCAAGCTGTAAGAGCACCGCTCCACAAGAAGGGAAATGAAATCGAATGCTGACTGTGAAACAAGTTTTTGAATTCGCTCGTGATGGTGCGTTCGAGACGTATAAGTTTGCAACTAAGTGCGAGAATTTTGACGCAGCACATGCGCTTGCCCAGATTATCAAAGAAATTCAGAATGTCATTGACAACCTCGACAAAAAAGAAAACTATATCGCCAGCTCGAATCCAGGCACTGAAACAGCTGTTCTCTTTGCTCTGAATCTGAAAGAAGGCGATGTACAGAAGCTCAAAGCGGCAAAACGTCCACAACCAGTGCAGCTGTATCAAGTTCGCGTCACCCATTTGACGGGCGACGAACAGGTGTTGCGATTTCCGATTCTGGCCGCAGCCAGTTCTACGCTCGAGCTGCTCAAATATGAGTTGGAAGTCGGGCGAATCCGTGGGGCAAAAATCGTCAGGGTAATTCCCAGTGTCGGTATGAAAGAAACTTTGGTAAGCATTGGCGAAACTGAAGGGGAGGACACTTTCTAATGATTTTGTCAGAGATCTATCAGATGCATGACAGATTGTGCGCCGTTGTGCTGGACCCGGAAAGCGAAACTCTTACGCCGATTCGTGTTGTAAATTTGGATACGAAAGAGCTAACCCCGCAGTTTTTCAGTGATGCGAGGGCGGGATTTCCTGATGCGAAACCATTCCGGCCGTACAATCCCAACAGCCTGAACTGGCTCATCATTGAAAAATATGGTCTGCTGGTTGCATCTATCAATAATCGGGGTGGATTTATCGTATTTGAAAGTCCTGATATGATTCCTCTGACAAAATCTCTATTCAGCAAGAAAGCGAGGTTGAATTATGAGAGACGTTTTCCCTCCAGAGAAACATGCAATCGCCGTGTATCCGCTTAACAACTGGGGCGGGCTTGAGATCACAGCGATTGAAGAGGCGTGTGTTGAAGTCGCAATCAACAATGGTGAGCGCCGCAAGCAGGCTGGCCGCCACAAAATCTATCAGACGAACAAGGGCCATGCGTATTTCATTATGCATGGCTCTCGTTATTATCTGGACGAATTCACAAGAGTATAAGCGCAGCAGTCGAAAGGAGCAATATGAATTATGTTCGCAACATACCTTAGTGACACGGATTCCATCTGGATGCAAGAGCGCAGTCATAAGCGCCGCATCGAATTGGCTGACCCGTACTTCCTGCCCTATAGCAGACTCCGGCCGCGTGTTCAAATCGAATTGCAGCTTCGCATTCTGACTCTGCCATTCACAGTAAAGGAGGGTGATTTGATTGTCTGAGCATCCTATTGTCTGGGTGTTCGCCGCTATGTTGTTTCTGGTGGGCGCACTCCAGCAAATCGGAACCGGCCTGTATTATCTGGGGTGTTTCCGCCGCTACAATCAGGTGATTGACACCCTAGCACGCTGGTTTGATACCGTAGATCCGATCAAAATGACGGAAACGATTCGCGATTTTTTCCTCATCTCGATCGCCCTGACTCTGTTGATTGCTGTTGTGGTCTAACCCAGCGGCTTCAAATATTACATAAAAAGCAAATCAAAATGTGTAAGCAAGAAGAGAGGTAAACCTATGTTGTATTTCCGTGTTAAGTTCGAAGCAAACAATGAGCCTATGTATCTGGGCACCCGTCGTGGCATCGAAATGTGGAGCGCCTATGCAGGTGGCGAATTGTTCACCGAAACCGAGGTCAAGAACAACAGCCTGAACTACGATTTCCTGATTCCGGTCAATGTCAATCAGCGCAAGACCCGTATGATGGGCCCGTACCGTGTGCCGACCGACGATGCAAGTATCACTCCCTGGGATTACACTGCAGACCGCCGCTATGATCGTTTCCATCCGCAGCCTACTATGACGGTTGTTCATGGTGCGAAGGTTATCACGAAGCGGCTGGCTACTCTGCATAACCGCCCGGTTACCTGTTATCCTGTTGCCCAGGGGAGAGTTCGCCGTGGTCCGTACCGCCGTGGTCGCCAGGATGGTACTCCGATGCCGCCGGTGATGTAAGAACGCTACAGTAAGTGCTCTGCTGGTAAAAATAACCTACATACAATGATTTCCAATCGGTCAATCGAAAATGTCATAAATGATATACTCTATGATGTTTATTTCGATTGTGCTGATAATGAATAAAGCGTACCCAAGCAAAGTTTAAACGTAAGTAATCGCAAAGGGGGCTGGGCGGCAATAGTCGCTCAGTCTAATGCGGCTACGGGTTCTGCAGAGCCTGTACTGGTCCCAAGCCCAGAACGCTTCGGCGTAAAGAAGCAGGCGCTCCGCTGCTATAATGAAATCCGATTTGATTTTGATGTGATGGCCACACTGATAAATCAATGATGAGAGTAAATTATAGAGCGTTTACTTGAATGAGCGAAACTAAACGAAAGGAGGTTCAAATCACGTGTTTTTAGACATGAATAGCAAGCCGATAGGGCATTGCCATTGGTGCAAGGTCGCGTCTGAATCCAATGAAAAAGTTTTCATGGCATGGCGATACAAACTGTTCTGACGATTGATTGTATACTGTGTGAAAACAAATAGCTTCGACGCCGCTGGCATGTGGCAAGGGCGACGTCATAAAAATGCCACAAGCGGGTACCCAAATTATATTTGGTAAGTTGTATGTAAACCTATCTGGTGTCACCGACCATGTTCCTCGCCTGAAATATGGGAGACAAAACGCGGACTGGTGAGTTAATGTCGGGCGACTGGTGGTACCGAGGCAGACGTAACCACATCCACTACATGCGTAGTAAACGCGATAGCATACACACGCAAAAAGAAAAGAGGAAATCAACATGAACACCGCGAAACTGATTAAATCCATCCCGCCAAGAATCAAAGACCATGTGATCGAGTATCAGAATGTTATCTTGAAGGGTGGTCAGTCGGCAATGCGGGTACTGCTTGATTGTACTTTGTCGCCAGGTCAGAAGGCGCTCCTGCAAGGAAACAAACACATCATTGGGCTGGAGTGTGTTGCTCAGGACAAATATGCCTCCGAAATCAAGCATTCGTACTTCTATATGGTATGAGCGCCGCTATGCAAGAGAAGTGAAATGAAAGGAGATTGTGCCACATGGGCGATTATGCAGACGCTGGCTATCAGCTCCAGCATTACAAGATCACATTCTATGCCGATAATGATGGCAAAATCCCGCTCAAAGTGGTCCACCGTGCATTCGCCAGCTATGATTGTGCCAAGATGTGGGAAGCTGATGTGATGTATCGAACCCCTGAGTATAACAGTGTCACGATCGAGATGGAATGAAAGGAGCACACAGTATGTTTGTCTGGGGAATTTTCATGTCTCACGAAGCCCGCGACGAAACGATTCATGACGACAAGTTTCATTACGATCTTTTTGCTACTGAAGAACGAGCACTTGAGTATCTTAAAGAACAAGAAAAATGGTGGCATAACATCTACAATGATCCTTGTATCACAGATGCGGCTAAGAAAGAAATCTTTGGTGGTAAAAAGCCAGACGAATCCATTCGCTTATTCAAAGAGCCTGCCGAAATCTGCGGCGAAGAAGATGTATGGGTTCTTACTCGCGATTACATTTCCTCAACTGGAGCCGAGATGCGCGAAAGAATCATGGCAAAAGAACTATCAGTAAAAGAATAAGGGGGCAAACGTAGCAATGGTTCTCAACATGACTGAACTTTCTATCGCCCAATGGTCCAATGCCCAGCTCGATGCAGCTCGCAAGCTGTGTACAGATGGCACTCTTCATGATTGTGCGCTACCTATTATCGTGCCGACTGATTCCTCTGTCCGAGTCAGAGTTCTTGCATGGGATACGGCTGATACAGTTATGACCATGAAACCGGAAGCTGTAATTCTTCAGGGCGAACCTGTTTTTGTAAACGCATTCCTTGAGCGATACGGTACAAGAATTCAGTGTTACTCTCCTTGCTACGCTGACGGTAAGTTTGTACAGTTCAGGAGATTCTGATATGTGTCAAAAATGCAGTTGGACATTAAATAACCATATTCTCTGGAACAGTAAGGGGAAATGGCTGTTCACATCAAAGAAAAACTATCTAGCAGAAGACATTGATATGAGTCTGGTTGAAAATTTTGGCACTGATTATACTGCTGCATTACTTAGTATTATTGATAAGCACGGATTCGATGTATTCAATGATACCTGCGTTATGAGTGGTAATACGCCACAGGTATAAGTGCCGTTGGCGCAGAAAGGAGACCCGCAAGATGGCTGACTGGAAACTCGGTAAGGACATGATTCCCAGCGATACGATTCTTGATCCTGTCACATTCGATGACTTGATCCTGGCTCTGAAATGCAACTGTGAGCGCATCACGCCGGATGCGGTCATTATTCAGGCGACGGAGATTATCAATCAGCGGCTGGAAGATTGGAAGTATCTGATCGAAAACAACATTGACGAAATCATTGCGCTGGCAACAGATGAACCGCTTGAAGACGCTGGTCACGATGATATCACACTCGAAGAATAACAGGAGAGGAGGTTTTGTCAGATGACATTCAACGAAGCAGTCGGTGTTCATTTTTGTGATATTGACAACGAAACCGATGAGCGGCTTACATTCCGCGAACTCAACATTCGTTATATCAATCATCTTGGAGGTTTGGATGCGGTCAAACCGTACATCCCGTTCGAACTTGACTATTTGATTCCGAAATATCAACAAGATCGTCATCTTAACAATACCTCTTTAAGAATCTGGGATGAAGCTGCGAATGGAATTAAAGACCTTTGCTATCAACATCATGTTACATGTACAAGCCAAGCTGAACGAGTCTGTGTTTTGAAAGAAGCGGCCGCGATTCTGTGTGAACGAGCGGCGCAATAAGAGGAGTGTTAATTTGTATACGATCAAAGTAACATATCGTGCAGCAATCGCAACAAGCACGCGGCTCGATTATAAGAAGGCTACTTACCAGTTCGAATCTGTGCCGAATGATGTGGTCGATACGCTGTGTGCTGCCATTGATACAGAGTATAAGAAGCGATCAAAAGAGCAGCATGTTGTGATGATTCACCTTGAGGCGGCGCTTGAGACCATGGAACGGTTCAGAAAGCGTATGTACGTGCCGAACTCCATCGAGAGCGTCGAGATCGTTGACTCAGGAGAAAATGGCGACTAATCAACGCCTGTTAGTTGTTGAGCAAAACTCCAAACGGTTGTATAATAAAAAGGAGCGTAACAGTATGAAGTCAGTACAGATTACATACGATGCAAAAGTTAAGATCGGAACCAGCTATGAGCGCGGCGAAGCATGTACGCAGCTCGATTTCCTTGACGATAAGGTTGTGGAGAGCCTGATCGCTGATTTGAATGCGGCACCTGCTGAACAGAGTTCGCACTGGTTCGATCTGCTTCAGACGCTTACTTTTATGAACATGCTGCAAGGACGAATCTTCATTCCGACTTCAATCAAGATGATTCAGGTCGTTGCTGAGATTCCGAATTAAGTCACGAAAGAACGAGTGATGCTACAAAATTGTTGAAAACTCACTTGTTCAAAATGTTGAAAACTTAATCGCTGGTTCACTCTTTCGCTTGCAACAATAATTCATTCTTAATTCGAACTCAAACTCAATTACGCAATCGCCAATGAACAAGCGACGCGAAAATAAAATTGATGATTAAGTTTAAGAGGGTTATAGGAGATAAAGGAGATTGTTAAGGGGAAAAAGAACCATCAGGGAGAAAAAGAGAAAGAAGGGTTTTTATGGCGAGCTTAGATCTTGGCGTACACGAATTCAAACCGGAGGACTTCCTCAAGCTGGTCCAGCAGCACGATGACTTCACGATCGTGTGCGGCTCGAAATCTTATCTGCAGATCCATGTGCCTACAAAGTGGGTTCAGCTGGGCAAGACCACTCGTGGGACGGATTACCTGACCTGCCGCAACAAACGCAAGAGAGACGGTCATCTGTTCAAAATTTACGGAAGTAAGTTTGTTTTCGAGATCACTGACACCACACACGGATTGAGCGGAGTTTTGAAAACTGATCGAAGCGACGATGAATTTGTTGTTTCGATGTGGAAAACAGAAGGCTTTGTCTTTGACGGCGATGACGAATAAGGAGCGATAAATCGTGGAAGAAATCATAATGAAAGCCATTCCTGAGCATGGCGGCGTTTCGATGTCCCGGGCTGAGCAGGAGACCATTATCACCATTGGCGCTCTGGATAAGACGGCCGATGTGTGCACCAACGATCCTGTTTACTGGCGCAAGCTTGATGCCATGTGTGAGAAACATCCTGACGAGTACAAGCTCACCAAGATCCACCGCACGAAAGACGGGCTGATCCTGTGTAAGTGGTATTCGGTGCCGCGTAAGCTGGTTCGGTTCGGAACGCCGACAGCGCCTCGCGAACTGACCGATGAACAGCGTGCAGAACTTCGTGAGCGAATGAAAAAGGTACAAGCGGCTCGACAGAATAAGGCCAGCATCAATTCTCAGCCGAATTCATAAAGAGTTTGACTGTATTCTAAACATACATCATTGTTCGGTAATGAAATTACTCTACTGAGATGTGTTAGGTGTTTTTGCCTTGTAATTCTACTAGAGAAAACAGCAAGGTTTGAATCAGGAGGTGAATGAGATGAACGCAATGCCCTTCGACGATTCCGCATAGCGCAAGCAGAGTCGCCGCGAAACAGATTGAGATGAATAGCAAGTCGAAAGGTTTGCACGTTTAGGCCAAGCCAAACGGAACGAATTGTTAGAGCGAGATACCCCACCCCGTGGCTGCCGCCTGAGGAGGCGAGCTCAGCAGCTGACCCAACAGGGAGGAACTCCCGATTATACCCAAACAGAAATACAGCGATAATGCGTCATTCTGAAATCCTAAAAGTGCTCGCAGCTCATCTACTAGCTGCCGGCTGCAGCGATCGCAGGTGAGGCACAGGACTCCACAGATATTTAGATCTCAATTTGAAACAAAAGTACATAATCAAATAAGAAAGCGAGTTGAAAACTATGTTGAAAACCGGTCCTCCCATGTGAGGAATCCCGTATTTCACGAACAGATTTGTGATGAATTGTTATCTGGTTTTACCACGATAGCACGTTTAGGCCAAGCCGAACGGAACGAATTGTTAGACTGAGGGGACACCACCGAGGAAGGCGGAAGACGCGTCGACTGCAGGTACCAGACATCGCTGGCCACCCCAAACGGTGTCATCAGGGGGTTGAAAGAGCCTCATAACACCTTAACCGGCGCATCCAACAACCACATTTGGGTCACAACCCCCGGTTCATGAAAGATCACCATCTCCAGCTAGTAGCTTCAGACAGATTTAGATCACAAATCGCCTATATTATAATAATGAAGGTTGTGATAAGAGCGACAAATACAAACAAAATGTAATACTGTCATTTGTGAATATTTTCCAATTGACAACGATACGTTTTTGTGTAATACTTGTTTCAAGCGAAACACACTTTACAATACCAAACGAAAAGGATGAGGTAAAAAATGAATGCGAATGTAGTAATGCAAGTAGCCACCACCAAGCAGTTCGGTGACATGGAGATTCAGGTCTATGAGAATCCGGCTGTCGATCACACCAGAGCTCAGGATGATTTCTATATGACCCGTGAGCAGATTGGCACGGCGTTGGGATATAAGAATCCTTCAATTTCGATTGGAACGATTCACAAGCGCAATGCGGCTCGTCTTGACCCGCTTTCAGGGTTAATCAATTTGATTACCCCTGGTGGAAAACAGCAGACCTACGTATATAATATGCGTGGTGTCATGGAGATCTGCCGTTACAGCACTCAACCCAAAGCGAATGCTTTCATTGATTTCTGCTGGGATGTGATCGCCGCTCTGATGCGGGGTGAAACCGTATCGCTGAATGCCAATCAGACTGAGCTCAAGCGGCAGGAGCGATTCGACAAGATGACTCAGGCGCTGGCGGAGATTCATTCTAAGATGGACGCTCTCGAAGCCGCACGCCAGCAGGACCGCAACGCTCTCGACAATGTGTTGTTTGTTTGCAAGCAGCTGGAACGAAAGCTTATCTCGATGGGTCAGCCGCAGAAGCAGCCTGATCAGACCACCACAACTGCCACAGCCGCCGCAAAGGAAACCCACACCACTACATACAAAGGACGCAGCGAATGGCGTACTGAGATCTACAAGCTCGGCAACTCCATCGCTCGCATGACTGGTCTGACGCTGAATGCGGTTCTGAAACAGGCTTATGATTATATCGGCCGCAACTATGGCTGGTATTTCAAAGACGAACGCAAGGCGTATGTTGAGCGGGTCGGCTACATGGGTGACATCAAGAACCTCAGCGGCTTGGATATCATTGAGGACAGCGAAACGTGGAAGTCGATCTTTATGTCGATTATGAAGGATCGGTATGATAACGAAAAGCATGACGCTGAGGTCCGAAAGGGGATTAAGTCGGCACTCACCAAGAAGCCGCCTATGATCCCTGCCGATATGATTCCTACTCGCCATAGGGCAGAACCCGCTCCTGAGGTCGTTGCTGAAGAACCCGCACCGGTTGTTGTGGCCGAGGCTCACGCAGTCGAGATTGAAACATCGGCGGCTGAAACACCGGCAGTCGAAGCTCCTGCGGTTGAAGAGCCGAAAAAGAAATATTATTACTACAAGCCGAGTATCACGCTTCCGATCGTTGAACCCATCGCAAAAAAGCTGGGCGATAAGACGCTTGGGTATTGGGTTACCTATGCAAAGATCTATGACGCGATCGGCACTGCAAAGATGGACCGAATGCGTAAAGCGTATGTACGTTCTCACAATAAGCCGCCTAAGTCTACTCCTGATATCTTCCAGAATTCTGATAAGAACATGAAAGTGTTTAAGGAGGCTGCAAAGATCGTGGCGGCAGCTATCTAAGCTATCTACTTCCTCCATTAGCCTTTGAGGCTGGCAGCCGGGAAAGACCGGCATATAACCAGGTGTAGCTCAATTGGCAGAGCGCGTGCTTTGGGAGCATGAGGCAGCAGGATCGTAACCTGTCACTTGGACCATGGCATAGGGCTTTATCCTTTCTCCCTGTGCAAAAAAGCGAAGTTTTTTCTCTTTCACTTTTCCTTTTTCTTCGCTCGTGGCTGAAAATGCCAGGCAGGTACGATAATCCTGCTTTGATATGGAGCTGATGGTCGTACAACAGTTCGATTCTGTTGGGCTCCAGCTAGGTTCGATGCAGCGGCGTAGTGTAGTACAAAGCTGCTGGGGTGGCGCAATTCCACCGTGGGTGATCATACTCCCCCTCTGACACACCCATAACGCTTATATCCGAAAATATGCGAACAGACTGCGACGAGGTAGCTCCTCGTGGAGTGATGGTCTGGTGACAATATGAGTAGGCTATTGGATGACCTGAGTTGTGGTCTAGCATAGTCGGTGCCCAGACTGGCGGAGAGTGATTTGAAAGGGCAGCCTTTGAGGATGGACACCAGAAATTGGGATGTTGAGCCCGGTTTCGGTTGTAGTAATTGGTATGACGAGGTAAGTCGGACTGCGCACCCTCCGCACCATATCGATTTATTACATGGTTAAATCCTTCTCTCTGGGACGTTAGCTTAGTTGGTTAAAGCTCCTGGCTCATAACCGGGTGATGAGGTTAATTCTTCACGGGGGTTCGAATCCCTCACGTCCCACCAAATGTGTACGAATATCAACAAGTAAAATGAGGCTGCGAAAATGGAAACAGAAAAAAAGTTTGAAATCTGCACTAAGACTACTGTTTATTTGACCCAGCAGGACATCGACGACATCATGGTGGCTGCCCTCGAAGGTGGCATAAACTACTGGTGCTGGCGCGTTGTCGTGCAGGGTGACTACCTCGGTGAGTACGCCAGCGAGCAGATTTCGCGCGTCGGAAAGCTCGCCGTCTGGATCGATGAGCCGTTTGAGGATGACAAGACCTGCTATATGCTCGACCGCGACAAATTCCTTGCCGGCTTCAAGCTGTGGTTGGAAAAAGGCGGAGACAGCTATGACGTGATCGACTACTCCGATGGCTCCGTTGACTGCGGGCAGATTGATGCTACCTGCGCCGACGAAATTGTCCAGTACGCACTGTTTGGCGAAGTCGTTTTTGGTTAATGAGGAGATTAAAAATAAGAACCTCCGAAAAAATCGAAACGATGTTCAATCGTGAATTCACAAAACAATAGATAAGAAAGAGGTAAATCAAGATGGCCGATAAGTATCTCAGTATTATCACGAACTTCGGGTGCCACTACAGCTGCCCTGAGTGTATCGTCCGCAATAACAAGCTCAAGATGACGCCGACAGGGGAGTATTCTTCTTACGCTCCGCTGTGGCAAGTTCTTCATAACGAATGCAAAGACTGCAACTGGGTATCTGTGTCTGGTGGCGGCGATCCGTTGTATCACTGGTGGGAGCATCAGGCATGGTGGCTTGGCTTTTTCGAGATGTGCCAACGCTCTAGGCGCAGGACCGAACTGCATACCAGTTACTTTGATGCAGAAAACAATCACGAGATTATGTTGTTTCCGTTTGGTAAGTTCGACCGTGTTGTATATCACCTGCATACGACAGATGAGATGGACAATGTTTGTCGTCGAGGCAACGAAATCGTTCGTGTGGTCTTTGTTGTGGACGACGATATGACTGAGGACGAAATCAATGGAATCGCTGATTATGTCGAAACGTCAAACGAAATCGACGAGCTTTCGTTCCGGCAGCGTGTGGACGAGAACTACGAGTCAACTTATCATCTGCATGACTTCCTGAAGGCCGGTCATCAGGAACGCTGGTGGTACATTGAACAGTGCGATTACAACACCTACTATCATAACGGTAAGCTGTACACCAAGTATACCGATATCTTTGATAAGGAGTGATTCAGATGTACATCGTCGCAAGCGATTACACCAACGAGAAAGCCGATGTCTACAAGTCAGTAAGTATTGATAAAGCATTCAAATCAAGAGACGATGCGATTGCTTTTGCCGCTGTTAGTTTTCAGTGCTTTCTCAATGGGATGCCTGAAGATGAGGCCGCTCGGTACGAAGATGCAGTGAAGGTTGACACTGAATCCTACGCTGATTTTTGCGGATGCGAGTTGGACCCATATCCTGAGTATGTTATCGGAGCATCGGTCGATAACGGTGAAGATAATCACATGTACTACATGGTGTTTGAAGTAGAGGAATGACCTGCGCAAGCAGTGGCGGTTCGGAAAGACGAGCATATATGTTTCGGTGCTGGAATCGGCAGACAGGGGAGTCTCAAAAACTTCTGCGCAAGCATGTGGGTTCAAGTCCCATCCGAAACACCACCGGCTCGATCGAGTCGGGAGCTTATTGGGTGAAACGGTTTGGCAAATCGGAAAGACGGTTGACTGCTGGACAGACAGCTTTGATATGCTACCGTGGTGGAAAGCATACACGTTCGCCTTAAGAGCGAATGCCAGTGATGGATTGCGGGCTCACATCCCGCCGGTAGCACCACCCCGAAAGGGGTAACATAATAACTCTTGTCAATTATTCTCGGCTCGCTCGAAAGGGTGCAATTGGCCTTGTAAGCCGAGTATCTTATGCGATTGTAGCTCAGTTGGTAGATCAGCAGGCTGAATGCGCGTCGATGGTTCAAGTCCATCCAATCGCACCAGGGTTCCTGTCTTTTTAGGATGTTATTCAACAGGGACCTTTTACCTCATTCTTGTTATTCCCGGCTCTTTTGATATGATGCTTCGGTCTATATCGTATCGAAAGCAACAAGGCTTTGTAAGCCGGGTTTATATGCAGCGGTCGTATAACGGTGAATATGCCAGCCTTCCAAGCTGGAGATGTGGGTTCGACTCCTATTCGCTGCTCCATGCCGCAAGGCAAGACAGCTTTGCCCATTAGGTCTCTAACAAAATGGGGAATAGGTACATGGTGGTAAAAGTACGATCAATAAAATAGCCACGACTTCCTTGTTGCGCCCTAATGTTTCGGATATTGTGGTCCGGAATGGAAGTTGTCCTGCTTGGAGAATCGGGAGTGCAGGTGTACCTAATTTATATGCGGCTATGGTGGAATAGGCAGACACGCTGGTTTTAGGTACCAGTTCCAAGTGAGTGAGGGTTCAAGTCCCTCTAGCCGCACCATGTTCGAATATCAACAATAAAAAACCGAAAGGACGAAGTATTATGAAAGTGATTATTAGCACAACTCCTCTTAACGGCGTACTGACTGATATTACTCTCGACACGGGAGAAGATAAGGGCGACGTGATGGAAGTGGTTGGAAACAGCATGATTACCACTACCATTGATTGGCTCAACAGCACGAAGATGTCGAAAGAGGCCAAGAAAGCATACACTGATTCCTTGTGTAAAGTCTTAAAGGAAAATATCTTAAAAGGGCTTAAGTAAGGAGGGCACAACCGTATGAACTCCATTATCAATCCTTGGGTGTTCTACTGGATTGGCATCGTAGATAGTGTCAGAACACTACTAATCGTCATTCTAACCGTGCTTATGATCGGAGGAGCGATTATGTTCATGTGTACTATGAGCGATGCAGACGATCGTGGCTTTAAAGACAAAGATGTAGCCGAGGAAGTAAAACTCTGCATCAAGGTTGCAATTGCAACTTTTGTTGTCGCGGTTCTGGTTTGTGTGGTCCCTTCTGAAGATACCTGCTATAAGATGCTCGCCGCTGATATGTTTACGCAGGATAACATCAACAACGCCACTGAGTATGTCACTGACGTGATCGATTATGCGGTCGACAAGGTCAAAGAAATGGATAGAAAGGACTGAGCGACATGGACGAGAGAAAATTCTGTATCGGTGATCGCGTAAGGCTTGAGTCTCCGTGGGGTCCTGATGATCCCAATGAGGGTAAAGAGGGAATCGTTGTTGGGTATACAGAAGATACCGATTGTCTTCAAGTGCAGCTCTGCGATGGGTACACATGGAGCAAGCCAGAATTTCGCCTGATCGAGCACCTGCATGATGATTGGTGGGCACCTGTAGAGTCAACCAGTGAATGCCGCTGCGAGTCTCTGCTTTAATTTTTTTCGCCATCCAAACACACTTTACACTGTCAAATGAAAGGAGAAAACGGATGCATATCAAGTATGTGGACGGCCATTATGAAATCGTGTCGGCGGATAATGGCCAGTTCATTCAGTCGGCCGACACATGGGACGAGGCTCTTGACGATATGAAAGAGCTGCTAACAACAACGGTATAACGAGCAAACCGGCTCGTTTACATAACATTTTTTATTATAAAGGAGATCAATATTATGAAGGCAACTGTTAAGTACAACAACGTTTTCGTCACTTCCGCTTACGACATCGAGACCCTGAAGAAGGTTAAGAAGTTCCGTCCCGAGGCTCTGGTTCTGTACAAGGGCGAGGGTAAGGAGAAGGAGCCTGTCTGCGCTATCGGTGTCAGCGGTTCTGCTTCTGCCAATGAGATGGGTGTGACCTTCGCAAAGAATTCCGTCACCACTCCCAAGGTCGCTACCATGAGCATCGAGCTGCCCAACGGCAAGACCACAGTCGATGAGATCAACGAGTTCGTTCGTGAGAAGCTGGGTCTGGCCATCGTGAACTGCACCAAGATCGAGGAGCAGATCGCCGAGGCTATGGGCTCTATCGCTGCTGATGAGGCCGCTATGAACGCTGCTATCACCATCGAGAACGACGCTGAGCCTGAGGCCGCCGCTGAGTAAGAGCGCCGCCTGGTAAGAGCGCCACTGTGGTTCCACGCCGGATGTTCCAGCGCAATACGTCCGGCATTCGTTTTAAATGATTCGTCAATCCGACGTTTCAACAATAAATTTTTCAAATTAAAAAGGAGTACATATTATGCTGAAGATCACTGTGGGTACCAACACCAACCGTAAGACTGTCATGGCTACTGAGGACACTACCCTGCGTCAGTGCCTGGAGGAGAACGATATCAACTACTCTGCTGGTCAGACTTCTCTGGATGGCTGTGTTCTGCAGCCTGGCGACATGGACAAGACCTTTGCCGATATGCACGTTACCGAGAAGGCTTATCTGGTCTGTGTTCAGAAGATGGACAACGCCCGTTAAGGAATTAACGGAGTCTGATCCTGAATCTGTTCGAGTGAATCTCGAATAAAGTCCGAATATAAATCTGTTCTGGTTACAACAGATAAGTAGCATTGCAGCCGCTGGCAGGCCGGTTAAAGTCTGCCTTATATGTGTCCAGTATCTGGGCTTTTAAATGCAAGATATGAATTTAAGGAGGAAGTAACTATGGCATTCACTGGTTTGCTGACGAAGCTCGGCTCGAACGAATGCAACGAATTTTTCTCTGACATCAAGAGCAGGAACAAATTCGAAACCGAAGATAACACTGTCCTGACCGTTCTCCGGGCAGTGATGAACGAGGAGCGGCTGGCGACTTTTACCGCTGATCCCGAGAACAAGGGTATCATGCAATCTCTGGTGGTCGAGAACGAGATCCGGCTCCCGGACGATGAGAAGTTGACAGCGGCCTATTACGCTGGTGAGCGTGGTCCGTTCACAAAGATCAAGCTCGGTCTGTATTTCCATTTCATCCCCAACAAGAAAGCAGCCGATTACATCAAGCAGGTGAAAATGTTCGACGAGGACTACAAGAAGGCGGGCTGGGTTCGTCTTGAGGATGTCTCTCTGTATGTTGATCGCAGCGGTGACGCTCTGGTCTATCAGAACGAAACCAAGCAGGCGACCATGGTGTTCGCTCCTTCGCCCAAGAGAATCCAGGTCATGCAGATGATGATGAGCTGTCTGCCTCGTCTGCTTCCGTGGGCATTCAAGGATCACCCGGCAACCAGGGATGAACTCGATCTGCTGAAGATGCTGGCTGAGCAGAAGTATGACAAGTTCAATGCGGCAATCGACAAGATCTGTGCAGCTTATGATTTCTACGGCAAGAAAGTCGAAAGCATGCTCAAGGGATTCTGCAGTCAGAACTTCACCCGCTCGATCCACGATCAGGAAGAACGTGTCCGCCGGGCAGAGAACAACGTCAATGATTACATGAGCAGCGCCCGCAATGCCATGAAGCAGGTTGACGAAGAGCAGATGAAACTTCTGGTTCTCCGGAATCGTGCCTGCAACTCTGGAGACGATGAGAAGGAGCTGGTCGATTTCTTCAAGGCGAACAAATCTCTTATCGCTCTGGATAAGTCCGGCAATCAGCTGTGGGTCGGCGTGAACTGCTATCTGAATGACTACAACGAAGATATCTTTAAGCAGTATGTCGAAAAGCAGGATAAGATGTCCAGCTACATCTACGAGGAGAGCCCGTATGATATGGATCTCACCAAGAAGTTGTTCCTGGCTATCTGGAAAGAGCACCGGTTCAATCTGCGTGTCTACTGCGAGTGGATTGTCTATGATGACTGCCGCGTCGAAGCCGTCAGAAGCACTAACATGAATCACCGAGAAGACCTGATGAAGGATCGTTTTCCTCAGCCGCATATCGACCGGTTTACCTGTTACGGCGGCTATCGCGGTATGCTTCAGGATTTGGCTCTTCGTCGTGATTACATCGGCGTTTTGTCTACTCTGGTAACTTCTTCTTCCTATATCAACTGGACGGATTCTACGGTCGTCGAATGGATGATGGAAAAGCTGTTCGGCGATTATAGTAATCGGAAGTGTCTGGAAGATAAGGATGGCAATCTCTACACCATCAAACAGGTGGTTGAGATTCTGGAAAACGAAAGCAGAGAAACGGCATAAGGAGGTTTGAAGTATGCAGCCGGTTAAGATGAATGACGAACTGATCCAAGGGATTTTGCAGGAGTTCTATGCACAGGCTTCTGCGTTGGGCAATCTGCAGGCGGATAAGTTCTCCTTTAACAAGAATTTTTCCAAGCCTGCCAAGGACGCAGTCGAGGTGAATTTCACTCTGGAAGCTTATCACGAGATGTGTGCCCTGATCGATCACTTCAGTACCGAGGTCGCCTGGCACGGTCTGGTGAATCGCATTGATAAGACTCACTTCCAAATCACCAAGATCCTGGTTTATCCGCAGCAGGTCACGGGCGCAACAGTGAATACGGACCAGGAAAAGTATACGACCTGGCTGTATGAGCTGGACGATGAATCCTTTAATACGCTGCGGTTCCAGGGACACAGTCATGTGAACATGAGCACTTCTCCCAGCGGTGTGGATATGCAGAATCAGTGGGATCTCATTGATACTCTGAGCTCTGAGGATTACTACGTCTTTATGATCTGGAACAAGCGGCGGGAGTATAACGTCCGTGTTGTGGATATGGCAGACAATGCCATCTACAGCGGCGATGATGTCAAGGTGACGATTGGAGAGGCCGATACGAAAGGGTTTCTCGAACAGGCGGAAGCGCTCGTCCAAAAGCCGGTCACAACTACATACAGTGGCTACAGCGGCAATTACAATGGTGCAGCTTACTCCGGCAACTACAGCGCGGGTACAGCAGCTTATCAGGGAGGCGCGTTCGTTGGTAACACAAGCACCGCAGCCGCGTCCACGAAAACAAAAGCAGAAACGAAACCGGCAGCCACGACGAACCCGGCGCTGAAAACTGTTACGGGTGGAGCCGCCCCTAAGATCGATTCAGCCAAGAGCAAGGGAAGCGAATCCAATCTGATGAAGTATTATCAGGAGAATCCGAATGACCTGATGAACAATTGGAATTCGAGCTGCTATCCCTACGCTGAAGCATTTCAGGACTAAGAAAGGAAACAACAATGGATCTGAGCAAAATCGAAATGGTGTTTGACCCTGCATCCGTTAAGGGTCGTATTCATATCATTGGCTGTGGTTCGGTCGGCTCTACTGTGGCCGAGCTGCTGGCACGATACGGTTTGACCAAGTTCACCCTGTGGGACATGGACTTTGTTGAGTCTAAGAATATTGTAAACCAGATGTTCTTTCAGCCGAACATCGCTCATTCCAAGGTTGAAGCACTGGCAAATATCCTGTGCAGTGTGAATCCTGATATCAAAGAGGATCTGGTTCTGATGCCCAATGGCTGGCAGGGCGAAACCGTCAAGGGTTATGTGTTCCTGGCCGTGGACAGCATCGAGATCCGCAAGCAGTTCCTGGAGAAGAACAAGTACAATCCTGAGCTGCTCGGTGTATTTGATATCCGCACTGGCCTGTATGATGCACAGTGCTGGTCGGCCGATTGGAAGGATCGCAGACAGATCGACAATCTGAAGAACTCCATGAACTTCACTCACGAGGAAGCAAAGGTAAGTACGCCGGTGTCCGCATGTGGCATCGTTCAGGGTGTTGCACCAACCGTTCGTTTCATCTGCTGTCTGGCGATTACGAACTTCATCAATTTCGTGGAGGGCAAGCCGCTGAAGAAGCAGATCATTGCAACCCCGTTCATTCTGGGTGAAGAGAGCGTCATGGCGTTCTGATAAAATCGTAAATAAAAAAATCGTGATGAATAGTTGTTTTTCATAAACAGCGCACTTAGGTCAAGCCAAGTGTATCGAATTGTTAAGATGAGGAGGGGCGACCCAGGAGGCGTCAACATTGCAAAACAAGCTTATGACACCGGCCGTCGGCGCTCCCACAGAGCTCGAATCGACCATTTTCGGGTCACCTGAAAGCGGTTATATAGCCAATTTCAGCATCCAATCATGATCGGGACCTCCTACTGCACGCGTTTTTAGCCTCAAGAAACCCATTTAGATCACGATGAAATCATAAAGGAGAAACAATGTACATTACATATCTGAATCCTCCTAAGACCCGGCAGATCACTTTTGATGAGATCCTCGCCGGTGTCCAGAATGTAGAAGCACTGCACTATGGTGGCAGCAACACATCTACAATGACAGTGTGTCGCAACGATTTAACCGCAAAACTTCGCGCTATCACCAACGTTCCCGAGATGATCGAGAAGCTGGCGGCCTACAACGTGAAGTATGCGGCGCTTGAATCCAGCGATATCCCGAGTCACTATTCTCACTTTGAGATCCCAAAGAAATCTGGCGGTTGGCGACCCATTGATGCGCCAGATGAAACTCTTTCTGATGCACTGATCGAGCTGCGGGAACTACTGAAGAGCTTTATGATTGCAGATTATCACACGAATGCTTTCGCATATATTCCCAATCGCAGCTTTATCGATGCAGTCCGTAAGCATCAAGCAGGCCACAATAAAACCGTCGTTGATGAGGCGACCGGCATGAAAAAGGTCGTAAATTATCAAAATCATTGGGCGGTCAAGTTCGACTTCCATGGTTTCTTCCCCAGCACGACACCGGATTTTCTGCTCGGCATGATGAGTGTGATCTATCCATTTGCTCTGATCATGCGGGATGCACGTGGCCGAGATGAACTGGCAAAGGCGGTCAACCTGTGCTTCCTTCGCAACGGCCTGCCGCAGGGAACTCCCATCAGTCCGTGGCTTACCAATGTGATGATGATCCCGTTTGACCACTGCATCACGCGCAAGCTGTGCTATGGCTACAAAGCAAAGGATGGCATCGATCGCGAGTTTACTTTCACACGATATGCAGATGACATTCTCATCAGCTGTTATCATCATTTTGACCCGATGGAAATTCAGCAAATTATCATTGATGCGCTGAACTTCTTTCATGCGCCGTTTACTCTGAACGAAACGAAAACGCATTACGGTAACCGGCACTCCAGCAAGAACTGGTGCCTCGGCCTGATGTGGAATAAGGACAATCAGATTACAGTCGGCTGGCGCAATCTTAAAATGTTCCGTTCGGCTTTGACGAATTATATCAATGCAAAGCAACACGGCAGAACCTGGGAACTGGAAGATCTGCAAAAGTTCAATGGCAAGCTCAACTATTATCACATGGTCGAGCCTGAGGTGATCGACGAGCTGATTCGTCGCTACAATACGAAGTTTGGCACCAATATCATTGCGATGCTCAAAGAGGATCTTCGTCCCAAAGAGGGCGTTGTTGCATAAAAAATGGAGACATACACAAGGAGTGATGATCTATGATTGAAATTATGTGCCGGGATGGAAAGGTCCCATCGAAGGAGCTCGAAAAGGTCGCGGATATGATCTACTATTCCACGGGCATCGAAACAGAGGTGGTCTACGAAGAGGATCGGCGAGCCCTGGTGTTCTGGGGTCCTGAGGATGTCAAAGAGATCGTGGAAAGTTTGAATCTGAAATCGATCAACACAGACGATACCAATTTCTGCGATACCATTGTGGCCGCCGCAGAGCCGCGTATTCACCAGGCAATGCTGGAAGCCGGCAGAGATGTCCTGTTTGATGAAGTCTGTGAAACGGCTGCATCCATGGGCGAACAAATCGAATTCGATGAGCCCAATCAGTAATCAGTAAACAAAAAATCACTTTGCATATCGTTCCAAAAGAGCGAGCATCACGCCCAAGGCGGATGTTAAGAAGAATACCATAGAAATCGGCCGCTGCACTCCGCCATAGGCCCCTGATCGTGCAGCTGGCCTCAGCCAATCCTTGTCAAGAAACACTCGTCCTTCGATCCGGGACGAAAGTCACGCGCCAGGTCGCGTGACAGAAGTCCCTGATCGTGCGTCCTCCCGTTTCCAGTGCATCGGATTTAGAAAGTGATTTTGATAAAAAAAGAAAATGAGGTAGAAATATGGAATTGATGTATAAGCCAGGCGATAAAGTAATGGTTCGCCCGGATCTGAACTGCCGTGAAGTTTATCGTATGAGGTCAGGCCGCTACAATGGGGACTTCACTTACAATGTGGTTGATCAAATGGCAGATCAGGCTGGAAAGGTTCTTACGATTCTGGGTCCTCGCGACGGAGGAGCTGGATATAGTCTGGAAGAGCTTGATTATGGCTGGACTGACGAGATGTTTATTTCTATCAATGAGTGCTGCTGTGATAGCATTCTGTGAGGTGAACTATGAAATACAGATACGATGTCGGTGACGCAGTGGTCGTAAAGCGAGATCTCAGAAAGAATTGCAGCTACTTTATGATGTCCGGCCCCAATCCCAAAACATACAACACTGTTGTCGACGAAATGAAAGAGCTCGAAGGCAAGACCGTTCATATCGCAGGACATATTGATGGTCAATACTTCATTGAAGAAGACAATAAATCATATGCCTGGACGGATCAGATGTTCTTGACGCAGGACAAATACAGCGCTGCTTGTGTTTGCGAAAGTTTACTATGATTGGAATGATTTGAAAATGCAGAATCCCTGCCATTATTGTGTGGCTCCCAAGCGTTATCCCGGGTGTCACGATCACTGTCAGGAGCGCCAGCAGTACGTCGAAACTGAGCTGACACAGCAGCACCAATACAAAGAAAAGTGCCGCATGATCAACGATTTTAATAATGAGCTATACACTTATAACCTGCGTTATAGAGAAAAACATCAACATAGATATTGATTTACATAGAAAGGATGAAGATCAATGGCAGAACCGGCACGTAAGCGCAAGGATCGCGTAGTTCAGTTCCCGCAACAGCCTGGTTCCGAAGCTCACATCACCATGAGCGAAGCCGAGCTGAAGGAAATGATTTGGGACATCGTGGCTGCCGCTCGCAAGAAAAAGCACAAGACAAAGCCAACCAACAGCCTTTATACAAAGGATGGCCGCATCAAACCTTCGCCTGCTGATCCGATTCGTTCCAAAGAGGATTTCCAGAAACTGGCAAATTATCTTGCCTCCAACGGCGACCCTAAGTTTCGTCTGCGCAACAAGGCGATTTTCGTGTTCGGGTGCAGTCTGGGTATTCGTTGTGGCGATCTTCTCAGTCTAAAAACGGCCGATGTTTACGAACAGGATGGCAGTGTGAAAGAGCATGTCGAACTGATCGAAGAAAAGACTCGTAAGCGCAATGTGTGCAAGATCCCCAAGATGGCAGCCGACATTTTGGAAGATTATTTCGATGAACAGAATTTTGAGATCAGTCAATCTGATTATCTGTTTCGCAGTCGCAAGGGTGGCCCTCTGACAGTGCGCGGATTCTATCGGATCTTGAAAGAAGCAGGGAAGGCGTGTGAGCTGGATATCGATCTGTCCACTCATACCATGCGCAAAACTTATGCAATGGCTGCACTTCAGACAGCGAAAAAGGCTGGTACATCTGGGCAAACGATCGAGATGCTTCAAGAAAAGTTTAAGCATAGCAGCCAGCGTGTCACGATGCATTATGTCAAGGCAGACCAGGATAAGATGGACGAAATGTCTGATCGTGTGTCGGACTGGTTTGATGATGGAGGAACAGAATGACTGATTACATGTATCACCCAGGCGACAAAGTCCGCGTTCGACTTGATCTTTCGGAACATGAAGAATATAAAATGTTGTCTGGCGAAAATAAAGGTCAACGCTGGGTGATTTTTGACTGGATGAAAAAATACGCAGGACAAGAGATCGTCATTCAAAAGATCGCACAAACTAGTGGTGTTTACAGAGCACAAGGAATCGATGGCTGCATCTGGGCTGATGAGATGTTTGAGCCGCTTGTCGTGGACGAGTGCGTTTGTGATTCATTGCTGTAATGGAATGGAGGAAGTAGAGCAATGTCAAGATATTATCAGTATAAAAACGGAGAGGAAGTGTTTGTTCGACCTGATCTGGAGCGCGGTGTTCAGTATTATATGCGTTCCGGTTATCGAGCAAATGATGTCAGTGCCACCCTTACTTATTCTCAGGCGCAGCGGCTTGGCACTGTGGTTCATATTGCCGGCAAGCGCAATGGCCGCTATTACATCGACGAAGATTATGGGTGCGATCGGTGGACTGACGAGATGTTTGCAGCGCCCAACGAATGTATCTGCACGCCGCTGCTGTGAGGTGAATCATGGAAGGGAAATACCTGTATGAAATTGGTGACCTCGTAAAAGTTCGCGACGATATTAATCGAAACATGCAGTATCGTATGCGTTCCGGTCCCAAAGCTGGATGCGAACCCGGGACTGTATATCATATCGAAAAATATAAGGGGTCAGTCCACAAAATCATTTCTTATGAGCTGGGTTATTACAAAATCGATAATGACCTTGATCATCTGTACTGGTCTGATGAAATGTTTGAGCCGATGTCGGTAAACGAATGCATTTGTGACTCTTTGTTGTGAGGTGATTGAATGGATTTTAAATACAAGCCGGGCGATCAGGTTCAAGTACAAGCAAATGCTTTTTATAAGGACGACAGATATCATATGTTATCTGGTCCCCTTACAGATAAGCTGGCGGAAAACACTGTCACAATCAGCGAAAGAACGATTGATATAAGAAATAGTCTTTTGGGCAAAATCGTTACGATAGAAGGATATGCCTTTAACAGATACGTCATCAAAGAATGTAGAAATACCGTCCTGTGGACTGACGATATGTTTGTTGAAGAAGATAGTGGCGAATGCTGTTGCGAATCTTTGTTGTGAGGTGAATGTGATGGTGATGGATAGTTTATTGTATCGGCCGGGTGATCTGGTAACGATCCGTTCGGATTTGGTTGGCGATCGCTATTATCCCGTTTTATATGGTCCTTCGGCAGGTAAACGAACTCTTTACTGTAACGATAGTATGGTTAAGTATAGTGGCAAAACCTATGAGATCGAGAGTTACGCCGATGATGATGATTTCTATATGTTAAAGGGAATTCCATGGTCATGGACTGAGTCGATGTTTGAAAGCCCGACCGAATGCATTTGTAACAGTTTGCTATGAGGAGAGTGTATGAACGAAATTTGGTGTGTCATCGAATATGATTCTGAAGGATATTATGAACCGCCTGAGTTTTTTAATAGTCGAGATGAAGCAGATTGTTACATAAATAAGAGCGCGATTGACGAATATACTCCGATTGAGAAATATCCGGATTCTACGATTGCAGTTAATTGCAACACAGATCTTTATGCTCGGGTTGGTACAGACAAAAGCTCTCGAATCTGGAAGGGATTTGACGTCACAGATGGTCTTTTGAGTATTTTTCTTGCGAATTATATAAAATTAAAGGAGAATAAAAATGTCTGATTTTAAAGAATTCCGTACTCTGCTCCAGAAGCACTTCAACGAGATGGTCAAGGATGGCGCACCTCTGTTTATCACCAATGCCGATGAGGATAAGCTGTATGACCTCTATCTGGACAGCTTCCCGGCTGGCACGAATCCTATTTTCCGTAAGCGCCGTGAGTATGATTGCTCCTGCTGCCGTCGCTTCGTGAAAAACATCGGTAAGCTTGTTTCTTTCATGGATGGTCAGATGGTCACTGTCTGGGATTTCGACACCAAGTCTGACGTTTATCAGCCGGTTGTAGATGCGCTGGCTGCCTATGTGAAAACCTGCGCCGTTGTGAATCCGTATTACATCAGCCGCAACATGATCTCTGATGGCAAGTTCGGCACAGAGATGAACTATGAGTATGACGCTGATCACAAGGCGGTTCGCACCTGGGATCATTTCGCTGTCGAGATTCCTCAGCGGTTCATTGTCAATTCCTATGATGTGTCCACCAAGATGGCCGAGTGGCGTGATTCTGCCAATGTGTTCAAGCGCTCTCTGGAAGAGCTGACTATGGACGCTGTGGATACTGTGCTGGAGCTGATTGCTCAGAACAGCCTGTATCGCGGCAAGGAGTTCGAGGGTTTGGTTCGTGGCTTCAAGAGCGATAAGCAGGTGTATGATCGTCTGCCCGATGAAAAGAAGTCCGCTTATGTCTGGATGGCTCCCGGCGGTGCATCGATGAACCGGCTTCGTATTCGCAATACGGCAATCGGTACTCTGCTGGTAAACCTGAGCGAGGGCATGGACGTGGATGCTGCTGTGACCGCTTTTGAAAAGGTGGTTGCTCCTGCAAACTATAAGCGTCCTAAGGCGATTTTCACCAAGAAGATGCTGGAGGATGCACAGAAAACCGTCACTGAGCTGGGATATATGAACAGTCTGGCTCGTCGGTTTGCCACTCTGGATGATATCACCGCCAACAACATCCTGTTCTGTAACCGTGATGCTGCTCCTCGGGTGATGGGCGCTGCGAATCCGTTTGAGGCAATGGCGAAATCTCTGGGTACTGATCCCAAGAAGTTCGGCCGCGCAGAAGAAATCGGCATCGAAAAGTTTGTCAAAGAAGTTCTGCCTACTGCGGCAGGTCTGGAATTGTTCATGGAGAATCGCTTCTCGAAGAACATGGTATCTCTGATTGCGCCGCAGGATAAGAGCGCGCCAAGCATGTTTAAGTGGTCCAATGGTTTCAGCTGGGCTTATACCGGTAATATGGCAGACAGCGATATTCGCGAAAACGTTAAGGCTGCTGGCGGTAAGGTGGATGGCGTGCTGCGTTTCTCGATTCAGTGGAACGATGTGCCGGGTGAATGGGATGAAAACGATGAAGATGCTCATTGCATTGAACCCGATGAGAATCACATCTATTTCGGCAACAAGTGGCACCATCGTACTGATGGCTGCCTGGATGTGGATATCACTCATCCTTCGCTGGATAAGGCTGCGGTTGAGAACATCACCTGGCCTGACATTAAGAAGATGAAGGAGGGCGAGTACAGCTTCTATGTGAACTGTTTTGCTAGTCGTGGCGGTAAAACTGGTTTCCGTGCTGAGATCGAATTCGATGGCAACATCTACTCCTTCAACTATGATAAGCCGCTGCATGGTGGTCAGAATGTCGCCGTGGCAAAAGTCACACTGAAGGATGGTAAGTTCTCTATCAAGGAGCTGCTGCCCAGTTCTACCAGCACCCGCGAGATCTGGGGTGTGAATTCCAATCAGTTTGTACCTGTGTCTGTGGCGATGTACTCTCCGAACTACTGGGACGAGCAGACCGGCAACGGCAACCGTCACTACTTCTTTATGCTCAAGGATTGCGTCAATCCGGAAAAGCCCAATGGTTTCTACAATGAATTCCTGAAGGCAGACCTGCTGCAGCATAAGCGTGTGTTTGAGGCACTGGGCTCTCAGATGGCAGTTCAGTCCGTGGATGACCAGCTGTCCGGTGTTGGCTTCTCTGAGACGCAGCATAACAGCTTCATCGTTAAGGTGCAGGGGGCAACCGAGCGAGTTCTGAAAGTGGTGATTTGATGGACTATCGTTATAAGCCGGGTGATCGTGTCGTGGTGATCAATGGTATTCAAGAAAGCGGAGATTACTACATGCGCTCTGGGAGTCAGTTCCCGCTTGCTAATGTGATCTGCGTGAACGAAAGTACGATTCGCGCACGAAAAGCCTTAGAGGGAACGGTTGTCACGATTCTTGAGTATTGCCGCAATCGATATATCATCAAAGAAGCGGATCGGAAAATCTTGTGGACAGACGATATGTTCGTTGGTCTGGCGAACGAAACTGAGTGCTATTGTGAATCTCTGCTATGAGGTGTCAAATGGAGTATCGATATAAAATAGGCGACGCTGTTTTAGTTCGAGATGATCTTAAGTATGGTGCCTTTTACGATATGAGGTCTGGTCCTTATCCAAAAGCCAACAGTAACATTGTGACATTGGATATGTCGGAACTTCATGGGCAATTGGTTCATATTAAAGATTATTCTTCTAACGGACACTATATCGTAGAAGAAACGCATGATTTTAGATGGACTGATGACATGTTTTCTGGTTTTGCAGACAATGAGTGCTGCTGCGAATCTCTGTTATAAGGAGGCACAAGTTGCAAGATACAAAATATCATGTAGGCGATGTCGTTATTGTCCGCCAGGATTTAGATTTTAGAAAATGTTATTGGATGCGATCAGGTGTAAAGGACGACGCTCCTTGGAGGCACGTTTCAGATGTTGTAACTGAAGACATGATAGAACTTTGTGGACAGACTATCGAAATCGAAGAAATAGTCAATACGGTCGATGGTAAAAAATACAAAGCAAGAGGTCGCTACTGGACAGACGACATGTTTTTTGACCAAATTGGCAATGAATGTTACTGTGAATCACTTTTGTAAATCTGAAAGGAGAAATTATCATGGAAAAGAATCTGTTTGAAATCGCAACTCGTAATCGCTATCGCTTTAACTACAAGGGTGTTATGACCGTAGAGGATCTGTGGAGTCTGCGGGTCGAGGATCTGGATGCCATCTTCAAGATGCTGAACCGTCAGAAGAAGACCGCCGACGAGGATTCTCTGCTGGCCACTAAGAGCGCCGAGGATCAGGATCTGGCCAATAAGATCGATATCGTCAGATACATCGTGTCTGTCAAGCTGGCTGAGGCAGCGGAGCGTGTGTCTGCCGCCGAGAAGAAGGCACAGCGCGATAAGATCATGGAGATCGTGGCAAAGAAAAAGGATAAGGCGCTGGAAGACATGGGTATCGAGGATCTGATGAAGAAGTTGGAAGAGCTGAATTGAGAAAGGAAGTACCAAGCATGAAAGTTGTTGAAAGCGCAAGCAATCTGTTCCTGTATGGCAACGATATGAAGGCGTATGACAAGATCCCGGCGGGTACATATGATATCCACTGTTCTGAGATGACCGGTTTTTATCTGTCCCGCCGCCCCGATATGGTCATCAACGAAAAGGTGTATGGTGTCCAGAGCAGCAAGGTTGCCAAAGTGCTGAATTCGTTCAAAGTGTTCAACCGCAACCTGGGTGTCATCCTCAGCGGTAACAAAGGCATCGGCAAATCTCTGACCGCTAAGATGATTGCAATCGAGGCCGTCAAGCAGGGCTATCCTGTCATTCTGGCTAACCGCTATATCGGCGGTATCGCCAATTTTATCGAATCCATCGATCAGGAAGTTATGATCTTGTTTGACGAGTTTGATAAGACATTCAAGGCCAGGGACAATGAAAGTCCACAGGATACGATGCTGAGTCTATTCGATGGCACCAGCGCGGGCAAAAAGCTGTTCGTTGTCACCTGTAACCAGCTCAATGGCCTGAACGATTATCTGGTCAATCGTCCCGGCCGCTTCCACTATCACTTCCGCTTCGATTACCCGGGCGCTGACGAGGTCGAAACCTATCTCAAGGATAAGCTCGAAGAGAAGTATTACGATCAGATCCCAGCTGTGGTCGATTTTTCTGGCAAGATCGATCTGAACTACGACTGCCTGCGGTCTATCGCCTTTGAACTGAATCTTGGCACTCCATTCGCAGAGGCCATCAAGGATCTGAATATCATCAACATGAACGAGACCAGCTACAAGCTCACTGTTATCTTCAAGGATGGTTACCGTGCGTCCTGCACCAAGCGTTTTGATATGTTCAATGGCGCACAGCGTATCTGTTTTGATGTCAAGCTGAAAGATGGTTACTGGCCTGATTGCTACATCAACACCGAGGATATCCAGTATAACCCCGCCAACGGTGAGCAGTTCATTGATGGCAAGAAGGTTGATGTGATCAATCCGTATTCCAAGAGTGATGACGATGAAAAGGATCGCTATGAAGCTTTTGAAAAGGACAACGGTGTGGTCAAAGTCATCATCTCTCGTACTCGTGAAAGAGACATTCACTACATGGTCTAAGGAGGCTCAATATGGTTAAAGCAAATCATTATAAAATCAGTTCTTTTCCTGACGGTACTCCGCTGATCAAGAAGGATCTGACCATCAATTATCTCAACGTGATCAGCATCGTCTGGACGTTTGAATCCATGGCCGAGCTTCCCACGGTCATTATGATCGCAAAGGATGCAAAGGATAACGGGGCAGATGTCGAGCTGTTTATGCCGTATATCCCGAATGCTCGTATGGACCGCGCCTATCATGACGAAGATGTGTTCACCCTCAAGTGGTTCGCAGATGAAATCAATCGATGTGGATTCAGCTGCGTTACCGTGTTTGACCCTCACAGTGATGTGGCTCCGGCACTGATCGATCGGTGCGAAGTACATACTCCGATTCGTGAGATTTGTCAGGCAATCGAAGAAAGTAAGCCTGATGTGATCTACTTCCCGGATGCCGGCGCAATGAAACGATATGAGGAAACTGTTCACTGGGCATTGGAGCGAGTCAAGTGCAACGCCTATATCATCCATGGTGATAAAAAGCGGGACTGGGCAACGGGCAAAATTCTCGGTTTGGATGTTGTTGGTGAAGTGAAGCCTGGTGAAAAGGTTCTGATGATCGATGATATCTGTTCTTACGGTGGCACCATGTTCTATTCGGCCAAGAAGCTGAAGGAACTGGGTGCTGGTGATATCGATATGTATGTCAGCCATTGCGAAAACAGTATCCTGGATTCTGAGCGTGGCCATCTGTTTGATGATCCGGAACTGATTCATATGGTCTATACCACAGACAGTATCTTCACCGGCCATCACGACAAGATCACTGTTTTTGAACACAAGTGGGACGAGGACTGATATGGAAGTTTGGGCATTAGATATTCATTTTAATACGGATGGAGATTTTGGTTGGCGGCTTGCTCCGATTGCAATGACTTATAATGCTAACGATCAATTTTACAGGCTGAGCGTAGTTCGAGAAGTTAAAAGCGATGTCGAAAAACGTCAAGTAACTGCCGAATTTACTTGGATTTTAAAACAGTTGATTGCAAATCTTCATACCGACAAAAATTATGTTTTTGACTACGTTGATGAAATGCTAAATGACTCTCTTGATGAAGAGTGGAAAAAAGATTTTTGTCATGAACTGTCTGGTAACTATGATGGTTCCTATGTTCAATTCCGAATTCATACGTCAAAAGATAAAATGTCTTTCAAGGTTAACTGCACAAGAGAAGAGTACGAAAAAATTCAAAAGAAGTATGGAGACTGCCTTGGAATCGATGGAAGGCAGGTTGTAAAAGAATTATTGAAGGGCTAAATATGAAGTATGCAAAAGGTGAAATCCTTAGTGCATATCAGCGCTTAACGAAAAGTATCAAATATGGAGATACATACTGGTCTGAAAAAGCAATGATAAGTGATGTTCTGAGTGATTACTTCAATCGAATCGAGAGCAAGAAAGTTGTAGTCGATCCAAAGTATGAAAGCTACAGATGCCCAAAGTGCAATACAACGTTAATTGGTCAATATGATCACTATTGCGGACAATGTGGTCAGAAATTGGACTGGAGGATTTGAAATGATCAATATCAACCCGATGCTGCTGTGTGATTTCTACAAGACAACCCACAGTAAGCAGTTTCCGGCCGGCACTACCAAGCTGGTCAGTTATTTTACTCCACGCATGAGCCGACTGGATGGCGTGGATGAAGTCGTTGTGTTCGGCATTCAGGCGTTCTGCAAGGATTATCTGGTACGATATTTCAACGACAATTTCTTCGACGAACCAAAGTGTATTGTAGTTCCTCAGTACAAGCGTGTCCTGGATGCGACCATTGGTAAGGATGCTTACGATCTGAGCAAGATTGCAGCGCTACATGATCTGGGATATCTTCCTGTTGAAATCAAGGCACTGCCAGAAGGTACTCGTTGCCCCATCCATGTGCCGTTTCTGGAGATGAGCAATACGCATCCTGATTTCGCATGGGTTCCGCAGTTCCTCGAATCTTTTATGAGTTCTGAGCTGTGGCATCCAATGATTTCTGCAACGGTCGGAACTCTGTATCGCGATATTGTGGACAAGTATTACGATGAAACCGTTGAGGATGGCGTGCCTCATGCTCGTGCTTTGGGTGACTTCAGTTTCCGTGGTCAGGAGTGTATGCAGTCGGCAGTTAAGTCAAGCGCCGGTTGGTGTCTGAGTTTTCTGAATACGGCTACTGTCCCTGCGATTCCGTATCTGGAAGAAATGTATCGCTGCAATTGCGAAGAAGAGCCCGTTGCGTTTGGCGCTGTCAGTACCGAGCATAGTGTGATGTGTTCTAACTTCGCTGTCGATGGCGACGAGATCACTTTCATCCGCCGGGCGCTGACGGAGCTGTATCCCAATATGAGCTTCAGTATGGTGTCTGATTCCTACGACTACTGGAATCTGGTCGATAATATCCTGCCGCAGCTCAAGGATGAAATCATGGCTCATAATGGTACGCTGCTGATCCGTGGCGACTCTGGCGACCCGGTCGAAATCGTCACGCAGACGGTCTATCACCTGTGGGATATCTTCGGCGGCACAGTCAACAGTAAGGGCTACAAGGTGCTCGATCCTCATGTGAAGGCTCTGTACGGCGATTCCATCACTGTGCAGCGCTGCGAAAAGATTTATGCCGAACTCAAAGCACACGGTTTCGCCTGCAACAATGTCAGCCTTGGCGTTGGCTCTTTCTCTATGCAGTGCATCGAGCAGAATGGTCAGTTGAAACCGTTCACCCGCGATACGTTCGGCATGGCTGTCAAGGCAACTTATGGCGTGGTCAATGGCAAGGAGATTCAGATCTTCAAGGACCCAAAGACAGACACTGATCATTTTAAGAAGAGCCTGAAGGGTATGTGCTATGTCACTAAGGATGATTCTGGAAAGCTGGTTTGTACTGATGGACTGATGGATCATGCCGCTCATTCGGATGGCAACCTGTTGCAAACCGTATTCCGCGATGGGGATATGGTTAAGGAGTACAGCCTGAAGGAAGTTCGTGACCGACTGTGGGAAGGGAAGTTCTGATGAGCGGTTCAAGAACGTGGATGGGCGAACCAGAGCTGTTATACTTCATTGTTGATGGTAAAGCAGTTGCGTGTGAGTATCGAAATGAAGCTAGAAAGCTTATTCAAAATGGATTTTTCAGAAAATATGGGTATGGCAATGTTATGGTTGTGAATCCTGCTTTTGAAAAATTCAATCTAAATAGTCCGAGAGCAGCACAGTATTTTGCAATTAAAAATTTAGATAAGAGGTGAGTTCATGGCCGTAATTATCAAAGATGGCAATGTATTTGATTCCGATGCCGACATTATCTGTCATCAGGTGAATTGTCGAAGCGTTATGGGGTCAGGTGTTGCCAAAGAAGTTCGCGAACGTTATCCAGAAGTGTATTACGCATATTTGGACAGATGCTATAACGCAATTACGAACCACAACCATACTCTCTTGGGTACGGCTCAATTCGTGAAGGTGTCTGATGATCGTTGTATCGTTAATTGTTTTGCACAAGACAATTATGGATACGATGGAAAACAATATACCGATATTGCCGCATTACAACACGCTTTATCTACCGTTGCAACAAAAGCAAGAAGAAAGGGTCTCAAAGTTGCAATGCCATATAAGATTGGCTGTTGTCGTGGTGGGGCTGATTGGGAGACAGTCAAGAAAATCATTGACACTACATTTCAGGGTGTCGATGTAGAACTGTGGAGATTGGAGGGTAAATAATATGCTCAAGTATGAATTTGACGCAGCAAAAACCAAGGATGAAATCGTCAAGTGGATTCGGAACTATTTCCGCAAGAATGGTCCTGATTGCAACGCGGTGATCGGTATCTCTGGTGGCAAGGATTCCAGTATCGTGGCTGCTCTGTGCTGTGAAGCGTTGGGCAATGGCCGTGTAATCGGTGTTTTGATGCCCCAGGGCGCTCAGAGCGATATCGATGTGGCGCGAGAACTGGTCGCTCATCTGGGGATCAAGTCATTCGAGATCAATATTGCAGAGACTGTGAACACGCTGCTGGCCAATGGACGGGCAGCCGGTCTGTGTGATTCCAAGCAGGCTCGTGTGAATCTGCCGGCACGAATCCGTATGGCGACCCTGTTCATGGTATCTCAGAGTATGAATGGACGAGTGGCTAACACAGGAAACGCTTCGGAGGCGTACATTGGGTTCAGCACTTTATTTGGAGATGGTGCGGGTCAGTTCAGTCCTCTCGGTAAGCTGACCGTCACCGAAGTAAAAGCTGTCGGTCGTGAACTAGGTCTTCCGGAAAAGTTTATCGAGAAAGCACCTGCTGATGGTCTGACTGGCAAAACCGACGAGGACAATTTCGGCTTTACTTACGATTTCCTTGACAAGTACATTCGTACTGGTGATTTCGGCGGTGACACTGCAACCGCAGCCAAGATCGATCGGATGCACGACGCAAACACATTTAAGCAGCTTTCGATGCCGACATATAATTCAAACCCGTTTGACTGGTGATGCTAATCAAGGAGGACTTAGTAATGGAAAAAGAAAAGATTGATGTTCTGATCGTTGTCGATATGCAGAACGATTTTGTCACCGGTTCGCTGGGTACTCCTGAAGCGCAGGCCATTGTGCCGAAGGTTGTGGAGAAGATCAAAGGCTGGAGCGGTAAGGTTCTGTACACACGAGATACACACCATGAGAGTTATCTCGAAACGTTGGAAGGCAAACATCTCCCAGTAAAGCACTGTTTGCAGGGGACTTGGGGATGGCAGCTCGTTGATGAAGTTGACGCAACAATTTCTGATGAACAGTGGTGTGAAGATAACCCGGTCTATAATAAATACACTTTTGGATCGGTTTGGCTGGCAGACGACCTTGTATCTTTCAATAACAGGGGTGATCGCGAAATCACTTCCATCACGTTGGTCGGCCTCTGCACGGATATCTGTGTCATTTCGAATGCGCTTCTGCTTAAGGCAGCACTACCTGAAGTTCCCATCATTGTGGATGCAAGCTGCTGTGCCGGTGTTACTCCTGAGTCCCACAAGAATGCGCTGGCAGCTATGAAGATGTGCCAGATCGAGATCGTGAACGAGGAGAAGTAAACATGGAAGAGATTATTATTTTCAGTTAACGTCCGAATGCCAGGTGATTGGCGGTACTGGGGCAGACATAACCGCCGCCAGAATAATTTGTAAAGGAGAATAGATATGAACGAAGAAGTTAAAAAGAAGCAGGACGAACTCAAAAGCGAGATTTATGAAGACTTGAAAAAATATCTGACGTGGGATGATTATATCAAACTCACCCAATGGCTGAACGAACATGAGTTTTGGTTGGCTCCTGCGTCTACAAAATATCATGGCGCGCATCCTTGTGGTCTTGCTGAACATAGTATCGCCGTTGCCAAAAATCTGGTCTCTTTAACAGAAAAGCTCGGTCTAAAATGGGCCAATCCACGCTCTCCATTTATCATTGGGCTGCTTCACGATTTATGTAAGACAGATCAATACAAGCTTGATAACACTTATATGATTGATCTTGTGACGACAGGGTATCATTATAGCTATCGAACCGATTCCATATTCAGTCATCACGGTGAGAAGTCGATCTGTATGCTGACAAGCATCATCACTTTGACTGAGGAAGAAGTCGCGTGTATCCGCTGGCACATGGGTGCATATGAAACCGACACCAATGAGTGGAAATATTATGGTAATGCCATTGCAAAATATCCTAATGTGCTATGGACTCATACCGCTGATATGATGGCCAGCCATATTGATGGTGTATAAGGAGGAATTACAATGTCGCCCTGTTTGATGTGCGCCGAAAAGAACTGTCATAACTGTCCATGTGCGATCTGTGAGGTCGTCGATGGAAAGCTGCAGGATAATTTTGTAATGCAGACAGCAATGAAGAATAAAGCGGACTGCAAGAAATTCATGGTGCGTCTTTCAGTAGAGCTTCAGCAAATCGGTCAGATGAAATACAGGAGCTGGACGGATAAAAACAACTGGCGCGGGTTCCCGGCGGGCTGGTTCAAGCATGATGATCTGGTTTCGTGGTTGCTCTGTCATTGTTAAAAGGAGATGGCAAGATGGGATACACAGTATATATTACAGCAAATCGCTATTACGAAGTACATATCAAGGATACAAAAGATACAGACGATGCAATGTAGCAGGCTCTGGCAAAGTATGATAATGGAGAGCTCGAAAGCTATGAGGACGAGTTTGAATCGGCGTTCGCAGAATCGGAGGATGATTGATTGGCAAGCAAGTGGCAAACCTGTCGGCTATCAGAAACTCAGGATCGTCGGGTGAAGTTAACCAAGGCCAAAAAGGAAGAAATCGCCCGTAAGTTTGAAACCGGCGAATACTCACTCCGGGGTCTGGCGCGGGAGTATAACGTCTCGCACAAAACGATTTCGCTCATTGTCGATCAGCGGGCAAAACGAAAGAACGACGAATACAACAGAACACACTGGATGTATTATCGTCCGGATGCAGAAACAATGCGGGAAGCGCACCGAAGGTCAAAAGAATATAAAAAGCGACTGTACGAAAGAGGAGAGTTGAAATAATGGGACAGCGGTTGGTTATTACGGTCCATGCGTTTGACGAGGATATCGCCACGATCTATTATCACTGGTCTGCATATACAACCAGCGCACTGGACGAAGCTCAGAAGATCCTTAAAAATGTCAAATGGGAAGATACCACGTCAAAGGACGAATTGATCCTGCGTATCGTTCGCTTCATGGAGTCCAATGGAGGCTGTATCGATTTTGAGGATAAGCCGGAGTTCAATAAGCGTTTCCCGAATGTTGAGTTTAAGGACGATGGCTCCCGCAACGATGGTCTTGTTGCAATCTCTGAGCAGGTAATGGACAAGCAAAAATACTGGTCTGAGGGCGATTTGATCATTGATTTTGATAACGAAATGATCTGCAACTCGGTTTTCTGGTGGTATGATTCGGACGAATCTCTGCGGGATGAACTTGGCGAGGATTGCGATATTGATTTTGACACTATTCCGGAGCTCAAGATCAATCCTGGCGAATTCTCGTTCGATGATCTTACATATATGATCAAGACGTTTACAGATGGCTATAGTTATCATCGCTATCGTGGGGAAATCTTGGAAAGTATTGATGGTTGAGTGAGGTGATAAAAAATGACACGAGAAGAATTGCAGTCGATCATTACAAGCGAACCGTATAATTTTCTGCGCACCAATCCGAATTTGGGCAAGCAAGTGATGTTTTTGACCATTGGCGGCAGCCACGCCTATGGAACGAATGTGGAAGGGTCAGACGTTGATATCCGGGGTGTCGCACTTAACACAGAACATGAGCTGCTTGGCATGGACACGTTCGATCACTGGGTCGATGAAACCACTGATACAACGGTATTCAGTTTCAACAAAGCAGTCAAACTCATGTGCAGCGGCAATCCGAACATGCTGGAGCAGCTTGGGAATGCTGACGATCTTGTCATCAGCTATCATCCAGCCACAAAGCTTTTGATGGATAATAAGAAGTTGTTCCTATCCAGACAGGTCGTGTATTCGTTTGGTGGCTTTGCAGATAAATTGTTCAAGAAGGCAGTCACTTTGGGCGAATGGTGTAATCAATACCCAGAAGATCAGATCACAAAGAAGCGAATGAACAAAACCATTATGAATATGATTCGTCTTTACCTTATGGTCTTTGATATTCTGGAAAAGGGTGAGATCATTACGAATCGGGCGGAGAACCACGACCTGTTGATGATGGCTCGAAACGGTGAATTCCAGGCTGCCAACGGTTATATCAAGCACGATGTAAAAGATTTCCACAAAGAATATGAAAAGCGCCTGCAGTACGATAAGGCGAACACTGCTTTGCCGGACACCATCGATAGAAACCGTGTCAACGAGTTAGTTGTGACTATCAATCGAATGGCGCTAACGGTGATGTAAAATGAAAATCGAAGACTATTCGCCAGATGAATTGGCTGAAATTTTTAAGGAAGAACTAGATCGTCTTAATATCCCATATCATTATGATCTGGACGCGGAAGCGAAATTTGCGCCATTGATGCCTGATGAACCAATTTTAGAAGTGCAATTTATTGGACTATTAGGATGATATAATTATAGGAAAGGAGTATACCCTCCACGGATGAGGGTATAAAAATTGAATATGTTGAAGCTGTCAGTGTCGAACGCAAACAGCAAGATGGGGAGTATCAAGTCGATCTCGATGCCCCGTATCAAAACCTGTGCTCCAGGCGTTCCGTGCGCAAAAACATGCTATGTTAGTCACTTCGACTGGCGAACCACGGTACGAAACGCCTATGACAACAATTTGAATCTGTGGTTAACAGACCCTGACGGCTTTGAAGTCCAAGCGACTGCAGCTGCTTATGGGTCTTTTTATTTTCGGTGGCATGTCAGTGGAGATATCGTGGATGAACGATATTTCGATATGATGTGTCGCATCGCAACTAAACTCCCTCGCACTCAGTTTCTCACATTCACCAAGAAATACGATCTGGTTAACACATTTGTGAAAGCTGGCGGTACGATTCCCAGAAATTTACATATTCTCTTTTCATCCTGGCCTGGCTATAATGTAAATAACCCCTATAATCTTCCAGTTGCTTATGTGGCATTTAAAGATGGATATTGTGAAGCGCCAGCAGATGCATATGAGTGCTCTGGCCATTGCGAGGATTGTGCTTACGCTGGTAAAAACTGCTGGGTCATGGGGCGAGGCCAGTCCATTGTTTTGAAAGAGCATTAAGGATTTTATAGACCCCTATTATAATAATGTAGGAAGGATGATATAAATGGCGTATGTTCTTACCAACGGACACACCTATATCACAAAAAAGCCGAATGGCAAATTCACAACAACATACGATTCAAGCCTGGCCTCGCAGTATGATGCAGAAAGCAAAGCCTGGAACGTATTGAATTGTTTGCCGCGTACATATAAAGAAGCCGGGTATCTCCCAAAGAAAATCGAAGTCAAGGAAGCATCGGCACAGTTAAAAGAGCTGGCCGCTCCCGCACAGCCAGAACGAAAGCGGTTCGATCCTGTATCTTATCCAATCGAAGATTCAGAGTGGATGACTGATTTTAAAAAGAATCTCAAAATTGTCGATAAAACTCTCAGCAGCTTAAAGCCGATGTATGCAAACCTCTATTCTGATCTGACTCGGACAACAGATGAGATTGATGATCTGGAGCATGCCATTGAACTTGTTAAGGCAAACGCAGTCCAGCGCTGCTTTTTGGAGAACGAACTAAAGAAGGCGCGTAAGATCCGCCGCGAGTGCAAGGATGCGATGAGTCTGATCGAAATGGTGCTGAAGTTCAATCTGGATGACTGGGGAACCGGCAAGGTGCAGTCTGAAATCGTTCGTCTGGAAACTCGGTGTTATACGCCGAAAGTCCGTGATGATATTTTTGTTTAAGGAGTGATTTATTATGAGTGGAGCAGTATCGTTTGTTTTGGGCTTGCTGGGGCTGGGAGCAGCGACTGGAGTAAGCGCGGTTCAGGACGCAGGGATCAATAAAAAGAAAGACCAAGTAGCCGGAATTCATTGCTGGGAGGGTGACCCTGAAACGCTTAAGATGCGCAGGCGTGTTCGTGATGAATGGATGAGCTTGCATGGAGGCGGTCCAAACTGTCTAGGGAAGTGGCCCTCGGAGTATCCAAATGGACGGTATATGCATTCTAAATATCGCTATTGGTTCAAAGCACATCTCGATGCAAAAGGCATTCCGTATGATGATGAGATCCTGGATGAGGTAAGTCATGTCAACGGAGACAGAAACAATATTGCATTGATGTATAGTGCAGGAAAGAAACGTCGTGGCTGGTTCTAAACAATTAAAAGTTGTCGCTTTGGGTTGAAATGCGCTATATTTTGTGGTAAAATAACAACCGAACTGAATTTGGTTAGAAAAACAGGACATCTTTTAGTTGTTTGGAGGGCAAAATGCGGATCACATATACTGCCCAGGAAATGTACGAACATATCCGATCATATGACATTATTGAGTTCTGGGGCAGCCGGAACGAAGAAAATGTCTGCATGATCAAAGCCAAGTCATCCTGCGTTGCACTAAGAAAAGGCAAGCGATACAACTACATCAGTATCGAATGCCAGTTTGACCACAGGTCAGACATCCTTTGTTGCTGCTGCAACATTACAGGCAACGTGTTCTCTTGTGAAATTGAGAGGGGGAAAAAGTCTGAGCACCTTATTATTACATCCGATTATGCAGAGGAGCCAATCACACTTTTTTTAAAAAATCTCTGAATTGGTATTGTAAAGTGTGAATGAGTGTGGTATAATAAGGACACAAAGTAAAACAGATGGTCAGCAAGGAGGTCATAATATGTTTAAGGCTGGCTCAAGTGTCCCAAAAATCGGTGAGATTCGTCTCGGTTATGTTGCCGATATCAAGCAGGAAGGAAAAACTGTCCATAAATATTATGGCGTTCATCCTTATCTGATCGTCAGCAACAACATCTACAACAAAAACTCTGGTCAGTGTGAGGTGATTCCCTTCACCACAAAGCGCTGGAACAGCCGCAACCCGGTCCATGTTGATTTTGGTGTAGGTGAAGTAGATGGCTTGCCGCATGAATCCACTCTTGTGATCGAAGGCCGCGATACGTTGTTAAACTCTCAGCTGAGCGAACCAATCGGAACGTTCTCTGATAAGAACTGGCAGCGCGCAGCGAACGCAATGGTGATCCAGTGTCCGATGCTTGCGGCTGCATTCAGTACAAATCTGGTCTCTGCATCATAAATTCCACGATTCTGTTTGCAAAATCTTCTTACATAGTGTACAATGAATCTAATAGTTCATATACCGACCCACTGTGTAAGGAGATATCAAACGATGAGACAGAGTGCGGAATATTACAATGAAGAGCTCAAGGCCAGATTTATTCTGGATAAAATGTGCGAAAAAGATTCCAACGGAGATCCAGCTAAGGATTCCGCTGGCGAATATATCATTCTTGCTAAGAGTAAGAACAGGTATAACAAGGTTCGCAGCATTTTTCATAAGCTTGCCGCGTTCGAACAGAAGTATAAGAAAGACTTTTATGAGATCGAGTCTGACAAAGACGAAGAATTTATAAATGATCTGTTCTCAAGGTGGATCTCCGAACTGAATGAAAATTACAGCATCTTTGTGTTGTCTATTTTCAAGCAGTATATTATGTGGTGCAGAGATGAGGGTTTGCTCTCAACGCAGCGGTACTATCAGCATCCGTTCTTTGATATGGAAATGTCCGGATGGAAAAAGAAAGACACCAGTTCCACCTTCCGCTCTGAGCGTGTAAAGAACCAGCTGGAAGCCATTGCAAACAAGAGTACCGATGAATTGGCTGAAAATTATGTGTTTCCATCAGAAGATGATTTCTTCACCTACGTCGTTTCTGTGTTCTCGGAAGAAGGGGCGATTATGACAGGTGCAATTATGTGCCTGTTGTATTACGGATTCCCGTCTGAAGAGATCCGCGTCATCAAAAGAAAAGACGTTGATGTAGACACGAGAACCGTCTGCGGGAAATATATCGATCACGATATCGCATGGTCGATCATCTGTAAAGCCAAAAACACGACCACATATCTCAAAAACCACGCAATGGGGCAACTTGGGAAGTTAGAAATGAATCTTGGCGATGGTCCGTATCTTATTCGTACAAGCAGAGAGAGTTCCAATGATAATCCAGTGCCAATTGGATACTTCAAAGACATGTATCGAAGAGAAAAGAAGATCGTCGAGGGGCTTCCGCCAACATCTAACTATAAAAACATCCTTGTTAAAACAAGCACCATCAAAAACCTGCGCGAATTCTATGAGATCATGTCGGAAGAGCACGAGTATGGTATCGAATATGTCGCTGAAAAATTCAGACAGAACCAATATGATACGCCGCTCACATTCCGAAAGTATCAAATAATGCGCGAGAAAGCAAGAAAATTATAAAAATGAAGGGGCCTGACCAGCCCCTGAATTTTTCCTTTGCCATTCACACTTTATAATGTCATTATGTTGAATAGGAGGTGATTGAAATGAGAAAGACGATTGCAGCCATTGTTGTAACCGGCGTTTATCTGCTGACAAATCTACTCGGCGGGGAAGCAGCTGGTCCGGTCGAGACATATCAGAGCTGGAGTGATGAACTCAAGTCGTACACGCAGTCGGTGTGTGACGAGTACAATGTCGATTATTCGTTGGCGCTCGGTGTGATCTATAACGAAAGCAGGTTCCAAAGCGGCCTGACTCATGTGAATTCAAACGGCACAGTCGATTACGGTCTGATGCAGGTCAACGAGGTCAACTTCGATTATCTCAACAAGACGCTTGGCATTCGATCCATGTCTGAATTGCTGGATGATAGAACGGGCATCAAATGTGGTGTTCAGCTGCTGGCGTATCACAAGCAGTACACCGGCAACGATTCTGCAGCGCTTCTTCGCTACCAGATCGGAGCAGGGAAGTACAAACAGTACCTGAGGAAAGGTCGGTACACCAACCAGACGCATCAACAGGCGCTTACATATCAGAGCGAACTCGCTTCTTATATGGATTCCTTACAGTAGAAAAAAGATCGGATGGCAGAAAAACGTCTGTTTGATCTAATCAATCGGTGGAGTGAATCCACCTTTATATGCTGGAGTGGCGCAATGGTAGCGCAGGAAATTTGTAATTTTCAGGTTGCAGGTTCAAGCCCTGTCTCCAGCACCATTAGAACAGCGGGCGACCGCATCAAAGATTATGTATTACAAAGGAGAATAATTATGACTACTGAAACTATGACAATTCATCGCGCACTGGCCGAGCTGAAGGTTTTGGACGATCGTATCATGAAGCTGCTGAGCGAGGCCAAGTTTTGTGGTGCCGCTAAGAATTGTATGCAGAAGCTGGGCGGTGTAACTATTGAAGAGTACAAGCAGAATGCCCAGTCTACTTATGATAAGATCACTGATTTGATGGCTCGTCAGGCAGCGATTAAGCGGGCGGTGTCCGAGTCCAATGCGGTTACTCATGCTGTTGTATGTGGACATGATTATACTGTTGCGCAGCTTATTTGGATGAACCAGCACGGCATTGATTTCAAGAGTACTTTGCTCAATGTTCTGGAGCGTCAGTATGCAAGCGCAGTTGCTGCTACTGAGGCTGCAAACTCCAAGCTGAGTGATAAGGCAGATGATTTTATCAGCAGAAACAACGCTGGCGCAGACAAGAACAGTATGGATGCGGAAGCTATTAAGGATATGCGAGAGAGCTACATTGAGCGTGAAACCATGCAGCTGGTCGACGGTATCAACATCAAGAAGGTCAAGGAAGAACTGGCTGATGAGATCAATAAGTTCAAGGCTGAGGTTGACGCGGTTCTGTCTACTTCTAACGCCATGACTGAGATCACAATCGAATACTGATATTTAATCAGCGAAGCATATTCACTGTCTATCGAAAACGACAAACTGTAATTGTTCGTTCTTTGCTGATGGTAGCCTGCTTGAACGAAATCAAATAATAAAAAAGCTAATAACCATTCATATAAAAGCTGGCCTCATAAGCCGACAAGATGAAATCAAGTAAAATATTTGGTAATACTTGAATTTTTGGATTTGTCAAGAGGTTAAGACGCAAGCCTATAAGCTTGAAACGATGGTTCGAATCCATTATCCAAAAAAAATCGAATCAAGAGAAGGAGTTGTCCCAAGGGCCAACACGTAGTTGATTCAAATGTCTTGGAAAGGTTAACGGTTATTGATTTAAAGGTTAAAGGTTGAAAGTTCAAAGCTTAAACTTCTAGCTAAAGATTAAACAGTAACGAATACAGGTCAAAGATTTATAAAATCCATGGGCACAGGTTTGTGGATCGATTACATAAGTCCCGTTGTTTACCACATGGCTGGTAGATGGTGAGCGCCTTGGCAGGGGCGTAACAATACCTGCCGTTTATATGGGAGAATAGCTTAACTGGTAGAGCTGGGTCGAAAGCCTGAGCGTAGGTTCGAGTCCTACTTCTTCAAATAAATTAGGAGGATAAAATCATGGGATATGCTAACGGATATGTTCGAATTTATATGCCTAATCATCCACATGCGAATATTAGTGGAATGGTATATGAACATGTTTTAGTTGCAGAAAAGAAACTTGGAAGATATCTAACTGCTGAAGAAGTAGTGCATCATATTGATCATAATCGGTCCAATAATAATCCAGACAACTTAATGATTTTTAAGACCAAAAAGGATCATTCGATTTTCCATATGAATGAAGAAGATTTCACTTTATGTACATTTGATATTGATGGAACGGTTTCGTGTAAAAGCAATCCATTGAAAATCAATCATTGTGTGCGTTGTGGTTGTGTTATATATCCTGGAGCTACGCTGTGCCGAGAATGTTACAGGAAGGAAGGACGAGACGGACGCCCTAAAAGAGAAACTTTGAAAAATCTGATAAGATCATTTCCTTTTGAACAAATAGGGCGACAGTTCAATGTGACTGGAAATTGCATAAAGAACTGGTGCAAGTATTATAATTTGCCATTTAAATCTAGCGATATAAAAAATTATACAAATGAAGAATGGCTGATGGTATAAATCGTGGTTCTGTAGCTCAGTCGGTAGAGCAGGGGACTGAAAATCCCCGTGTCGCTGGTTCGATTCCAGCCGGGACCACCAATGTGCAAGTTGATTTGATAATTGAGTTTGGTCGAAATCCTCCATAAAAAGGTTGTCCGCCAAGGTCGAAAAATCAACATGAATTCTCACCAAAATGATGTTATCAATGAAATTTGCAATAGGATTAGCGAGGCAGTCACACTCCTGATCAGGGGCCGATGTAGCAAGCTTGGTCAAACTGCGTGCCCTGACGATGATAAGATCCGCATTCCGAGCGCAACTGTGCGTGAGTCTCACCAGCTCGAAAACAGTTTATATGGTCGTGTAGCAGAACAAAAGGTAGCACGGCAGGAAACTGCTTGATGTCGGTTAAACTCCGGCCACGACAAGTCCGAAAGTTCATTATGTTGTTGAAAGTGTACATCATCACATCATTCTGAAATGAGTAGGCATTTTATATGCGATCGTAGCCAAGTGGTATGGCATCAAACTTTTAATTTGAGTATCGTTAGGGTTCGATTCCCACCGATCGCACCAATACCTGTCTGTGGTTGGGTAAACAGTCTTGTGGAGACGCTGACAAGATAGAAGAGCGAGCGTCATATCCGTGGGCGGGCATTCGGATTCGATATGCGCCCATAGCTTAATTGTTAAAGCCGCAGTCTCTAAAACTGTCATTTTTTTGCAGGTTCGAATCCTGCTGGGCGTGCCAAACAAATTACATAACAGTATCCATATTTCTCAAGAAAGGAGCCAGTTTTATGAAACAGCAGCAAATTTATAAAGGCATCATAGGCCATCAGGGTTGGTGTGCTGATGAATTTGAACATCGATACGGACGTTGGAGTGGAGTTCGAAATAACTGGGCAAAGGCAAAACTTCGCGATAAGCGTCTTGCGAAGCACAGGACGAATCAAATCAGAAATGAACAAATTAAAGAGGAGCTCAACGATTATGGCAATGATTGATCCGTATGATGATGACTTCGGTGCCATTTGTAACTGTGCTGTTCGATACGCAGTCGGGCGCAGAACATATATGCCTGATCTTGTGATTGATTTCATTACGCCGCACCTGAGCGAGTTGACAGATAAAACGCTATGGTGTTTTCAGCGTGATCTATATCAGCGTCTGGATGAAGGGTTTGATTTTGGAGACGAATTTGATCTTCAAAACTGGATGAGCTTTCTGGAAGATGTTGATAAAGAGATCGAGAAAAGAAAACAGCCCAGCGGCCATAACCACTGAGCTGTCAGGATTACCCGATGACGTGATTCATCTGCAGAACCATCAGTATGAGCCCGACGATACTGCAAATGTCACCAGCGACATCAAGAAAATCTTTCGCCTAACGCTTCATCTAAGCACCTCCAATCCGCTCGAGACGCGAGAACAATGTCCGTCATTGAGGAACTGGTGTGTCTAGTGAGAGTTAAGTTGGCAAAAGTGTATCACGTTATTACGCGATTGTCAAGAATCATCCCGAGCATGATGTGAAAAGGCTTGTTATATGCGGCAATGGCTGAGTGGTTTAAAGCGGTGGACTTGAAATCCATTGATGGTAATACATCCGCGAGTTCGAATCTTGCTTGCCGCGTGTTATGGCCTGTTAGTCAAGAGGTGAAGATGCTGCCCTTTCACGGCGGAGACATCGGTTCAATTCCGGTACAGGTCATTTTTTTGAAAATTAAATATTGTGAGGTATCAAAATGAAAACGACGAAGAAAGATTGGATTTATCGTGTGATTCTTCTGATTCTGTTGGCGATTATCTGGGACATTGGCGCGGCTTTGACTTCGCCAATTTTTGTTCCACAGAAAGGCGCTGTGTTTCGGGAATTCTTCCTGTTGATCCAAAATGGAACAATGTTGAAAGCATTCCGATATTCGCTGGTTCGCATTACGGTGGCAGCCGCTTTGAGTGCCGGCATTTCTATTCCTCTTGGCTGTCTGATGAAAATCTGTCATCCGCTTCAAAAGCTGCTCTATCCAGCAATTCGAGCAATGCGGTTTTTACCAGTCACTGCCTTCTATCCACTGTTGACTATGTGGTTTGGAATCGGAGAGAAAATGAAGATTGCTTTCTTATTTGTAGCCAGCTTTGTGTTCATGCTTCCAAGCGTTCTGATCGCCCTGGATGATGTCAGTGATGATGTGATCGAGGCGGCCAGCATTGACGGCGCAGGGAAGTTCAGTACAGTAACACGGATCATCTTTCCAATTGCAGCGCCTTCCATCTGTCAATCATTCGCCACAATGTACGCCATCGGTTGGACCTATATCGCAGTGGCCGAGACAGTGAATGCGAAGTACGGTATTGGCTATCTGATCTATACTTCGTCCGCTCGTGGCCGTACATCTCTGGTGTTTGTTGGAATATTGGCGATTGTGATTTTCAGTATTCTGTTTGACTGGATCACAAATATCTGTATCAAGAAGATTTTCAAGTGGAAGTTTTCGTAAGGAGAGATTATGTCACACGAAATTGAGATTCAAGGCTGTCTGAACGTTCCAGATGATGCGAACTTTGATGAAATCACAGACGTGTTCTTAGATTTTGTTGAGTCGCATGGTTGGTACTATGGTGGTGGGTTCTCTGAGATTCGAGACGGCTGTTATGTGAAGCCTGATGGAACTTTTGGTGATCCAATTTATAAATCAAATAAGGAGAAAGATTATGGCACATGAAATTAAAATTATGGGATGTCTGAGTATTCCAGATAATACAAGCTGGGAGGAGTCAATAAGTTTATTTGTTGAATTTATCGAGTCACATAATTGGTGCTATTATGGGGATTTTGCTGAGATTCGTGATGGAAAGCAAGTAGGTTATGGCGTAATAAAAAAAGAAAACGAGGAGAAAAATTATGGCGAAGAAAAGTCTATTTGAAAAACTCGGTCTTGTTGAGGGTGTAGCTGCTTCTGAGTATGATATGCCGGATACCACGAATGAGCTTCGCGTTTGTAGTGGCGTCGGAGATCATTACATCAATGGAGATTTCCCAGAGGACGAACCGGTTCAGGCCGAGGTCCCTGATGGCGACACCATCGATGTTCAGGCGGTTTACGAGACCAATGGTATGAACCCTGCTGACGCTGTTACTGTCTACAAGATCAAAGATGTGATCGATACATTCCCGTCTGAGATGCCCACAAAGACTAAGCGTGCTACGGTCAAAAACCTGATGACGACGCTTGGTTATGATGCAACCGCGATTATCTCTGATGCGAAGCATCGCAAGGAGCTTCTGCGGGCTGTTGGTAACGATAAGATGAATGCGTTGTTTGACGAGATGAAGAGCAACGACCAGCAGATCGAATCTATGAAGGAACAGATCGAAGCTCTTACCAATCGTAATGTTGAAGCTGGTGCGGCCATTGAAAAGATCACCAATACAGTTCAGGATGAACTCAAGATGATTTCTTCTATCGAGGAATTTATCGAAGAGGATAAGACGGAGCCCGCTGGGAAGGAGGTCGCCCAGTAATGTTTTCTTTAACCATTCCTGAGTTTGTGGTCTTTTGTATCAGTGGTGCGTTTGTAATCAGTCTGATTCTGTTCCCATCTTGGAGAGAGCAAATTAAAACTCTCGCCGGTGGATTTCTTCAAAAGTTTGTGCAGGACACAGCTAAGACTCCTGAAGGAGCAAAGGCAATCTATGCACAGAAGATTGATGAGGCAACCGATCAATATAACGATGCGTGCTACACTCTTAGAAATTTAACTGGCAAGCTCAAGACGATTCAAGATCAGTTTACTTCCGCGCAGAAACGAGCTGAAGATTACGATAAACGCGCTAAGGCCGCTATGAGTCGTGGCGACGAAGAGTCTGCCACTATTTTTGCTCGTAATCTTCAGGAAGAAATGGACGCTATGGAGAATCTGTCTCAGCAGTATGCTAAAATGCGCCCGGCAGTTGATGAAATGAAAAACATCAAAGAAAAGTTGGAAAATCAGCTGGCAGCTCTAAAGCGTGAGAGTAAAGATGTCGTCTCCGAGATGCAGGCTAATGAGCAGATCTCGGCCGCATATGATTCCGTTGGTAAGTTTCGTTCTGTTACTGGTACAGATAAGATGCTCAATGCTACTCGTGATGGTCTGCAGGAGAGTCGCGAGAAAGCAGCTGGCGCAAAGATCCTGTATCAATCAAGCCGTGATGGTAAATTGGATAAGGCCAATGCGAAAACTGCTGATTATAAGGTAAACGATTATCTGGAGAGTCTAAAGAAGGGGACTGCGAGACCCATCACATACGACATTAAGGATATCAATGCCTTCACAAAGTCTTCTGGATTGAACACTCAGTCCAAGAAATAAAATCAAAATTAAATAGGAGAGAATAACATGTCTAAGTTCAAATTGACTAAGGCTGGCCGCGCTGTTGTTGGTGTGGTCCTTGCTGTGGCTGTTGCTATTGGTGTCGTTGGTGGCATCAAGGGCGGTGTGATCAAGTTCGACAAGAAAAAGCCAACTGCATCTGATAAGCCTGCCACGAATGTCACCACGAATGCATCAACCGGCGACGACACGATCAATCTGTCTCTGGATGAATGGGCGGGATGGTTGAGCTGTATCACCGCAAATGGAGGTCTTACTACTCAGCCCGGTTCTGTATTTGACCAGCTCGGCATCAAGGTGAATATCAATGTCATCAACGACGCTACTGAGTCCAGTAATGCACTGATCTCTGGTGATCTGCAGGCCGCTGGTTATACTACGAACCGTGTCGCGTTCCTGTCTCAGAAGTTTACGGATGCCGGTAAGAATATCATCATGCCGGTGTTTACCAACTACAGCTATGGCGGAGACGGTATTATCGCTTCCACTCAGTTTGCGGATGTGAATTCGTGGGTCAATGCCAAGATCGGCGTTCCTGAATTCTCTGAGGCCGAAACCCTGGTCGCTTGGTTTGTCAATAATTCCAACCTGTCCGATGCGGATAAGACAACCATTATGAATAACCTGATCATGTTTGGTACGGCAGATGATACTGCTAAGGCATACTTTGCTGGTCAGATCGATGTGGCTGCAACATGGGAGCCGTACCTGACTCAGGCTAAGACCTATACCAACAGCACCGTTGTTTTTGATACCAAGTCTTCTTCTTCTCTGGTCATGGATGGCATTGTGTTTGATGCCGATTGGGCCGCAGCTCACGAAGATACTGTCAAGAAGTTCGTCAAGGGTATTCTGATGTCTTATGATCAGCCCATCAATTACGACGCAGCTCGTGAAGTGTTCCCGATGTACTCCACTTCCAGTGATGCCGATATCGACGCTACTTACGCCAATGCCAAGATGGCCAGCTGGAAGGACAATTACAACATTCTAAACGATACTGCTCCCATGATCTACAACCAGATGTGCGATATCTGGGAGGCTCTGGGCGAAACCGTCAATCGCGGCCTTGTGGACACGATTTTTGATACCACTTATATTGACGCTCTGAAAGGTGATTTTAAGTCTACTTCCGCCGCAAATGCCACCACAAAGGTGACTGTAAGTGACGAAACCCGTGCCAATATCACCCAGCAGGTCACTGGCAATCTGGATTATGATTCCATGCTGAGCAAGACCGCCAATGTAACATTTGTCCCGGATTCTTCTGTGTTCACCGATCAGGCCAGCGCAGCCTCTGTTCTGGATGATTTCGTAAATATCGCCAAGACTCTGGATGGCACTATGATCGTTATCAACGGCAATATCAATGCGGACACTCAGACCGAGTTCGGTGTGCAGCTCTCTGCAAATCGTGCTCAGACTGTTGCCAACTATCTGGCTTCTCAGGGTATTGATCAGAATCGACTGATTATTACAGGCTCCGGCAACGCAAAGTATCAGGCCGATAAGGCTGCTGGCGCTCTGAAGTCGGATGCAAGCGTGTACCAGTCTACTGACATCAGCTTTATGCGAATTGAGAACTGAGGTGATTCAGATTGATCTGGATTGAAATCAGTAAAGCAATTTGGATTGTGGGCGGATTGATGCTGGCTTCTTTTGCGGCTGGTTATCTCTTCCATGGTCCAACTACTAAGATTTAAAACTCACGGCGGTGCTCAGGTAGCACTGGGTGCCGCCTTATATGATGCGTCGTGGTGAAGCGGTGAACACAGTGGAATTTGACTCCATCATACGCAGGTTCAAATCCTGCCGGCGCAGCCAGAAAATAAATTAAAGGAGAGCACAAAAATGACCACCCCAGAAGAACTTGAGACTGCATTGAGAGACTTCAAAAAAGAATGCGATGAAAGCTGGGATTGCAAAAGATGCAAATACGAATCAGTTTGTAAAAAGTTTAAATTCTGGGACAACAGCATTCCTAAAGATTGGGGATATTTTGGAGGAGAACATTTCGGATTGACAGAAAAAGAATGGGCTGAACTATTTTAAATAGGAGGAATCAAAAATGGTTACAGAAGAACAACTTGAAGCAGCTCTCCGAGATTTTATTAGCAATTGTAAAGGAATTGGAACTGCTTATGATACTCATTGTTTGAAATGCAGATATCATTCAGTGTGCGACCGATTGATAGTATGGGAAACTAATGGTCCTTGCGATTGGGAACTTTATCCAAAGGAGGAATCTCAATGACAACACCTGAACAACTTGAAGCGGTCATCAAAGATTTTATCTATGAATGTGAAAAGCAAAATGAAACAAGTGATAGCTGCGGAGAATGTATGTATTACGATTTCTGTGCTCGATTTTACACGCCGCATTGTGATTGTCCAGATGAATGGACGATTTACGAAAAGGTAAGCAAAATTCCATCTTAAAGGGGGATAACGATGGCAGTTTATATGACAGGTGATATCCATGGCAACCCAAGTCGATTTTATGATCTGAAGAGTTTCTGCAAGGTGCATTCAGACGCAGAATGGTTTATCTGCTTGGGCGATGTTGGTTTGAATTACTATGGCGAGGATCATCCGCAGGAGATGTATATCAAGAATATTGCGGATGAAATCCCTGCAAAACTATTCTGTATTCATGGCAATCACGAGCGGCGTCCTACCGAAGCAGATGGATATAAACAGATCGATGTCACAGAGGGTGCGATTCAGGGTCCGATGATGTGGCACGCAGAACACCCTAACCAGTATTTTGCCATCGACGGTGCTGTATATACGATTTTTACATCCGACCGTGTGTTGACTGCACTTGTTTGCGGTGGTGCTTATTCGGTCGACAAGGATTATCGTCTGCGGCGCGGTTGGCATTGGTGGCCGGACGAACAGCCAAATGAACTCACGAAGGGGCTGGTACGGTTGATGGCAGTGGAAAAACAAATCGATATCATGCTGACTCATACCTGCCCGCTGCGGTTCGAGCCAACTGAGCTTTTTATCTCTGGCATTGATCAGAGCACAGTAGACCAGTCAACAGAACGATTCTTTGATGAAATCTACTCCTTATTTCCGGCGTACAAAAAGCCGATGTGGTACTTTGGCCACTTTCATGGAAATAAATACACGGATGATTACGTGATGCTCTTTGATGACATCATGGAACTGAAGTGAATTTATAAATAGTAAATCGAAAGGGGAGTACAGATGCTGTATGGACGTGCGTCTCCTAATTTGATTCGATAGCATTTCGTCAAATTAGATAGGAGAAAACAATATGACTTGTAATTTTTGTGGTAAGACTCTGGACACCTGCGATGAGATCAATCTTGGTAACCTGGAACTGCCTTTCTTCTACGGGAGCAAGCGTGATGGGGACAAGATGAAGTTTTCTCTCTGTTCTGGCTGTTACGACAAGCTGGTAGATGAATTTATGTCCAGATGCAAACACGAGCCCATCGTTGTTCCCTTTGCCCCAAGGGTGCCGGAATGGGAGCATAAGACTACTGAAGAATTCGATTATTGATAACTGATTACATAGGAGGTACATATGGCAAGTAAGGAAAACAACGTTTACTCTCGCTTTAGCTTTTGCGGAAAGGTCACCGTTTCCAAAAAGGTCCCGTTCGTGAAGCGCGACACCTACGATAAGGGTGAGAAGATCAGTATTAACTTTGGTATCAAAGCCGGGAACAATCTCGGTTATGTCAAGCTGGAAGGCTTCAAGAACGACGAGATCAAGACCATGGATACTGACCGAAACAATATCGAGGTCGCATGGAGTAATCGTCTGGACGAAGATGTGATCAAGACCGTTGCCAGCACCAAAAAGTTCACAGTGAATCTGGGCGAGCGCAAGGAGTTCATCACAGAGTGGGATATGATCGAGTATCTGGAGTCCGCTCTGGCCGGTTATGAGGACGATATTGTTGTTACTGGTAAGTTCGTTCTGCGTCCAGGCACAGGTAAATACAAGGATCAGGTTTATCGCGAGTATCAGATCCAGAACGTGTACATGCCCGGTGAGAAGGAAGTTCCTCATCTGACTATGAATCTGGACCTGTACTACGACAAGGACAGCATGGATACAACCACTCTGAAGGATGACGGCAAGATTATGATTCATTGCTACACTCCGATGTGGTCTAAGGCAGATGGCGCACAGAAGATGTTCCAGATCGACACCGTGTTCAATACTGCTGTTTTTGATATGGACAAGCCGAAGCACAAGGCAATCCACGATTACAAGATGCGCTATCTGGAAACCAAGTCTCGCAATCCTGTCCATATGAACTGGCAGATCGCAGTCGTCAATGGCGCTGAAGAGGTCCCGTTTACTATGGACAGCTTGACTGAACAGCAGCGGGAACAGGTCGAACTCGGTATCTCTAAGATGGAAGATTTCAAGCCGCGTGGAAATATCCTCGGTGACCGGGAAAAGGAGCTGCGTCTGGTAAAGCCTATCCTGACTGGTGAATTTGAGGAGTGCAAGACTGCAGCTGATTCTGGTTACACTGCTCGTGAGTTCGAGGATGAGATTTGGACCCCGGCGGTTGATGAAAGCGTGGACGATATGATGAAGGGCGGTTCCAAGGCTAAGACCAAGGCAAAAGCTGCTCCTGCAGTCGAGGCCCCGGAAGACAGCGATGATGATATCGACACCATGTTTTGATCCTGTCGATTTACCATGGAATGAAAATTAAAAAGGAGAATACATAATGGGTTTTAAAATCAATCGTATTAAGGCAGACCTTGGCAGCTATCCTCATTATATGCTGCTCGGAATTCGCAAGATCGGCAAAACCACCTTTGTTCGTGACCTGATCAAAGAGAAGTATGGTGATGCAACCAAGGGCCTACTGATTTCTTGCGGTGCTGAGAATGGTTACCACGCTCTGGATGATCTGCAGGTTGAAGAAGCGAAGGTTTTCAATCAGGATTACGACGAAGAGACCGACAGCCGTGGTTTCATTCAGATTGTTGATGATATCGTCGAGAACAATAAGGACTACGGCATTAAGCTGGTTGCAATCGATACCTTGGATTGCCTGTATGATATCGCTGCACAGGAGGCCATTCGGTTGTCTCGTAAAGAGACCGGTAAGCCGTGCAAGAGCATAAATGATGCATTTGGAGGCTACGGTCGGGGACTTGACCGTGTGATTGCACTGATTCAAGAGCAGATTACTCGTCTGGAAGATGCCGGTATCGCTGTGTTTATCTTGTCTCACGTCAAAGAAAAGACTCGTACTGATATGGTCACTGGTGAAGAATATCAGGTTTGGACCAACAACCTGATGGATAAGGTGTATGGTGCTATTGCTGACACCGCTCAGATGGTTATGATGGCGGTCTTTGATCGTGAAATCAAGGATAAGAAGGTCACTGGTGAAAATCGTGTCCTGTATCTGCGTGCTACTGCAAGTCTGGATGCTGGTTCTCGTTTTCATGGTCTGCCTGAGAAGGTTCCTTTCACCCCCAAGGCTTTCATTGAAGCGTTTGAAGAGGGCGTTAAGAACTCTGCTACTATGAAGCCGATGACTGATGCCGATATGGCTGCCCGTCAGAAGGAAGAAGCCGCACAGCAGGAAAAGACGGCAGAAATCGCTCGTCGTAAGGATGCAGAAAATCGTGCCGCAGCTCAGGCTGAAGAGGACGAGCCTTACCGTGCCGAGTGGATCAGCACAATTCAGGATCGTTTCGGTAACGCATCTGCTGATGTTAAGGCCCAGATCAAGGCGATCCGCGATGAGGTCGGTCTTAAGTTCTCTGATCCAGAATTTCCTATTGACGCATTGAAACGCGTTTATTCTTTGGTCTAATCATTCACACTTTACACGGTCATTCCAAAGTAAATACGCAGGGCGGGACGGTGGGTATGTTGAGGTAGGAAATATGGCAAAGGAACCTACAGTTAAATGTATGGCTACCGGGGTGCAAGGCCCCAGGAGTCAATTTTATAAAGCGCCAAACAATCGCTACTTTCAATCGGAAGCGGTTTATCAGGCGTGGTTGGCTGGGCGGCGCAGGGAAAAGGCGAAAAAGAATAAGCCCGCTCCTCAAAAGAAGCCAGGCCGCACGATGGAATCTTATAAGAAGCTGTGCAGTACGATCGCGGATTTTATTGGATATGACCCAGAAAATGGTCAGCCAATGCCAACGATCGTATTTCGCCGGCTGAAGGAACTGGATTTCTATTCTGATGAAATCATTCAACAAACCATGGATGAAAACGAAAAGTCGATTCGGTGGGCAATGCAGAATAAGAAGTTCGAGGATGACGCAGGGAAGTGCAGCTATCTGATGGCGATTATTCGCAACAATATCGGCGCTGTCTACCGGCGTGAAAAAGATAAGGCAGAAAAAACTGTCAAAAACAAAGCAGAACCCAATCTTGACACGATGCTCGACTTGTCAACGATCGGTACTGCACATAAAGGCAAAGATGTCAGCAGCTTGCTAGGAGGTGACGATTTATGGATTTAACCAAAGCGATTGAAAAAATCGAAGCGAATCGTGTACAGGCCGAAGCAAGCTTTGTTTTTTGTCTGTGGAAAGATCCCCAGCGATACGACGATTACAAAAACATCAACGAAGGAACAGATAAAACCCTGATCTGTGAAGAACAGGTTTTCTATTTCATGGTTGGTCGCGGCATTCGTCGGCAGGGCTTTTCTAACATCGACAACATCACTCTTGATACATATCTGGCGGACAAACCCACACTCCGTCGGCATTACGAAGAACTGAACGGCTGGCGTGCTTGTAAGGCGATGATGGATCTGGTCGATCCAGAGAACACGGATAGCTATTACAACCAAATCGCCAAAATGAATACGCTCAAAATCCTGGCTACCAAGTATGATGATCTGCTCAGTCACCCGGAGCGCTTTGATGATGCCACGAACGAAGATGTATATAACACTTTCGAGCTGCTCAATAACAGTGTGGCGCTGACAACCGGCAACGATTCAAAGATCGAAAATCTTGTTGTTGATGAAAAATACATCCAGCAGTGCAATGCCGGCATGGATCAGGGAATCAGTTATGCAGCCGGAGCACCTCTATTGAATTATCTGACACTTGGCGCTCCTGTTGGAGATATGTATTTGTTTGCCGGTCACAGCGGCACAGGAAAATCAAGTTTCATCTTTGAAAATATGGTTCTCCCGTTTGCAGAAGGTGGTACAGGCGTTGCGATTATTTCAAACGAGATGCAGAGCAAGGCATATAAAAATATGTTACTGGTTCACATTCTCACGAAAGAATTGGACTACTGGAAAATCACTCGTAAAAAGCTCAGTCTTGGCCATTTTAATGAAGAGGAATTGGAGATGCTTCGTAAAGCAGCAGCTATTACAAAAGAAAAGTATTCCAATATTCGCTTTGTAAAAATGTTCGAAAACGACACTTCTAAGGTGCTTCAGTACATCAAGCGTCTTGCAAGATCCGGCACAAAGGCAATCATCTATGACACCATGAAATCGGATGACGGTATTGACGATAAGATGTGGCAGGCATTGTTGATGAACAGCCGTCGTATTTTTAATACCGTTTCAAAAGAACAGGTCGCTATGATCTGTACTTTCCAGTTGGCATTACATACTACGAATCAGCGTTGGCTTGACGCAACTTGTCTGTCAAACTCAAAACAGATAAAAGAAGTGGTGGCTCAAGCTGTCTTTGCCAGAGCATGTTGGCAGGACGAATATACCGGTGAGAAATTTGATTGCAATCCCTATCGGCGGAATAAAGATAATCCAAAAATCAAAGAGCCATTCATCATGGATAAAGACAAAAAATATATGGTTCTTTTTCTGAATAAAACTCGTTCTGATGAAGATGGTCAAACCCTTCTTTATCAGTGGGATTCAGCTTGGAACCGTTGGATCGAAATTGGTTTCTGTACCATTGTAAATGACCATGGCCAGTACGACCGCAGATAAATAAGAAGGGAGGCTTCGATATGGATGGATGTCAATGTATTAACGTCTAAGCTTGAAAATCAGCCAGACAAAATCATTCAGATCCTTGAAGCACTTGGCTTTGAAAATATCAAGTTCAATCCTCTCAAAAATAATCTGCGGTTCGCTCGGGAAGAGCAGCGAAATCCAACCAGTTGTATGCTCGATTGCGGCACGCTTCGGTTCTTTGTTTTCTCTACAAACCAAAAGGGGAATCTTTTCAGTCTGATTATGGATGTCAAAAGATGTTCGTTTCCAGATTCTTTGAAATTCGCTGCACAAAAGGCTGGCATCTCAGAAGAAGAGGTCAACATCAAAACGCATTGGCCATTCGGTGGTTTTTTTCTAAAACTGATGCCTGACTATGAAGAAGAGATGGAAGATTTGAAAACGTACCCAGAGGAGACTCTGGAACCGTATGCCAACAAATACAATCTCCGCTTCATCAAAGATGGCATCAGCCTGGATACTCAGCAAAAATTCGGTGTCGGTTATGATGTGGAATCAAATCGAATCACGATCCCAGAGCGTGCAACTGATGGTTCTTTGGTCGGCATCATGGGCCGCGCCAATTACGAGTGTGAACACGATAAACGCTGGTATCCATTGATCGCTTGTCCGCGCAGTAAAACACTGTTTGGATACTCTGAGAATTATCATCGAATTCAGGAAACAGGGAACATCGTTCTGTTTGAATCTGAAAAGGCAGTCCAGCAGTGCGATTCGTTCGGCTGCAATATTGCCCTCGCAACGTGCGGCTGTCATGTATCAGATACGCAAACCAAATACATCAAACGAATGCTGCCAAAGAAAATCATTCTGGCCTACGATGAAGGGCTTGAAGAAGAGCACTTGGTTAACGAATGCAAAAAACTTATCGTGAACAATCCGATCTTAAAAACAAAGGTTGGATACATTTGGCCTGACGGGTTGATTCAGGAGGGCTCCAAAATGAATATCGCTGATCTTGGTAAGGATGTTTACAAAGAGGGCGTAACAAAATATGTGAAATGGGTAGAGGAGTGATGTAAATGGGACAAAGAGTAATAGCCCCTGAGCTACAGGCACTGTATGACAAAGGGGCACAGGTGTACAGCTATTCAAAGCTGAGTACGATCCATGATTGCCCATATAATGCATATCTGACTTATATCAGACCGCGTGATCAGTGCGCCAATGTGTATTCCTCTCTTGGTACTGTGGTTCACGATACGCTGGAAGGAATCATTGAAGGGAAGAACACAGAAGCAGATATCGGTCCTGCCATCGAAAACGGTCTGGACGAACTCGATATGCTTGGGATTGATTTTCCCAAAACGAGAGATGGCGGCAATGGCATCCGCGATAAATGGATCTCAAATATGCGTTGTATGGCTCGTGATTGGGTCAGTCCAAAAGGCGAGTATGAAGTCGAAAAGCTGCTTATTCTGAAGCTTCGTGATGATCGCTATCTTCAAGGTTATGCAGATTTGATCCGTGTCCTGCCAGACGGGCGGCTGCAGGTGTTGGATATCAAGACTTCCAGTCAGTTTAAGGATGAAGACCTACTTCACTATGGTCGTCAGCTGGTCGCGTACACTCTGGCGCTTGAACAGGCTGGATTCAAAACGGCCGTTCCTTGTTGGATCATGGTGAAATATTGCAAGATTACATACGAAACCGGATTCGGAAAACGTGCAAAACCAGCCGAAAAGGTGCTCGATCGATGCAAAGTGGGTTACACGCTGCGGTCCACGGTTCGTTCCAAAATGAAAGCCGCCGGGTATGACAGTGAGCAGATCGAAATTGTTACCCAGGCATTTATCGAATCGAACGATATCAATGATTTGCCGGAAGATATTCGCTGCCAGTTCAAATTGACTACATATGTCAGACCGTATCCTGTCACCGATGAACTGCGCAAAGAATGTATCGATTACATAAACGAAACAGCGGACGAGTTTGAGGAGCGGAAACGCAGTGGCGAATGGCCTGCACGAGAGATCGAAGAGAAAAATGGCGATCCAAATTTCTTCTGCACCAATCTCTGTGGTCATCGTAAAACCTGTGAACCGCTTCGGGATTGCATCAACAAACGGCCGTTTTATGCGGCAAAAGACCCAAGCGTGGTCGGTATAGACGATTTATTTTAAGGAGGATTCATGGAGCAAAACTATGTTGTATACCATTTGCACGACGATAAAGGTTCGCTCCTTGATTCTTGTACAAAATGGGAGGATTATGTTAATCTCGCTGCTTCTTACGGGATGAAAGCGATCGCTTCTACCAACCATGGTTACAACCTTAACTGGACTGAAAAGAAACAGTACGCAGAAAAGAAGGGGTTGAAGTTTATCGTTGGTTGCGAGGTGTATCTTACTTCCGAGATATATCACTATCCAGAGATTCCAGACGAGGTTTATGAATCTTATCAGGGATGGGACCCGCAGGAAGCACAAGAGGAAATCGGTAAAATGATGGATGCTGAACGCTATAAAGTTCGCGACAACTTCCACACGATTCTTCTTTGCAAAAATGCTCGTGGTGTTTTGGAGCTGAACAAGGTGATGAGCACGTCTTATGATGCTGATCACAAGTATTATAAGCCCCGTATCACTTTTGAAGAATTCTTTGGATTGTCTGATAACATCATCAAAATCTCTGCCTGTCTGGCAAGCCCGCTTCGTAAATATACGTCAGAATGTGATGGATTTCGTCAGGAAGTCTATGACAAACTATGCAAGACCTATGACTATTATGAGATTCAGTATCACGATTGTGACGATCAAAAAGAGTATAACCAGTATCTCTGGGAGCTTTCTAAGAAATATCACAAGCCACTGATTGCAGCAACTGACACCCACAGTCTGAATGCGTATAAAGCAGAGTGCCGCAAGATCCTTATGATGGGCAAGGGAATCGAGTTCACTGGTGAGGACGAATTTGATTTGACCTTCAAGTCTTACAATGAGCTGGTCGACGCGTTCACTGTGCAAGATGCACTCCCTCGTGAAGTCTGGATGGAAGCAATCGAGAATACGAATCGGATGGCAGATAGTGTCACTGATTTCACTCTAAGCACAAAGGCACGATATCCCATTTTGACCGGGACTTCTGAATCAGATGCCAATGTTTATATCAAACGTACCCATGATATGCTGAACGACAAAATTCGTCGCGGTATCATTCCTGAATATGAAGTCGCCCAGTTTAAGGCAGATGTTGAAGAGGAGCTTACAGTCTTTAAGAAAACCAACATGCTGGGCTTTATGCTTTCTATGAGCGACCTGATGATTTGGGGTAAAAATGAAGGCATTCCATTTGGACCAAGTCGTGGTTCTGTTGCAGGTTCCCGGTGTGCATTCGTTACAGACATTATTGATGTTGACCCGGCTCGCTGGAATCTGGTGTTCTCGCGCTTCTGCAATGAAAACCGTGTTGAGATTGGTGATATTGATATCGATGTGCCGGATGCTTATCGTCCCATGATTTACAACCACATCTTTGAATCGTTCGGTCGTGAGAAGTGTGCATATGTTCTGGCTATGGGTACTTTGGCGGGAAAAGCGACAATCGACGAGATTGGACGAGCTCTTGCCAAGGTCTGGAAGCGCGAAAATCCGGATGCAGACGAATCTAGGAATCCTTATTCCCTTGATCGGATCGCAAAAGTGAAAAAGGAATACGATGCCAGCGCTGAAAAGTGTCGTGCAGATCATCCTGATATCTTCTACTACTTTGATGGATTGCAAGGAACGATCGTGTCTCTGTCACATCATCCGGCTGGCGTTATCATCGCTCCAATTGACCTCTATAAAAGGTATGGGGTCTTCCAAGATAAAGACGGGCTGCCCATTCTGTGTCTTGACATGGAAGCGTCTCATGCAGTCGGTCTGGCAAAGTACGATATCCTCGGTCTTGATACAGTGTCTGTTATTGATAAAACCTGTAAGCTGGCTGATATTCCGTACCCGCACACTTGGGAAATGGATTTCGATGACCAGGCAGTCTGGGCAGATATGAAAACGTCTCCAGTTGGCATTTTCCAGTTCGTTGAGGATTTCGCTTTTGATTCGCTCAAAAAATACGATGTTCACAGCATCGCAGATCTGAGCTTGGTCACGGCAGCCATTCGACCCGGCGGCGCTTCTTACAGAGACAAGCTCTTCCGGCATGAAGCAAATCACAATCCGTCGCCTGAAATCGACGAGCTGTTAAAAGATAGCCTGGGCTGGCTTGTCTTTCAGGAACAGACCATCGCGTTCCTCCAACAGTTCTGTGATATGAGCGGCGGTGATGCAGATAGTGTTCGCCGTGCAATCGGTCATAAGAACAAGGCGGAGTTGGATGCGGCAATGCCTCGTATCCTGAATGGATATTGTAATCACTCAACGAAGCCAAGAGAAACCGCCGAAACAGAGGCAAAAGAATTTTTACAGGTCATCGAGAACTCGGCATCGTATCAGTTTGGTTTGAATCATGCTACCGGGTACTCTATCCTTACATACTATTGTGCGTATTATCGCTATTACTACACCCACGAATTTGTAACGGCACTTCTGAACACTGCGGACACGCAAGAAAAAATCGTCAATGCGACCAAGCTTGCGAACGAACGTGGCATCCAGATCATGCCAATCAAGTTCCGCCATTCCCGGGATGAATATGTCTACGATAAGACAGATAAGAAAATCTATCAGGGGATGGAATCTATCAAGTACCTGAACAAGCGGCTCAGTCGGGAGTTTTATAAGCTCCGCAACCATAAATTCGATTCTTTCGTTGACTTGTTGTTGATGAACCAGAAAAGAAAAATTGCGGACAGTCGGCAGTTAGGGATTCTAATTGAGCTTGATTTCTTTTCTGAATTCGGCAATCCCAATCAGTTGTTGGAACAGGTTGATATCTTCAATAACTTCCTTGATGCAAAACAGCTCAATAAGGACGAGATGGACAAGCTTCTGTCTCACGACATCATGGCCAAACTGTGTGAGAAAGAGACCGAAAAGAAATATGTTAACGTAGACTGGATGAAAATCGTTCGGCTGCTCTGCGAAAAGACATATACCGTAAAGACTCCTATCACTGACAGAATAAAGTATGAGGGTGACAACCTTGGCTACATCCAGCTTACAATGCCGAAGCTCAAAGATTCTTACATCTACGTCTTGGATATTGATGGTAAGTTCGCCAATAAAACTGTAAGCGCCTACGTCCTCAAAACCGGTCAACAGCGTCGGCTTAAGGTGAAAGGCCGCACTCTGGAAGCTGCCCCCATCGAGAAAGGCGACATCCTTCGCATTGATGAAGAGCGGGATGAAGGCCGCTGGTCAAAAGACGAGCATGGCCAGTGGATTCAATCCAAGACCGACAAAGAAACGATTCTTCGTAAATACGTTCATGTGCGGTGAAAGGAGGTGACAAAGTGACATATAACGAAATCACTCAGATCCTCAAGTCAATGGTGATTATTGTTGATGACCGCGAAAAGGATACTCCACTTCTGCATCAGCGTCTCTCGTCGTTCCCGTGTGCTTATATGCGTAAGCGGCTGGACTTTGGTGACTATAGTGCTGAAGTAACACTGCCCAATGGCGAAAAATTCTCGTTGGCAGATAAGGTGACTATTGAAAGGAAAAATTCCATAGATGAAATCTGCGGCAACTTCACAACGAATCGAATTCGGTTCGCCAAAGAGTTCGACAGGGCGGCTGCAGCCGGAGCAAAAACTTACATACTCATTGAAAACGGTTCATGGGAAAAGATCAATCGCGGTGCATATCGCAGTAAAATGACACCCGCTTCACTGCTGGGCAGTCTCACCACATGGCTTGCTCGATATAATTGCCAGATCATCTTTTGTGAGCCGGATACCACATCATGGCTGATCCATGCGTTTCTTCTCCACGAAATGCGTGAAGCGCTGACCCATTATGAACTACCGCAAAAACCAAAGAGAACAAGAAAGGGGACTGAAGATGACATCATCACTTGATTTTGAAGGCGAGCTGATTCTGGACGGTGTGCTGCTGGACAAGCTGGAAACACTGACAAAAAAGCTTCAGAAGGCCACAAAAAAGACCGATAAGGCAACAATCTTGTTGGATGCTAAGAACGAGATCGGTGAGAGTCAGTTGTTTTTCTTCCTTGATTTCATTCTCGATCCGCAGATCACAACAGGGATCTCTAAGGCCAAGATCAACAAAAAGGTGCGAATCGTGGATAAATTTCCACACACTTTCCAAGATATCTGCTTATTCCTGGCGGAGTGCAACACCGGCTCTGACATGGCTTTGTCAATGGCAGCCAGTTATATCTACTGGAATGCTTCACATAAAGATTTTCTGATTCGAGTGTTCACTAAGAATTTGCCTCTGGGTGTTGAAGCTGCTACGGTCAATAAGATTTTTGGCAAAGTGGTCATTCCGGTCTGGGAAGTCCAGCAAGGATATCCTATCGATAAAGTCAAACTCAAGCCGGGTACCTGGTTCAGTCTCAGCCGCAAGATGAATGGTAACCGGGGTACATTCTACCGTGGCAAGTTCATTTCCCGTCAGGGACAAGAGTTTACCGGCCTCGACCATATTAAGGACGACATCATCAAAGAACTTGGTGATGAATCGCTGATTGATGAATACGTCTACGATGGCGAGCTGGTGTATCGTAATAGCAGAGGGCTATCAGACGGTGAGGCATTTCGGGTTGGCACTGGTATGTTGAACTCGGATGGAGATAAAAGCCAGATCAAGTTCGTTGTGTTTGATTTGATTCCTACTGATGAGTTTGAGAACGGCAAAGGCAGCCTTCCTTATGAAGATGGTTCTTTTGTTACTCCATATAAACTCCGTCGTAAATGGCTTGAAGATTTAGCCGTTACGATCGAGCAGAAAGGGCTCAAAAATATCCAGGTCGTGCCGATGGTCTACGAAGGTACAGATCAAAGTGTGATTCCTCAGTGGCTCGATTATGCAGTCAAACATGATTGGGAAGGGCTCATGCTTAATACATCGGTTCCTTATAAGCGGGCGCGTCACACTGGCTGTCTTAAAATCAAGCGTTTTTATACTGTTGATCTTCGTGTCACTGCAATTGAAGAGGGTCAGAACCGTCTGGCTGGTACGATGGGTGCTCTGGTTGTTGACTATAAGGGTAACGAGCTTCGTGTTGGTTCCGGTTTTGATGATGCCACGAGAGCTACCGTGTGGGCGAATCCGGGTGATTATATCGGACGTATCATCGAATTAAAGTATAAAGAGGTCACGATGGATAAAAAGACCGGCCTTGAGTCACTGCAATTCCCGACCTTTGTACGATTCCGTGATGATAAGAATGAAGTGAGTTACGGCTAAGGAGGAGTTATGAATCTTTCTAAAAAGTCCATTAAGCACATTCTTCGGATTTTGGACAACAAATGTATCGAGGTCCCTACAAAGACATCAGCTTATAGTAGCGGTGGACGTAGAATTTTGACTCGTGATTTTGAGCCAAAGAAGTCACATGGAATGAATGGCTGGCAACGAATCGTCTATATACCGTCCGAAGGATATTTCTACGGAATTTATAATGGAAAATCGGAAGAAGATTGGGATATTCCAGATATCTGGTCTCCTGCTCAGCTTGCTGATTTGTGAGGTGTCTTATGGTTGATTTCAGTAAATTAGCCGTCCCAAAGAAAGAACGACTTGAAGTTCAACTTACCGATGGCACAGAAGAACACAATATCAACTACGTCATTACGTCTCTTGCTACGATCAAAGGCGATAAGATCTATAAAAACTTCCGTCTATATTCTGTGGCCGATGATGGCCAATTGACTCAGCTGGAAAAACGAGATGGCGATCCATATTTCGATGCTTTGAAAGGAACGGTGTATGAACAATGAGAAGTGGCTTTTTGAAAGGTATCGACAAGCATTACGAGAAATTACAATCGCCCAAAATCATTTTGAGTGTTGCGAGTCTGATTATATCGATTGCGCAATTGATGATCTCGTTCACGCTGAGAAAGCTTTCAACCGAATCTTAAAGGAGATTCGCAATGAAAAATTGGACACGTCGATATCTAAGACTTAAATATCAAGATGAATCTCTCTGTTGGCGGCTTCGCTATGGAGAACGCTTCGAAATCGTCGCAGAACTGGATGAATTTTATTTTCTCTGGGCACATGGCACGATGATTGCATTCCCCAAGTACGGCAAGTACGCATACGACATTGAAACAGAGATCGTAAATACTGAATAAGGAGGGAGGTGAGGTCCCATGCGAGGGATCAATCAAAGAGAGCTTGGCCGTAAAGAACGCGCCACAGCAGAATGCGAGCGTCAGATTCGGCGCTACGGATATGAATGTGGTGAGGTTATTACATATAAATTGTCGCCAGAACAAATGAAACAGGTTTTGACAGGCAGAAAAACAGTGAATGATTTTATCAAGGAGGGGCAGTAAATGGAAGTCGAATTGATTTCGTATTCACAGCCGGCAAAGAAGGATGCAGACAAGAATCCGCTCAGTATCGCAGAGCTGGCAGCAAGTGTCTGTTACGATTCACAGCCGACCGAAACTTATCGAATCGCAAAGGGATGTAAGGCAACCGGGCATCAGAGCGTGCTTGAACACATCAGCTTTACGTTCCATGTCACCGGTGTCAGTCGAGCACTTCTGGCGCAATTAAGCCGCCATCGGCATATCAGTCTGAGTGTTCGCAGCCAGCGCTATTGTGATGAAAGCGTTATGCAGTATGTCAATCCATTCAGTGGGGAAGACGCAGATGTATTTGATGGCATGATGGCAGATATCGCCAATGACTATCGCATCTTAAAAGAGTATCACGGTGCTGCCAATGAAGACGCTCGTGCTGTTTTGCCGAATGCCTGCTGTACTGAACTTTATGTCACCATCAACGCACGGTCACTGATTGAAATGAGCCACCTGCGGCTCTGCACTCGTGCCCAGCGTGAAATCCGGGGATTGTTTATGGCAATCAAATTCCAGGTTTCTCAGGTTTGCCCCGAACTCGGCGCATGGATGGTTCCGTCCTGTGAAGCGAATCCAAAGTATCCGTTCTGTCCCGAGGGGAGCCGCTGCTGTGGCCGCCATCCGAAGCTGGCAGATGTTTATAAACCCGATGAGAGATAAGGAGATTACATATGAGCAAGATGTTTAATATCGAAAACTGCGATGTCACTATGGAAAATGGTTACCTGCGCCTGATTTATCATACCGACGAACTGCCCGTCCCAATGGTACTGGCTGTTACAAAGTCCTACCATGATTTGAACGAAAAGGCTATGCAGCTCTTTGACGGTAATGATTGGACCGAGAGTGTCGTTGAATGGAATCTTCGTAAGGAGGACCCGATTTGGCATAATCTGCTGGCAGACATCTATGTGAACCATAATGATATGTACAAGAAAGCAATGGCTGTCAACAAGAAAGAGCCGACCAAATATATCGCATTAGAGTTTACTGGCGAAAAGAATGAGCGAGGCCATCGTATGGGTCGCTTCGACTTTGAAGATTTGAAGAAGATGGATTATGACTGTCTGAAACTTTTAGCAAAGGATCTTAATGTTTCTGAGTACGACACCCTTGGCCCGAATGATCTCGCCTATAGTGTGAGTCTGGTTGACATCGACGTGGACGATGCTGATTGTGATTATAATTGCGAAGATTGCGATTGCGCAGAGATGACGGATGATGGCGATTGCATTTGCCACTATGACGATGATGAAGATGATTGTGACGAAGACTGTGAGAACTGTGAGTACGCAGATCTAAACGATCACGACGACGAAGACGAGTCCGAGGATTCTGCCGATTACGAGTATGTGGATGGTCCCGCTCACTATCATGGCACCGAGTGCATCGAGAATATGCGCAAGCTGTATGGTGATGAAGCTGTTCGGTGGTTCTGTATTTGCAATGCCTATAAGTATCGCTTCCGTAACGGCTCTAAGCCCGGTGTGAGTGCGAAGCAGGATGATGAAAAGGCCCATTGGTACGAAGATTATGCCGCAAAAATGATGAACGAGCAGCGTTATTATTGATTCGGAGGTGATGGAATATGGAGTATGTAATCAAACGCAATGGCGTAAAAGCTCCGTTCGACAAGTCTAAGATCGTGAATGCGATCGAAAAGGCGATGACCACCACTCCCGGCGGCATTGACTCTCGCGTATCAAATGCGATTGCAGATTATATCGCTGAGATGCCAGATACTCTTTCCGTTGAGCAGATTCAGGATATCGTCATTGAGCAGCTGAAAGCAAGTCCTTTTGCTGATGTAGCTGAATCTTATAGTCACTGGCGAAAGCTCCGTCAGGAAATTCGCGACAAGGAAAAGACGAATGCCAGTATCCTTGAAATCATCGACGCTAAGAATGATGCAATCAATCAGGAAAACAGTAATAAAAACCCCACCGTGAACAGCGTCCAGCGTGACTATATGGCAGGTGAGGTATCAAAGGATTTGACTGCGCGTCTGTTGCTCGACCCAGAGATCGTCAAAGCACATGAAGAGGGTTTGATTCACTTCCATGATGCAGACTACTTTGCTCAGCACATGCATAACTGCGATTTGGTCAACCTGGAGGATATGCTGCAGAACGGTACTGTTATTTCTGGTACTGGCATTGATAAACCACACAGCTTTTCTACCGCCTGCAACATTGCCACCCAGATCATTGCGCAGGTGGCATCCAACCAGTACGGCGGCCAGAGCATCAGCCTGACCCATCTGGCTCCCTTTGTGG